TTACAATACTTTTATATTGTTTATATAATCTTCAAATTTCTTTCTGTTTATTAGTTTGTGTGTTCCTTTGTATATTACAAAATCACATGTATCAAAATTTGTCATTTCTGTAATTTTATCTCTGCCAATATTTGAATATGCAGATGTTTCCTCTATCGTTAGAAGGAGTTTCTGCCAAATAGGAACTTCTATTTTTTCTTTCATATTAGTTTACTCCTGTGCTTCCAATACCGCCACGATCAATATTGCCTAAATGCTCTGTTTCCACAAACTGGATCTCTGGCTGAATTTTCTCAATTCTGAACTGACAGATTCTATCATTCTTGTTGATTGTAGTATCTTCCATAGCAATTACAGGCATCATCCAAACATCATTATCCCCACAATAACTATGGTCAACAACACCCATATGGTTTGTCTGAATCACTTTAAAATTCTTATATGTACTACTTCTCGGTACAATATGTGCTTCATAACCTTCTGGCAATTCCATTCCAACACCTAAATTAACCAAATGAAACTCACCTTTCTTCAGATGAATTGTTTCGGCACTTCTGAGATCAACCCAGTCGCCTTTATTGATTTTTTTAATTTTATCAATGTCCTTATCAAAGTATTTAATTTTAATTTTCTCCATGTTATAAATTCTCCTTAGTTCTTAATCACAATATAAAACTACTTTATTCTGAGCAAGAGATTTCTTTACATCAATAACTCTTTGATTTTTTGAACCTCTAAATTTTAATGTAAGATCTTTTTGCTCATCTATATATTCTCCGTCAACGAGCACATCACACATTTTTATTATCTCTTGTCTTTTTAAAATATTTTGTATTTTACTTTCTAAATCTTTACAAGAAAAAATTGGTTGCATAACTTGCATATTCATAATCTGATTCCATTCAAATCCCGTGTATAACCAGATAGTTTTTTCAGGAAAAGAAATACGGATTTCTTTGACTAATTTGAGGACTTCATCAAGGTTATTTTCGTATAGTGGATCTCCACCAGTCAGAGTCAACCCCGATATATAGTCTTTAGACAATTCGTCAAATATCTCTTGTTTTGCTGATTTATCAAATGGAATGCCACTGTCAGGATTCCAAGTTTGAGGATTTTGACAATTATAACAATGGTGAGAACAGCCTGAGAGCCATAAAACGACTCTCAAACCGTCACCATTACAAACATCCTCATGTGTTATTTGTAAATAGTTCATATACACCTCTATTTAAAAGTTTTGTGCGAAACTCTCATCTCTACCTCTTGTTGTTTCCCCTTATTGAATGCACTCTTGTAATCACCTGTAAGATAACCAGTCACTCTACGGAGTCGTCTAATCTCTTTACATCCACACATAGGACATTCATCGGCAATATCATCTGTATATCCACAATTGGTACACATGTCATTTGGAACATTTATTGCAAAATAAGGTACGTCTTTATCCATTGCATAATTTACGATTGTTTCAAGTGCATCAATATTATTTTTTACGCTACCATTAAGTTCTGTATAAGTAATACATCCTGCACGACTATATCCTGTAAGTTGAGATTCAATATCAATTTTTTGCGTTGGTGTAATTTCAACCCACACAGGAACATGGACACTATTAGTAAAGAAATCTTTGTCGGAAACATTAGGAATTACACCATATTTATCCTTGAACTTTTGCATTGAGGTGTAACATAAATTCTCAGCAGGACTAAAATATGTTCCAAAATTAAGCTTATATTCATTTTTGAACTCAGCACATCTATCGTAAAATAACTTTTCAATTCTTTTAGCGAGTTCCATACCTCTGTTTGTTGTGTGGTCACATCCAATAAGAATCTGAAGTGTTTCTGCTAATCCAATCTGCCCAACACCTAAAGTTCCATGTTTTAATGCAGATATAATACCTTCTTCTGGAATATAACCTTCCATAACACCATTTTCATACATGAATTTTGCTGAATCTGGCGACTGAGAACAAATCCACTCGAATCTTTCAAGTAACATATCTTTTGCTTCGTGGATTTTTTTATCAAGAATATTCATAAATTCTTCTACAATATTAGAAGTTCCATACATTTCTTGTTCTTGTGCAGCATTACTTTCAGCTTCCATTGCTAAAGTAGGCATAATAATTGTCACAGGACAGATATTACCTCTTCCATCTTTCAACTGACCGAACCCATTAATATCCCATGTGTTAGCTGTGCGGCAGCCCATTGTGCTAAAATATGTCTTCGGATCGTTTTTATCATATCCATCATTACCAGACCAATCCACATTAGCATAGTTTGGATATAATCTCTGGGCAGTTGAGCGCAATGCTAATCTGAACAAATCATAGTTTGGATCTCCTGGTTTTCTATTTACACCTTTCATACATTGGAAAATACCACATGGGAAAATTGATGTCTTATGTAACTTACCGATACCTTTAATAGAAACATCAAGTAATGCTTTAGTTACCATACGACCTTCTGGTTCTGTACATGTTCCATAATTGATTGAAGTAAATGGGAGTTGATTACCTGAACGGCTCTGAAGAGTATTAAGATTATGATAAAGACCTTCTACTGCTTGATATACTTCTTTTTCTGTCATATCCATAGCATATTGATAAGCCTTTGGTGCAGCATCTGTGTATTCGTTAATTGGTGTAGTATCATTCATTCTTTCTGTAAATTCTTTATATAAAGGATTTAAAGATTCGTTTATGTATTTTAATCCGTTTTTGTAATGTTTATAAAAACTTTTTCTTACATATGGAATCATTGTCCAATCAAGATGAGTTGCTGAGACTCCCGTCTCGTCCTATATTTCTATAGGGACTGACTATATCTTAACAAGAATAATTCTTGCAAAACCCATTTCAAACTGTGTATCAATAACAGTCTTACTCTCCCGATTCGGAGATAGTCGATACAGGTTTATAATTATTAATATCAATAACTTTTCCATTTAAAATCCATTGTTTTTTATTTTTCTTATAAAATGGCAAATATGAATATGTCCTATCCAATACTTGTCTAAAACTAACTTTTGAATTTGATTTATTACCATATTTATCATATGTTTCCTGTAATGTATGATTAACATAATACTTTCTAAATATTATTACTTCATCATCTGAATATAGTGCATTTCCATTTTTACATCCAGGATTAGATTTTTGCATATTATGTTTAGTAATATTTTCTTTAGAATAAACCCAATCCATAATTCCTTGCCATGATTGTCCATCCCATACTTTTTGAAATCCTGAATAAGACATTTTATCAGAATACATTTTCCAACAATCGGATAAACTTAATTCTCCCATAGCATATATTTCTCGAATCTGAGTTACATCTTCAATGGTCAATTTTGCACTAGGATTCCCGTCATATTGATTTGATTCGCCGCCATAAGTTAAGTTATAACCAATATTAGGATTCGTAGAGTTGAATTTACGAATATATTCTCTTTCAAGTTTTCCCAGTTCTTTAAAATCATTTGTTTCATCAATGGCTTCTATTTTAAAATTTTCAATACCATATTTTCTCATTGACTTGTACAAATGTTTCGTATTATTTATATTTTTACTCTCTGTTACATGTCTTGACCATCTGTATTCTAAAGAACAAGTTGTTAGTCCAATATATATTTTATTATTGATTTTATTTGTTATTTTATAAATTATCATTAGCCCTCCATGGCTATTGATACTAATAATTATTTTCCCACGGGATTACCATGCTCATATAAGTTTAGGCTTCCCCGTTAGCACATATAACATTTGTTTGGTATATATGTACCCTATTGATTAATAGAAAAGGTTTAACAGGCAGATAATCTACCAAACTGCTGTAAAGACTGTAGCTGAAATATAACAGCCACCAACTGAAATGCGGTACTTACTGATTGAGCAGGTCTTACATCCGTTTGTCTTGTATTAAATCCATTGGCAAGTAATTTATCAAATGGAATACTTAGACAGTTATGCATTCCAACGGCATATGAGTTAAGATCATGTATGTATATCTCATTGTTCAAATGATTATTTCTTGACATTTCTGACATGCAATTATCTAATGCATACTGTTTTAGCACAGTATCACTTGCCTCCCCAACTCTACCTCCAAATGATTTTTCATCAATATTGGCATTTTGATTTTGAACGTTTGATGCTGTAAGTTTTTCTTTGATAGACTTCATAAGATTAGTATTCTGTTCACGCACTCTCGTTCTGTCATTTCTGTAAATCACAAATGCTCTAGCAACATCTTTGCGCTTGCCATCCATAAGCATCGTTTCAATAATGTCCTGAATATCTTCAACATTCATAGACTTTTTATTTAATGATTCAATGTGATTTGTAATTACTGTAGCCTTTCTTTTTGCTTCTGGTGTAATTTCACCATCTACCTCATCGAAAGCAGCAAGAACCGCTTTTATAATTTTGTTACGGTCAAAATCAACTTTTCGACCATCTCTTTTAATTACTTTTGTCAATATGTATATCCTCCTATCTGTTTCTCATAATTCCATCCAAATTATAGTGGCTTAGAAATTCATCTAATTCGTCAGAAGTCTCAGGATTACCAGCTAAGAACTCTTCTACATCTTTGCCAATGGTTGGATTATTGTTCCATACTGTCACAATGTCACTCAACACATCGTACATACTTCTGAATTCATCATCGTTATCTGGATTTCTTGTAGCAACGCCCAATGTATTGATATACTCTTCTGCTTTTAATAAATCATTTGTCATTGTTGTTTTGACTTCATATTCTGCTTTACTAATATTCATTTTTATTTCTCCTTTAATGTAATTTAATCGGCATATCAATCCCAATCATATTTATGAATATTTTCATAAGTCTCATTACTGCCAATTTCTTTTAGAAATTTGTCAAATTGTTTCTCAGACATGTTATCATCAGGTAAAAATCCGTCATATACCATTTTAATATCTTCAGCATGTTCTAAGCTACTCAGAGCTTCTTTTCTTGCTTTCTTTAGAGCCATATGAATATATTGTTCTTTTGTAATATTCCATTTTATAGGTACATCATACATACCATCGTAGAAACAATACAATCCATTAGGTTGCTTTACTAACATTTATTTTACCTCCACTTGAAATCAACCTTTCGTATCATCCTCTTTATTTTTGTTATAATTTTGTTTCCCTTTGTTAATTTCTCGAATTATATCTTTAATACCATCACACAGCATTCTAATTGGAATCCAACCAACAAATAGAAATATTAAAATTGTCACACATGTGATTTCATATGTACTCAATTATTTTTACGCTCCTTATTGTATTTTATATATTCATCAAATCCACTGTTCTCATTACAAAAATATTCAAAGTTTGTCCAACTTTGTAACTTATCAGGTTTGGCTCTACTTCGATAACAACTACCTCTCATTGGGCAATTTTCGCTACTACACATTGTAATATCTGGCATATGATTTCCTCACATATTTTTAATTTTTACCTTTAATTTTTCAAATTCTTTATAATCATCAGATTCATATTTAGTATAATCTTTTACAATCATGTGTGTTTGTTCATTACAGATTAATCAAATAAGTAATTCTCTTTCACGGTTCGAGAAAAAATGCATTTCAAAATTTAATGTTTTGCAATTATTCATAATTTACCTCACAATATTTCCACCTAATTTATCTTCATTACACACTAAAGTTTTATGCAAAACACCATCATCAATATTGGCGTGTGTTTTGACTGATTTAGTATGACTAATACTATATTCTCTGTCTCCAACGGTTACAGTTAGGAATTCATCTTGTTTTGATAACAATTCTCTTGCTAACTGATGTGTTGTTGTAATTCCACTAAAATTAATTTCATTCACCCTCTTCCTATCTCATGTAAAAATCCTTTATGTATTCACACATATCCATTGCGCACGATTCAACTCTTGTAAAACAACATTTTAACCATGGATGGATTAAGTTATAATCCCCTCGTTCATCATAAGCAATCACAGGAATATTATTTTTCCACGCTTCATATACTTCAATCACTGATCCAATACTTGTATTTAATCCATTTGTATTTACAATAACAATATCACTGTCACGAACTAAGTTTAGATCAAATTTCATAACCTCCTGTTCGTTTTGGTGTCTTGGTTCTTCAAAATTGAAATAATCACATGGAGAAATAACATTAGTTTTATAATTTGCCATATCTGAATATTTGTCCAATTCTGCTGCTACAAATTTTCTCCATGTTGTTTGTTCTTCTATACTTAATCCTGCCATTTTACCAGCTAAATAAATTGTTAAGCCATCATTTTTCATTTGTACGCCTTTCTATAATGAAACAATACGCTATTTACCACGTCATCAATATTCTCATCAAAGTTGTTATAAACAATCCTGTTAGCAAGACTTTCTGCATCTTTAAAATCTGATATATCAGTTTTGATACGTCTTTCAGCCTCTTCCTTTTTATCTCCACGAGCAACTAATCTTTTGTTGATAGTTGAAATATTTGAATATAAATAAATAACCGTTACATCGTATCCTAATTTTTGAATATCTCTAATACCATCAGGTGTAAGAATAATTACAGAGTTTTCGTCTGCTTTTTCACAATCTTCTTTTGCTGATCCATAATACCAAGTACCTTCAGTAGTAATGTGTTTCTTCCATTCTGCAAAAAAACTACTTTCAACTTTCTGTAAAAAATCTTCTTCTGAAATATAATGATATGTAACATCAGGAATTTCATCTTTACGCATTGGTCTTGTAGTATAAGTTATGACACTATTAAATCCATGGTTTTTTACAAGCTTATCTCTCACCAATGTTTTCCCAGATGCAGTTCTTCCCATTAAAATAAGCATTATAAATTCCACCTTTCATCTAAAATCTGTACAATATGTCCATCTTCAATGACAGCCGTTTTACTTTCCGTAAAATCTCCGTTTAAGAAGTCACTAATTCTAATACTGTCTAAGTCAATAACCTGCGAATAATTCATGTTTATTCCTCCACAATCTTATATTTGCTGCAAATTTCGTTGAATCTTTTGATATAATCCTCATTATCGGTATTAATTACTACCGTTACAGGATTCATCGAAATTCCAATCATTCCTAAATACGACTTTGCATCAACAATACGTCTCCCATGTTTTCTATCTACATCACATGGAATTTGTGTCCAGATTTCCATTACAAAATTATTTAAGTCTGTAAGACTGTCTAAATTTAAAGTAAATTCTGTTTTCATTATTTTCCCTCACTTTCTGCCAGTTTGGCATAATCCCAATAGCTTACAGCAAACAAACCAGAAACACTCCATGATGTTGCACCATTGTTCCATACATAAACTCTTCCATCTTCATATTTTGCAAAATATCTACGCTTCCACACACTATCTTCATTGTTTCGTACCAAAATTTTTGCATCTACCGAAACCTTGCTCCAATCGACAGGTGGCTCAACTGGCTCGATATATTCGCTGTTCACCCATTCTCTAAGACCATCATAGCAAGAGCCAAACTTCTCAAGACCACATGTATTGCACTTTACACCTCTACATTCTCTTGGTTTCCCATCCACGACTGCAATTCTATTCCCATTACACACGATATCTAAAATCTCTTTTTCATATTTCTCTCTGTTTAACATAAATACTCCTTACCTATAAAAACTGTGACCGACACTATCTTTAAATAAAAATTCTCTATTTTTATCAGCCCATGAATTACCATTAGTTGAATCAAAATATAATGCTCCATTCGTTGTATCCCTAAACTGAAATGCATATTCACAAGCCAATATTGTTGTTTCTGTTACAGTTACATTTTTGTAAGCACCACTTGTATAACTTGAGAATTGTGGATATTGTGTAATAACATCATGCATTGACTCTGGGAAATCGTCATGTTCCATTCTGTTTAGAATCACGCTTGCAACATTTACCTTTTCGTCAAAATATGTATCTCCACGCACTTCAGTTTCTACTATTCTGAATAACAATTCTAACTCATATGAATTAAAATAATCATAAATAGACTCATCAGGATCAACCCATTCAGAGTATTCTTGTTCAATTTCTTTATAATTCTTAAACCATTCTTTTGTATCAGAAGTGTCTAAAGCATTTATTTTCGTTACGGCTTCTTGAATTTTATCTAATTGTTGTTTTGATATAATATCAATTTGTGCTTTAGAAATAGATTCTTCTATAACCAAATTCATTTCTTCTGTTATGCCTGCTACTAAGTTGTCTTTTAAAATGCTGCTATCCTGTCCCCAAACGGGGACGACAGGAAAAGATACAGCAAACAAACATGCTAAAATTGCTAACCGTTTTTTCATTATTTCTCCTTATTATGTTGTATAATGGATTTTGGTTTGATTTGTTACATAGATATATTCTCTGTTTGAAAACAAAGATTAATGAATCATTTCTAAGAATTGATCTTCTGAGATAATGGGAATGTTCAAAGATTTTGCTTTTTGATTCTTAGATGATGTTGAGTTGATATCGTTATTAATAAGATAAGATGTTTTAGAACTTACAGATCCTACTACTGTACCGCCATGAGTAACTATATCGGCTTTCAATTCGTCACGATTTTTATAATGATTGACAGAACCTGTTACAACAAATGTTTTACCATTTAATGTTTTTGGAATTTCCTCTAATACTATATTAGGTGTTTCAAAAGTAAACTCTTTTGATAATTCATATACCCACAACGAATTCTCATACCACCATTTCGTCATTGAGTTCATCATCGTAATACCAAAACCATTAATGGTTAATAATTTTTCTGGTGAAGATTTCATCAAACCAACAAAATTATTAAAATTCTCTTCACATAATTTACTGATATCTTTACTTACTGATTTTCCGATTGATGGGATTGATAAACTATAGATGAATCTTTCCAAAGATGTATTGCGTGATTTCTCAATAGAGTTAAGAAGTTTTTCAACCGATTTCTTACCAAAACCATCTAAAACTTTCATTTCATTTTCGTAGTCTGATAAATGATAAATATCCTTAATTGAATTTAACCAACCAAGATTGATGAATTTTTCAATAGTTGATTCTGACAAATTCTCGATGTCCAATGTATTTCGGCTTGCTGCGTGAACCAACTTACCTAAAAGCTTACCCTTACAGTTTGGATTTTCGCACATAAGAACTTCTGAATCATTCTCTTTAACAATTCTTGTAGGTTTACCACAAATCGGGCATTTATCAAGAATTTTACAAGTATTACTTTTTGTTAAGTTTTCTCGAATTTGAGGAATGATTTGATTTGCTTTTATTACAGCAATCTCGTCACCGATTCCAAGTTGCAATTTTTTCAAAATTGATACATTGTGAACGGATGCCCTACTCACAATTGTCCCATCTATTTTTACTGAATCGAATATGGCAGTAGGTGTTAAAATTCCTGTCTTCCCCATTGTCCACTCGACATGTCTTAATGTTGTAATTGTTTCTTCATCATAAAATTTAAAAGCCAGAGAATGTCTTGGATGATGCCCTGTTATACCTAATGATTTGCCGTATTCTACATCATTATAAGAAATAACTAAGCCGTCAATCGGATACGATTTTTCTTCAGCAATAGCTTTTAATCGTTCAATTTTTTCTCCAATATCATCTGACGAGCTATTGTATGTAACATATGGGACTACCTCAAATCCAAGCTTTTCCGCAATTCCGAATCCTTCGGTATATGTTGATACACCAAATGGAATCTTCCATGCAACAAAATGAATGTGTCTATCTCTTGCAATTTTACTATCAAGCTGTCTTACTGAACCAGAAGCATAACTTCTTGGATTTGCGAAAGAATTATTTCTTATGTAATCTGTGTATTCTTTTCCAGTTAAACCTAACCCTTGAGCTTCACGCTTTGCTTTCTCAACAAGAGGATCATTGATTGCTTTAAAGTCTCTGACTGTTACAATGGCTTCGCCTTCAACTTCAAAAGGCGTATCAATGTGTATTTGTGTTGGAAAATTTTCAAACACTCTCGCATTGTGTGTTATGACTTCTCCTATTTCGCCATTTCCTCTTGTTTCACTTTGTTTTAATGAATTGTATTCATACGTGTTTAAAACCGTTAATCCATCCATCTTCAACGAAAGAACGCAATCTCTACCATTAGAGAACTTCACTAAATCATCTGTAGATTTAGTTTTATCGAGTGATAACATCGGATGAGAATGAGTAATTTCTTCTAATTTAGACACTACATTGCATCCGACATTCTGAGTAGGACTATTTGCTAACACAATCCCTGTAATTCGTTCCCATTCTTTCAATTCATCAAATTTACAATCAAATTCATAATCACTCATAATTGGACTGTTTTTATTATAATAAGCGTCAGATGCTTTATTAAGCAGCTTCACTCTTTCTGCAATATCGCTTTTGTTCATTCAATCCCTCCTAATTATCTTTAATAAATACTGTAATTTTACACTGTCCTCGTCCTATATCTTCCATATATGTAAAGAATCCTTGGTTATTCAAATTCTTTTCTTCATCAAAAGCCTCTTCCGTCGGAAGCTCTGTCGAATAACTATAAAGCAGAGGAAAGCCTTGTTTCATTTCTTCTTCTGATAATAAAAACTGCATAATTTAGTCCTTTCTCATGTAATAATTTTTAATCTTACATTTACTTTCTTTTTGGTTTTCTACCACACGACTTGCTTTCTGTACAATATCCAACTTCATCACATTTTGCATGGAAAAGATTATCTACAATACATTTCCATTCATCTGAATATTCTCTTAATGCATTGCAAATGTCTTTGAATAACTCTCTGTACTCCCAATAAGCACGACTGCACATTCTAACTCTACTCATTTCAATAAGACTTCTTAAACTGCGTTTATCTACCATTTTTGTACAATAAGCTAATGGGAGTAACATTGTTGCATCTTCGACTGGTACTCCGTTATTTATGAGATGCTGAATATTGGTATTAATATATCTCATAACGCTATGCCATGTTGCAGCAACATCTTCATCGTTACTAATTGATTGTGGTGTTACATAATCAAATCCGTTTCCTTTAGAATAATCAATATACCTTGTACTTGCCTGTAATCTGCTTGCTCCAACAATATGAGTGTAATATTCTCGGATTGTTTTTGCTGAATATCCATCTATAATCATTTCAACATTTGGATATTCCATTACTCTTCCATGAGCTGATTTGATACAATCAAGACCACGCTTATAATTTTTTTCATCATCTGTAATATTTGCATTCCAACAACATCCTGCCCTTCGTCCCATTAGCGTTATTGGATTCTTTGTTGTTTCTGGTAAAATTGTGATTGTTCCCATTTTGTCCTCCTATATTTTTATTCAAATTATTTTCTATAATATTTTGTGATTTCTTTAATAATTTTTACATTATTTAATAAAGGTTCTCTGTCGGCACCTTCAATGAACAATTCATCTCCCGTTACTAAATAAACGCTTTTATCACTTTCCAATAATAAAACAAAATAATCCGCTATTGCATTTTTATTGGGGTTTTCTGGGAGTATAGGATAATACAATCCATTAGACTCAACTGCTCTCCATACAGACACTCCTCCTTCCTCTCTGATTACTGAATCTCCTCTATGCACTTCACTTATTTCGTCAGTTGGTATTTCACCAAACCTTATATATAATGGAATACTCGCCTGTTTCATTTTAGTCCTCCTAATGTATTTTCATATGAAAAAATCATTTATTATGTTATATTGTTCCAATATATTGTTTCCCTGTTCCATTACAAGAAACACAAGTTTCGTTTTCTTCTTTAATTCCACAATCGAAAATTCCACTGCCATTACATTCCAAACATTTTATTTGAAACACAAAATCTTTTTTTATTACAGGTCGTTGTTTAACAACTGTATTTCTATACCAACCACAATAAACATTTATTTTTTTATTTTGTAAACTGCCAAACATAATCAACAAACCTATCAAAATTCATCATTATTTGGTCATAAACATCAATCTTAATATCATCTGCTTGTCCAGTCCAAGGTGATAAAATTATTTCATATTCACATTTAGACCAAAAATAATACATAAGATATTTTTTTAAACCATCTGCAAATTCATCTCTTGACAAATTTTCTTGTAATAACTTATTAACTTTTTCTGCAAAAGTACCATGATTAAATACATTCCATTTAATAATTTTTTGTGTATTGGAATCATGATAATAAACATACCATTCCATCTGAAATGTTTTATTTTTCTTTGTATTGATAATAAATTTGAAACAAACTGGTTCTGCAACCATATCAACCATATGTTCACCTCCTGATTATTTATTCTCTTTTCCTTGTGGAATAATGAGCGAATTGCTCTAAGATATGCGAAGCATATTATATTATAGCTTATAAGTTATATTTATGAATATTCTCCATTAATAATTTTTTGCAAGCGTTCTAACTGGCACTTATACCACTCATTTTTTTCGTCTGTTCCTTGTTTGTTAATAAAATAAATTTCTTTTTCTGCATACTTTTTTGCATCTTCTACAATGTGTTTCCATGTCTTGTTGTATGTAATAACATTCACTCCATATTCACATATAGGAAGGCTACTAGCCCATTTGTGTGCAATTTCAAATGCTTTGTTTTCATTTCTTGTATATTTACAATTTCCCCACATTTCAACAACTCTAGTTGGAACAAGTTTTCCTCTCTTATTCATATCAGTACACCAGTCACCGTCAATTACTGACCATGTTACATTATCAATAGCACAAAGATGTGCCACTCTGTACTGATCTTTTGTCTTTAAAATATAAATTCCGTTATCTGCGCTCATTTTACTCTCCTTTTTTAAATCGCAAGAAAGTTTAGATTCCTGTGAATTTTTATTTATTATTTTCTACTAATTCTTTAACGTATTTACAACTATCATCGTATGTAATATTAATTCCTTTCTTCCTAAAAACTTTCAAGTCATTTACTCTATAATCAGCTATACGATACCAACCACTATCAGGGTTGAATCCATCACTAAAAACATGTTTTGTATTGAATCTACCTTCACAGTTATATAGTCCCTCCATACATCCATGACCATATACATTGATGTCAATTAAATTATCTTCTCTTTCTTTACACATATATCTTATTCCCATATATCTATCTCTTCCTTTCACATGAAATAATAGTCTAATCTTCTTCGTTATCATCACCGTCATTGCTCGTACTAATATCAACACTAGCTTTAATACAAGCAGGAAACAATAACGCCCAGAGACACCAAGCAGATTCTGTATATTTAATTGCAAAAATTACTGCTATTGATGTTGCAATCCATGCAGATGCATAAGCAATTGTCGTTGCGATATTTTTCATTAATGTATTCTCCTTTTTTATTTTTCAAAATTACTCAAACATCATCTTTAATCTTTCAACAAATGATTTATCTGATTTTACTTTTACAATTCTAACTCCATAAACCGATTTCTCATTTAGTTGCTCTAAAATTTTGTTGAGTGTATCTGTATCTTTGACTCTAATTGTAACAAGTGGATAAACTGAAAACTGTCCTTGTTTCGTTTCAATTACTTCTACATTGTTTCTAGCTAATACTCCAAAAATATTCTTATCATCAGACATACAATCTGTATACTGTAAAATTACTTTCATATTTACCCCTTTCTATAATAAATATCTCAATCCACTTAGATACTTTTCTTTTAACCTATCTGTTAGTGTATCTGTTAGTGACAAATGATCTTTCATATCGGCTAATTTAACCCAATATGCACACAAATAATCATTTGTGTTATACTTCTTAAACCTCTGACAATATTCATCATACGAAAGATCGTCTGGTTTAGTTAAGAGTAATAATGCGTTTTTGAAATTATCTGGCAAACCAGATGATTTAAAATTTGTATCTTCTACAAGATCATGCATAATTGCCAAAGCCACACACTCATTTCTTAAATCGTATGGAATAAAGATATTTTCTGATACATATGTAGCAACTCTAAGTGCGTGTTCTAATTTATCCTGTGGATAATACTGTTTTGCAATTCTTAATGCTGTGCTTACTTTCATCGTTTCTTTATCTAATGTCATATTTTGCTCCTAATCTCCACATGAAATAATGGTTTCTTGTTACTATATTATTCTCCTTTTAAAATCTCTTTTGGGCAGTAAATAATCTTCTTACCTGCTTTCTGTGCTTTACGAATTGTTGACCATACACCACCTGATTTATTACCATCCCAAATTGCAAGAAGTACATCGCAATGGTCAACCATATATTGATCTCTCACATTATCACAACCTTTATAGAATTCATCTGATAATTCAACCCATTCATCAGCTTCAGTTCTTAACTTATTGTAATATTTGTTAGATGAGTTGTAGTTTTTACATGGTAATATGCAATGCAATTTTAAATTTCTATTTTTCTCTAATTCTGGCGAAGCTGCTCTGTATCTCTCCTTAATAATACAAGTATTTAACCCAATTAAAATATCAGAGCCATTTGCCATACCACAATAAACATCAGACACATCAAGTATTTGATTAAAAATCCAATGACCAATTCTTGTCCATTTAATATCTAACTCATCATCTGGCAATCCTAATCTCTGAGGTCTATGACCTGTTAATGCTACTCTCATTTATTACCTCCTTAATTTTCACAAGAAACTGTCGATTCTTGTTTAGTATTTTTCATATAATCCAAATATTCTTTGTGATATACATCTAAGTTTTTTAGTAATTCTTTACAATTTTCTGCATACTGAATATATGTATCAGCCAAATGTCGTCTGCTTTCTTCTGAATCATCGACTAGCTTATATTTCCATTTATTAGCTCTTAACAAGTCTGCATTATGGTTATAAGTTTCAATACTTTCAGTATATTCTCTCTTTTTCTTTTCATATGTTTCATCATCAATAATCAGATGTCCAAGCAATTTAGGAAAATCAAAACCTAGCTGTGTTCTTAATATTCCATTATCTTCTGCATATTTGATATGCCAAGCAATATCGTCCCAAGCCATACCTCCCAGAAGTGATTTATTATCCTCTTGCTGCACATATGAAAAATACTCATATAATTCCTTTTTTATTTCTTTCTTTGATTTACTCATGATTCACCTCCCACGAGAAATCAGCTTGCTACTGTATTATTCTCTGTTCTTTACAAAACTTCATCAACAATTCCATACTTGACTGCTTTGTCAGAATGAATATAGAAATCTTTCTTCTTTTCACGAATCTCATTAATATCATCTTTTGTGAGATTTGTTCTGTCGATTACATATTCTTCAATCTTTTTATTCAGCCAGTCCATTTCTTCTCTGTCTTCTACCAAATCCTGATATTTACCACTTCTCCAACAACTCATTTGATGATACATAAATGTCGAATGCTTGTAACAATATCTCTTATGTCCTGCTAAGAAAATCTTAAAAGCTGCACTCATTGCATATCCTGTACAATATGTATAGATTGGAGTTTTGCTATTAAGAATGACATCAATTAATCCCCACATATCACTAACAGATCCACCATATGAGTTGATGTATAGTTTAATTGGTTCACGCTTATAATCTTTCTCTTTTTCATCTTTCTCATCGTCTTCTCGAATCTGTTGTAAAATGCTCCATGTTAATTTACCAATAGATTCGTTGTCTACATCATCAGATAAAAATAATGTCTTTTTGTCTGTATTTGCATATGAATTGTCTTTTGAACTCATAAAGTATTCTCCTTATATTTAATTCTCTGTTTCAAATCCAACTTGTATATATCTATCTAATTCAAATTTAGCATTTTCATTCAATAATTGTTTTTCATCAACCAATATAATTGTTCCTGGCTGCACTCTCCCTCTCAACTGACTTGGTGTAAGTACAATTGGATTGAATTTTAAGTGCATTTTATATGCATAATCTGCCATGCTTCCCATCGGTTCGATAACAGGAATTTTATATTTACCACTGATCTTCATCAGATTATATGTTTTACCGATCCCTCTACTATTAAAACCATATAATCGTTTAATGTGTGTTTGTCGTTTCTTTACATAATATTTCAGCTCATGATATAATGCTTTTGATTTTAATAAATATGACCAGTGTTCTAATCGTTCATAAAATTTCATATATGTAGTATCATCTCCTTTGTTATGTACTATATATGGCAGTTGAGTGTTTATCCAACCACTATATATTGTGTTAAGAACGGCATGAAATCCGTCTTTCCTTGGCTTTTTGAGTCTCTGAAACGCCCTATTTATGGGCATTCCAGAAATTCAAATTACTCTTCTACTGTATTATTCTCTACAGTTGAGCTAATAAACTCTTAATTGGCTCTCTATTCATATTTTCTTTAGCCCATGATATGTAACTTGGATCTGACTGAGCAACATCAACAAGCTTCTCACCACTGTGCTTTCCAAAGTTCAAAACATAATCCTCTAATTTAACAACTTCCTTTTTTGGTACTTCAAATCCATCAAACAGAACTTCAATATCTTTACGACTTGCAAGGTAGTCTGCTAAGTGTAAAATTGTCTGATATTTGTTTTTAGGCAATGGCAATACCGTTGAACTTCTTTTATCAGTATTCCATGCACCCATATGGCTCTCAATTGTAGTTGCAATCATTTCGATTTCTTCATCAGAAAGTTCATTGCCTTTTAACTCACGAATAACATTAGCTGCCAAAAGAGGATGATCGAACTTTGTATATTTATTTTTTGTGAAGTCATCATCATTTCCGCTTTTCGTGAATCATGCATCATTCCTGCAACTCTCATTAAATCTTTCTCTCTTTGAGTAAAATTTTTACCAAAGCAATCAACAACAAAAATATGATTTAAGAATCTTACCAAAGCACATGTATGTCTTGCCAATCCTAAATCACCAAGAGCATATTGAGGATGGTATTTTCCTGTACTTGACGCTCCAACATTCCAAAAATAATCTGGAATTGTTTTAATACATCTTTCTGCAAATTTTCTAATATCTTCTGACTCAATTGTGTTTAAAATCGAATCAAAAATGCTTGACTTACTATTCATATATTCTCCTATTCTGCTTTCATAAATATCTGAAGCATTGTTTTCCTATCGAAATTTTCCTTCTTTTTAAGTGCATTATTTACTGTACGAATTTCTCCAAGGTGATAACATTTTTCTTTTGCTCTACTCTCTCCTACATATAACAAATTGGAATTCAACATGAATGTGTGTGCTTTAGGTGTAATTAAAACAACCACCTTGAACTGACCACCCTGAGATTTGTGTGTACTGATGGCATAAGCCAATCGAATATTTTTCATAGAACTTTTTGGGATATAGATAAGTGTTCCATCATAATCAACAACCATTGCATCTTTTAAAATTTTTATAACTCTACCAGATTCACCATTGGCAATGAATGTTGTATTTTTATCATCAATGTATTCCTCATTGTAAATAATTGCTTTGTAATCATTAGCATAGTTCATTACAATGTCATTCAATCTGAATTCTGTATCTCCAAATGTGATTTTCGCCTTTGGATTAGAATTAACTGCATTTTGTATCTTCTTATTTAATGCTACTGTTCCATAATCACCTACGTTATAGCAAGACAATACTGCAATATCATCAACAGAATATCCTTTTGATAATAATGTCTGATAAAGTTTTACAGTATATTCAACAAGTTTATCTTGAAGAATCGGCATAAATATATATGACTGATCTTCGCCAAACACTTGCATACCTGTTTTGGTCTTATCTAAATATTCAGTACCAGTTCGTGTATCTGTCGCAACCGTAGATAAACCACCTTTACCATAACGGAATACCTTATCAAGTGTGATAGTAGGAATATTCTCGCATTTCAACAAATCATAAAGTACATTACCAGCACCAACAGAAGGAATCTGTGCATCATCACCAATAAGGAGTAATTTTGTTTTCTCAAAATCTATAGCTTCAAGCAATTTTCTAAATAAGAAAATATCTACCATTGAAAACTCATCCACAATTACTACATCGTACGGCAATTTATTCTCTTCATTAAATCCCCAATCAGCAGGTGGCATATACATAAGACCTCTATGAATTGTCATAGCAGTTTCATTTGTAAAACCTGACAGTACCTTTGCAGCTCTACCAGTTGGTGCTAAAAGTAAATGCCTTTTGTTATAAGCATTTAACATATTTACAAATGCCTGTGTGCTTGAAGATTTACCACTACCACCATATCCAACAAGAAGAACAATGTTATTTTCACACATATATTGTGATGTTTTACACTGATTATCAGTTAGTTTAAAACCATCAAGTTCCTGAAATTTTGAACAATCACACTCCCATTTTGTATGTATCTGCAATCCTTCTTTTATTCTCTCTGCTATATATTTCTCTGTTTCATATGTTTCTTTCTTACATACACTTAATAATTCTCTATCGAATATTACATCATTATCACATTTAAGAATAAGCGGCAAGTTGCTTTTTGCTTCTGGGACTAATACATCAAACTGTTTCTTCAAATCACCAACATGCATATATGTATTACCATTATTTTCATTCTCATCAAGTAGATAATCTACACAAGCTTTCGCTCTCTGATATGATGTTATAAGATCAAATCCAAAGAACAAAACTGGTTTTCCCCCATTCTTCTGACATTCTTTACTATCCTTATCCAATGTCAATAATAGAGAATCAGCAGTTTTAAAACCAATCCCTCCTAACCTACAAAGACACTGATATGGTTCTTCTCTAATAACTTCCTTGATTTTGTCAACAGAAGTATATTTGTCATACAGTTTTTTTACTGTTGAAAGATTAAATAATCCTCTGAATTCTTCTACAATTTCAGCTAATTTGAAATTCTCTATGACTTTATTCTTAATAACATTGAATGTATAATCTTTAATACCTTTCGTTTTTGATAAATCAATGTCATCTAATCTGTTATTCATTATTCTATCTACGATGTCGGGATATGCTTCTAATAACACATCTGTCTGATTTGGTGTAAGAATTTCATATAAGAAATTCCGTGTTGCAGCTAATGTAGTAGGTTTCTCTCTTTTAATATTAATTACATCGTATCCGACTCCATGAGAATCGGATACCTCCTTTGCTTTTACAATGTAATCTACTCCAAGATTGAGTTCTGAAATATTACCTTTAATAGTTGCTGTGCCATATTTTCCAATCTGTACATCGGGATATTCAAATGAATTGACAGAAACACCATATATTTTGAAGTCAGTAGAATTATATACAAGTCTTTCTGGTACACATTTAAATTCAATTATTTTATCCAACTTTACATCTCCTTCTAATATACATCCCACTTCTTTACTATTCTCTCTTTTTCATCCGTTTTAATCCAATCGCCGCCAACCTTCTTCATTTTATTTCTCTCACCAAATTCTTTTACATTGATGACATTACCTGCTATAAATGGGGATTCAATGAATGACTTTCCAGAAGTAATTTTTGTTTTAAGATACTCACCATCTCTCATGTTATAAAGCATAAGGTATGGTTTTGTTTTATCCTTATAGAACTTACACTCAAGAACATAATACATATCTTTTGGTGCTTTCGGATTTTTGTACATTATATTTCCAAGATACTCTTGCTCATATACAATCTGTTCTTTTATTGATAATGATTTATTCTCTAAACCGCTTATCATAAGTTTAACAAGTTTGTCCTTGTCAACATTGCTATACTGTTTAGGTGTCTCTTTCTCTGCGCATTTTCTTACATCTTCTTCTCTAATGTTCAGTGATGCAATTTTATCTTTTTTCAATGTCTTACATTTTCCTAACAAATTGTACATATCAATAATTGACAACAAATATTTATTCTTGCCAAACTCAGAAAAGAAATTTAGTGTCGTAAGAATATGTAATTGTCTATCATCCACAGATGTTTTTGAAATAATATCAGAAAGTAAATCGACAAAATTATCATAATGATTTTTAGACAATTCATATAATTCATCTGCAATCTGATCATTACAATATTTTATAGAAGAGATTCCTTGATAAATTGCATTTTCGTCTTTATCCATGAAATACTGTGCTTTAGATTTGCCAAATTTTATTCCTTTGATTTCTATTCCCTGCGATTTGATATATTCTTTGATGTTTGACATTTTTTCATTATTGTCTACATAAACATTCAACGCTGATGTTAATAGCTCAATCTTATGGTAATATCTTAACCATCCAATAAATAGACCTATCATACTATATGGAACGGAATGATTTCGTGAAAACAAATAATTAGATGCATCTTCGATTACTACCAAGAATGACTTTATAGCCTCTCTTGCTTCGGCTTCGGTCATTTCATACTTCTCTTGTGCAATTGCAATAAATCCTGGAATATATCTATCATCTTTATTACCGTGAATATCTACCATATATCCACCATTTTCAACGATAGGTATATCTGCTTCAGTACCTGTTTTTTTAGCAAAATGTCTACGAACAATATCTGCCTGCCCCATAGTAAAGCCACAGAAATCATGCAAGAAATCAATAATCTGTTCCTGATATACTAAATAACCAAGCGTAGGTTTCAAGAAATTATTAAGTGCTTCGTTGCCATTGTCTTTGTAAATACCATTGAATAACTGTTCTCTATAAGATTCACCTGCTGGTCTAATAGCACCACTAACCATAGCCATTACATCAAGATATGAGATATTATCATTCTGTGCTTTAATATTCTCCAAAGTTTCCTTACTAAGTGTTCTTTTTAATGAATCACTTGCAAAACCACTTTCAAACTGGAATATCAATGTAGTATCTTTTGCTATTGAGTTAATAACATTTTCATCTGAGAAATTAACTTTATCAGGTGTTAAATAATCTATACCTGCAAGTTTACAAGCACCATCAATTAATCCAACAGCATTTAATCCTAACAAATCTAACTTTACATAATTTAAAGAATCAATTTCGTGCATATCTATTTGGCTTACAGGACGTGGATCTGATGTAATAGACAATGTTCCAAAATCATATCTTATATCTGTAGGACTACAAACAATTCCTGCTGCATGTCTGCCAAGTGATGTAATTGTTCCAATTACCATATCAATATATTTAAACATTTCTGAATATTGTTCTCTGATTTCTTCTGGCATATAATCCTTGCCTTTATCATCAGTTTCTACCATATTTGATAATTCCTGAGTTTGATCAGGAGTCATCCCAAATGCTCTACCAACATCTTTTATCGCTGCTTTTAACTGAATTGTATTAAAAGTAATAATGTTGCAACAATACAAACCTTCCTTATTAAATAGATACTCACGCACTTTATATCTATCTTCTGCGTAAATATCAGTATCTACATCAGCCAATGACATTCTTTCAGGATTCATAAATCGTGAGAAGTTAAGCTTATATTTAACTGAATCAACATCAGTACATTTAATCAAATATGCAATCTCACTACCAGATACAGAACCTCTTGAACATCCATAGTGCATATTATTTTTCAGCAGCCAATTCTTGTAATCTGAATCGAGTAACATAAAATCAATAGCGTCATTATGTTTATATGTTTCTAACTCTTCCTGTATCCTTGGAATATACTCTGTTTTATAATTTGGGAGTTTGCTTATTCCACGTTCTTTTACACCTTGAACTATTCGTGCCTTAAATTCTTTCTCAGCATCAGGATATAATCTTGGATATTTATTACTATAATCTAATTCATATGATTCAATATTATCTGCGAATCTATTTGTTTCTTCGATTGCATCAAGATAAATTGATTTTGGTAATGCATTCTGTAATTCAAAGGCAGTAACCATATCATCATAAGATTTCCATGATAAATCACACGCATCTTCGTCATGGAAATTAACATTTTTTGATTTCTGCATTACTGCTCTACCCATCATATGATCCTTATCAATAGCATGTACATCGCTTGTAGCAATAAGCTTCATTCCATATTTCTGAGCAATTCTATACAAATACTGATTGTAATAAATCTGAACGTCAAAATTATGTGGTTGTATTTCCAACCAACATCTATGCTTATTTTTAATAAGGAATTTCAGAAATCTTTCTTGTACTTCTTTCGTTCCTTTACATAACATGCCTGCAACACAAGCTGTTAATACTAAAATATTATCTGATGTATTCTCAAGTTCCTCTAAGGTAATTCGTGGATTATAATAAAAATGACCATCATTACGATTAAATGAATCAGAAGAAAGTTTGTTAAGTTCTAATACCCCATCATAATTCTTTGCGTATAAGCAACAATGATAATTGTCTCTTTGCAGATTATCCATATCAATTTTTTCTGTTACATAGAATTCTTCTGCATTAATATATTTCAACCCAGCCTTTTCACATGCCTGTCTTTTTGCAACATTATGAAGGACTGCGCCATGCTCTGTAAAAGCAATGGCTTTCATTCCTTCTGATTTTGCTTTGTCAATATAAGCTTGAAAAGGGGTGATTGAGTCAACTTCAAGACCGCTATATGGGTTAGAATCCATACTATGTAAATGTAATACTGTTAAATTGCTCAACTTCTCACCTACCTATATCTATAAACTATTCACAAATGCCAATAAATCATCTTCGTCTGCATCAGAATCAGATTCAGTTTCTTCTTTGAACAATTCCTTCTCTTTCAGATACTGGTCATATGGTTTATGCAACGACCTAGAATATCCTGAGAGGGTTGCCAATCTAAATTCATCGGCATCTGTCACTTCTTGCCAAAAGATATTTTCATCTTCACTATTCTTATATTCTCTCTCTTTAGAGTTAATTTCTTCGACTGTATTGATAATGTCTTCTTTTAAATCGTTAATCTTTTCTTCTGTTAGAGGTACTTGTACATAACAATCATGAATTTCGAATTTTTCTCTAACCTCATCTGGTAAGCAATCAATATTGTTGTTTAACACCATTTCATCAACATATTTATCAATATCATCTTCATATCCGAAATTTTTCAGCCACATTTTTGCCGTATTGATAAGACTTTCGCCTATAGAATTTCTTTCTATATATCTATCTTTTTTCTTACCATTTTTCTGTTCAATGGTAACTGTGACATATTTTAAGAAATTCCATTCACATACAATATCTTCCAATGGAATATTTAATGCTTGTCTAATACCTTCAGCATAAATAACCAACTGACCACATTCAGCGTCAATTTTTGCGCCTTGATAACGTGTAGATGTCTTCCAATCTACAATATGTACACGTTTTTTCTCATTGCCATTTTCATCTTTGTATGACTCGATATAAAGCATGTCAATATATCCTTGCATATAAATATCATCAGAAATTTTAATTGTAATAAAATGTTCAACTTTATGTGGGAAAGTAATCAGATTATGATTTTTAAAGAAATGTCTAATGCAATTTTCATATTTATTTGCTATTGCATCATTTTTATCAGAATCACTTCGATTGTATTTGAGTTCTGCACAATTCATTGTAAATAAGCTATCTTCATATAAATCTGGCATATCCTCATATTTAATTTTGCCAGTATATAGCTGCTCAATAATATCATGTACATTACCACCAGATACACAATAAATACTATTTGTTCTATCTTCTTTCTTGTGTAGGATGTATTTCAAAAAATATTCCCATCTATCTTGTTTGTAACAATGATATCTTGACCATGACCATAATGTATCAACACCAAATTTGTTACAAATTTCTGTTAATTCTTTACTTGTCTTTCTTGCCAATCTCTTAGCTTTCTCCTTTCTGACTCATCATATAAAACACGATGCTTGAGAAGGAAGTTGTATACTTTATTTGGCATATCGGCAGGACTGTCTTTACTACCCTTCTTAATCAAATCCCAACGATCATATATGTAACTTACTTTTCTAATAGGATAAAATTTATCACATTCCTGTCTAATATGGTTTATATCAATTCCTTCATCTAAAGCTACTACAATTTCTACATTTAAACTAATCAGTATCCTAACTTGTTCTTCTGTAAGCTCACAATTTCCTATTGCAACAGCCGTACCATCTTTTCGTGAATACCTTTTAAGCACCGATTTCTGCGCTTCCAAAACGACTGCATAACCAGCCTCTTGAATTGTTTGATAATTCTCATTTAATCCATATACATTTATTCCTTTTGGATATGTTTTGGATAACTTGAAAAACTTTGGAATATCAAACATCTCATAGTTTGGTACAGTAGTTCTCCCACTAATACCTATATATTCATTTTCATCTCCATCCCACTTTCGTTCAGGAATGACAATTCGTTTTCTATCATATGAATATCCAATGTTAAATCTTTTACATGCAAAAGGCATAACGCCTTCACGAACCCAATCAATATATGGTAAATCAGTATATTCTTTCATACATGAATCATCATATACTGGAACATCTTTATCAATTGTGTATCTTTGGCGTTTCACCTTTTTGAAGATTGCTAATGGATCTTTCTTATTATCTTTGTTGTCACTCTTACTATATGAATATTTCAAACCTAAAATATTGTGGAGATATTTATTAGCCTTCCCAAAAGATATACCCTTTATTGCCATAACCAATGTAAAAATATCTCCACGTTTATTTTCTTCCGAACTTCTAATCGCTACTGATAATGTATCTTTCTTTACACATATAGCAGTCTTATTATTGCCTTGTGGTAAGGCGGCTCTCCATTCATGAAGATATTCGTGTAGTCCATGACACTCCAACGATAATAAAATCTGTTCTATACAATTATTCTCTATAATGTATTCCTTTAGTTCATCTGCATTAATACACGCTCACCGCCTTCATCACAAATTTAAAAATCAACTGGGACAGAAGTAAAACCAACTTCTTTCAGTATGTTTCTACTCATATCATGCTCACATACAATCTGTATACTACTTGCAGCACCCTCACGGTTTTTACAAATAAATATAAGCTGATAATGTTTGTCTTTGTCCAGTTTGACAGGTATTTTTGATTTATTGTTTTTCCCATCAAATCTATATACCTTTAAAGCATTTTTCTCACCTGTGTACTCATCTTCAAATACATCTCTCAGCATTAAACATGTACTTGCAGGATCGACAATACTTTTTGCCATACCAATATTATCTTGACTATAAAATCTCTGACGTGCTGAAGATTTTGCCAACTGGAATGTAATAGTTACATGAACTTCCAAGCCACCCTCTTCTTTACACTTCACAGTATCGTAAATATCAACCATATTCTGTTGCATATCTAACCACATCTTGTCGGAACGACTACCTGAATCGGCTTTATATGTATCAAGAATGAAATACTTAACACCAAGGTTTGCATATTTCTTTAGAACTTTTATGAATTTCTGAGTTTTGTATCTTTTGAATGGAACTATTATAAGCATGTTATTCTCAGCCTTTTCAGTAATCCAATCTGCACACTTTCTTAACAAATCTTTAACTTCGCTAGAATATTTACCATCTCTAACAACGAATTTTTGCAAATCTTGTTTGTAAATATTATTCGCAGTCCACACCAACAATTCTCTCTGCCATTTCTTTTTCCCCTCTTCATTGACACAAATAACAAGTCTTTCTTCATATTTTATTGTGCTTGGAATCAACATTGATCTTGTTAGTGTAGTTTTGCCCATATTAGATAATCCACCAATCAATGTAATATTACCAGGTAACTGACCACCAGTTTCTTTATTAAGAATATCCATATTATTGTATGGAAGTCCAACTGCTGCACCAGCATCTAATTCATCAATTAAATCATAAATGCCATCAGCTAATGAATATGACTGTACATCATCATCTGCATTGATGAAAATATGATTTAACATTGCTTCATATTCTTCATATATTTCATCTAAAGACATATCACAGAATTCATTGATACGATTATTTACAGGGAATCCATTTTTTAACATCTCCAAAACTGTTTTCCACTTGTATAGCTCTTTGACATACCCATCCATATTGTTGATGTTTACATACTCTTTGGCTTTATCAATCGTTTCATATCCACCATAATCCTCATATTCCTTTTTGAGTTTTTGATGCTTTTCAAGATATAAACCAACAGTCATATCATCCAATACTGATTTCTTTTCTACTACAATAATGTCATTTGCAATCTGCCAATAGACTCGCCATGTATTTTCACTAAAATCTTCAAGCTGCAATGTATAATCAAAAATTAATTCCGGTTGTTTATATAAAATAGCAACTATATTAGCTTCTGCTATTATCTTGTATTCTCGAATCTGTTTTGCACATTTTAATACTTCTTCCTGATAAGGAGTTAATTTTTTATTCTCTTTTTTTTCAGCCAATTAGTACCTCCTCAAAACAGTTTCTTCATTCTGTCACTTGTCTCTTTAGTCTTTTTTACATATCCAGCATTCTCATTACTCTGATTATTAAAGTCTTTAGATTCAACTCTCTCCTCAGTCTTTTTAACATTCTGCAATCTCAAATATACATCGTTGATTTCAGGTTCAATCATTTTCATAATAAGATTGATTTTATGTTTTTCATCTTTGATTTTCTTTTCATTTTCATGTAAATATGTAACAATTTTTCTCTTACATAACTTAAAAGTACATAAAATTGTGTAATCATCATAATTAGCTTTTGCTTCATGATTATTATTCGCTATATGTTCGCCACGTTTAATACCTTGTAGCTTTAATGCGAGATACTGTGGAAATTTCATATTATCATCGTATTCAAGAATTTCTTTCTTTACATACTCACATAGTTCAATCCACTGCTCGTTATCTTTCTTTTTTATATTTCTCATTTACCAAATCATCCTTTCTTAAAAACTCCAACAGGCAATTAACCTGTCGGAGCATAATTTTAATTAGGCTAACTGTAATTTGGCAAAATCAATTAACTCTGTAAGAGTATCTGGTGACTGCATTTCAAGATTCTTTAATGAAACGTCCTTATCCTTCATCTGCTTGTTTACTTTGAGCAAAGCATCTTTATTATCCTTGAGTGACTTTAATACATCTTTAAATTCAGCAGCCAACTCTTCTGCTTTCTCAGCTTTGTCAACCATAGAATCTGTAGAAGTCTTTAAGTCATTCTTGTATGATGTCTCATTTGTCTCAAGATCATGCATTGATTCAAAATAATCCTTCCAAATATCATAAGATGGATTCTCAATAATCTGTCCAACCTTAGTTACATTTGTTCTATCCTTCTTAACCTTTGCAAAATAACGAACATCCTCACCATTCTCTTCCTTATAGAACTCAAGGATTGTGTCATAATCAAATTTAACTGACTTATGCATATCAGGCTTAATGCCAACTAACTTACGGTTATCGCCTGTTCCTTCATATACTTCTGTTGCCTGTGCAACTGACACAACATGCTTACCCTTTGCAGAGAGATCAATCTTAGCCTGCTGAAGCTTCATGTTGATAATTTTGATACGTCCCCACTGTCTCTGAGAAACTACTGTATCATCAACATCTCCACCCTTTCTACGAGCTTTCTTCTCTTCAACTTCTGTAGCTCCAACCTGCATTGTTGCATAAAACTTAGTCTCCGAGTCGATGTCAAGTGTCTGAATCTCATCCGAATCTACTGCTTCGTCAATATCATCCTCTAAATCATCAAGGTCTGATGTGTCGTCTACTAAAATAAGATTGTTGTAAGTCTTGCCATTTGCTAATGTAATATCCTTGCCCTCATAGTGAGCAATACCTGTCTCTGAGTCGATACATGCAACCTTTGGGAATGTAAGAGCAAACCATGACTTACCAGAACCCTCATAACCATATGCTAAAAATTTTCCACCAATCTTTGCTTCTCTTGCTTTTCTAAATGCCAATTTTTTGTCCTCCTAAAATGTATATATTCTTTTGATAAAATGCTCACCCTGTATTAAACAGGGCAAGCGTATTTTTTTTAGTTCATGCCTTCAAGCATTGCAAGAAGGTCATCATCTTCTGACGAAGTTTCCTCATTCTCTGAATCTGTATCATCATCTGAACTTGGTTCTGCACCAGCATCAAGTAATGCTTGCTCGTAGAAATAAAGGTCGTCTTCATCATATTTACCATCTTCAAATGCTACAGTAGGCTTTCTATCGTCACCAGTTCCCACATATGTAATGTCAGGCTTTACAATAATCATTCTTCTCTCACGATTGCCATTACCTACTGCAATCTTCTTCTCTGCTTCTTCTTCTGAATACAGTCCCATTTCAATAAGTTCTTTAATATCATCAGGAATATCATCTTCTGTAATATTCACAGTAGAGCCACCCTCTACTAAATTACCTGTAACTGTAATCTCAGTAATTTTACCCTTCTTAGGCTTAAAAAATCTCTGAAGCATCTTAGCTGTAATCTCTGGATTCTCATTGATAGCAACTTCAAATGTCTTAGGGTATGTGACATTCTTCTTAACTTCAATCTTCTCTCCGTCAATCTTAGGTTTTCCAACATAGTCAATAACGTATGCTACCAGTTCCATAGTACCCTTATCATCATTCTTCTTGCCAATGCTCTTTGAATCAACAAGAATTGTCTGTGAGAATGTAGCCTTGAAATCTGCCTCATCGTCAATTTTTGAAAGTACAATAGATGTAATTTCTTTCTTTGTAGAAACATTACCTTCATACTCGCTGTAACCGATTGTACCCTTTACATTTACAATCATTCCGTCCTCAAGATGCTCATTTAGATACTCTACTGCATCATAAGCTGTGAGGAACTTCTTATATACAGTCTTATCCTTTACATCTTTTTCAACACCAACTGTTAAGAATGAAGAATCTGAAATGCTATCATACAGAGACTCATCAAGACGATCCTCCCACGCAATCTCTACTGACTTGCTCTTTCCTGCATCGTCTTTCTCATCCTTACTGTAAGCACGAATTACATTATCCTTATCAGGGAAGAAACCACTTCTCATCTCTGCATATACTGTATTGCCGTTTCCACAATCAACACCTACATACATACTGTTATCTGTCCAACCAGAATCATAACTATTGTCAAGATTGAATGTCTTGTCTGTTACTTTTACACGACCAATAAGATTGAATGCTGCCTTACCTTTTTTTAATGCTTTTCTTTCCTTTGTCTTTGCCAAATTACTTGTCCTCCTTAAAATTAAAAATTTATATAAATATTGTTAATAAAACAATCTATCTAAACGCCCAAATGGACGGAACACAGAAAATAAATTTATGTAAAAATCTATCTTCAACAGTGATTTTTGAGCGTAAAAGCCCAAGGGTATGCTGTTTAACCACCCATACAAATATTCACTATTCAGTTTTGATTTTTGGAATTTTTGAACTGAATTGTTCAAGACTGATTAGATATTATCTAAGATATTTCCTGTTATTTCATACATTTCCAAATCATTTAACTCACACCATGATTCAAAGTTATCTCTCTGAACATACCAACCAACATTCATTCCGAGAAATTCATTCTCACCATTTCCATAAGATACTACATTATATAATTCTCCGTTTAGAATGTCGTTTTCAAAGATTAACTTGCCATTTTTATCATGACTACCAGTACATCTACACAATGTCTTTGGATCTACTTCTTCAAAACCATCAGTTTCACCATGAGAATAGAATACTGTTGCTGGTTCAAATATTATATGAATTTCTTTACCATACATATCTAAACCTTTTACATAATATCCACAAACCCATTGACCGCTACTAATGCTCTTTGCTTTACATAGCTGTGTATCCATTTCTCACCTCCTCAAAATCCAAATGAAACAGTGATTTATTTATATGGTAATGTTTCTAACCATTGGTTAATATCTTCTATATTCATTTCTTCTGTCGTAGCTGCATTTGGATAATAAAATGTAATGCTATCTCTACTTAACCCTTCATCAAGTAACTGTTTCAATACAGACAATGTATTTTCTACGCCAAGATGATAAGCTTGTTTCTGATCTTCATTATTAAATGATTTGTCTACACTTTCATTTGCTGAATCTATAACCATTTTCACTTCATTCGGAATATTGCATCCCCAAAACTGTATATCATCTTCAAATTCTGCAAACATAATTTTCCTCCTTTATATGTTTATTCTCTATTCGATTTTTATTTTTATTGGAAATTGTTGGTTGATTAACCAATAAGATAAAGCATTCCGATTATATAATGTAATGTCTGGTCTGTAGTGTATGTAATCTTATTCCATCTTGCTTTCAACGGATCAATAATCAGATGTGAAATAAAGATTACTGCCAACTGCCATGTCCAACCGAATGCTATTAAGAATGGAACACAATATAATGCACAATGTACAAATAAATGATACCAATTCTTTCCTTTTGTCTGTGCAATAAAATCACATTGCAACACATAATCGCCAATTAAGTGACATAACACAACCAATACAATTGTGTGTAAATTTAAATTCACCATACTCATATTTCTCACCTCCAACTATATATTCTCTTATTTTCTTCTCTCTTTTCTATCAACTACATGCTTATGACCTTTAGGACAAACACTATATAAAATATCAGCATATCCATCTACATAATCATTACCACCTGAATTAATCGGATCTTCATACACGCAAATCTTTGTAGGAACAGTTTCTCTTTCTGAAAAGAAAGATTTTGTAAGATAATAGTCCTTGCACTCCTCACAATATGTAAGTTTACCATTGATGATGTCTTTCGCTGTTTTGATATCATCTTCATATTGCTTTAAAGTCTCTAATTTTTCGTCATCTGTTGTTACTGAAATTATAATATCTTCAATATTCTTTAGCATTTTTCTCACCTTCCCCCTAACTATATATTCTCTTATTTATATAAAGTTTTATCTATTTCCTAACTTCCATATTTTTATAAATAACTTTATAACCACTTCCACTATTGCCAAAAGAAACACAAATAACATGCCTGGAATAGATAATAAAAATATAACGATTGAAAGAAATTTACCTAAAATATTTCTATCTTTAAATAAATCAATAACGAAATTCTTTATAGAATTGAAAATAGATATATTTTCAATATCCGCTTTGCAGCATATATAGAATCCTGCAAATAATATACTCAATATTACAAATATGCTTAATAAAGCAATTACTGTATCAGAACACATTTACTTCTCCTTATCTTTAATCTTGTCAAGAAATGTCAGTTTACTCGGCTTTTATTTCTTCACTGTTACATTGAAAACTGACCTTAAAATACAGATAATCAACCAAATACCAGTTGCAATAGACTATTTAAATGTCAAACCAAAGCACATTGTAATAAGCTTGATTATTCCACATGTGACAATCCAACTAAGTCCATAACATACAGCTAAAATTGCAATGACAATAACTGCTGTTACTCCACCTTTTGTTAATTTTTCCTTCAAATTACTCATATGTACCTCTCTTTCTTTACTTTTATATTCTCCAAATACTTTTTCTTTTCTGCTTCGACAGCCTTTTTGAAATCAAAATCATCAATTCCATCATTATATGATTTATAATTCTCATAACTATAAATCATATTTTCTGCTTTTGTTACCCTATCTCTGTAATTTTCAACATCATTCTTTAGCTTGCGAATACCACTATTGAGTCTTTTGATTTCATCTAAGTCGGAAGCGTTGTAGTATTTGACCATTTTATAATACATAGAACGAACCATACTCTCCTTTAACATTTCTGATTGTTCTTGCGATATGTCCTGCTTTTTACATTTTCGATAACTTCCAAGAGATGATCCTAAAATTCCAATATGTTTTGGTGTATTTTCAAGTATGTAATCTTTATACTCATTCCACAATTCTTTACCAACCACCAAATAATTGTAATGACCATACCAGGATTTCTTTGCATCAGATTTAAAATCCTGAATAGTGACTTTTATTTCATAACATTTAATAATTCCTTTTGAATCCATTGTCATAAAGTCAACTATTTCATTTCCATGCCCATTGTTATAAAAACCAATTGTTATTTCCTCACAACCATATATTCTCTTAATTCGTGTATCTTTTTGTAATGCAGCTTCAATATCTAATGTCTCTTTGCGTTTTGCCAACCAGTCTCACCTCCAATATATAATTTTTCATTCATTATCCTTGGAAACTATCAATATATCCGTCATATATATGCCCATAACTTTTTGGAATAAATGTATCTTTTCTTTTTTCTCCACCACAATCATCTTCAAATATATAATGTTGATATCCCAAATTTTCCATTTTTTCTATGTCATCTTGACAAACATTTATAAATCCAAGATATTTTCCATGACCACAGCAACATCCGGCTGTTCTAATCCCTTTATTCCATAAGCTTTCTATTTCATCTGCTAAACACTCATCAACCAAAATATTAGTTTTGTATTTTTTGCTGTCGCAATTATACGTAATAAAATTTTTAGGTGGATATATAATTCTCTTCTTACAATTATATATCATTATATATTTCTCTCCTTTCACTCCAAAGAAATCGAAAATTCTTGTGCTATTCTTCGTTATAATACTGAGCTAGTGATTCTCCATACCACTCCCAGTTATCAACTCCACCTGCTTCTAATGCACTTAATTTTCTATCTCTATCAAGTAAATCCTCATACTCTTCTTTGCTAATAGTCTTATTAGAGTCTTTAACCTTGACAGAATTGTTACCAATTAAATTACATAATTGTGTTGTTGCATCCTTAACCTGTCCAATTACTTCATTTCTTATAGAACTATACAAATTTTCATATAGATTCTCGCTCACTTCGCATTTAATAATATTCTGTAATGAACTGAGACGTTCTGGATTTTTAGATAACTGATTTTCTACATAATCATTAAATTTATCAGCGTATTTATCACCGACTTCTTTGATAATCGAATCATAAACTCTTTCCTTGATTTCATTTTTTATCTCGTCTTTTAATTCTCTTTCGTCACTGTATGTAAGTTCTATCTTTGATTTAATTTCACTCTTTATCTGATTGATAGCATTATCTTTTGCAGCATCAAAATTCATTTCTTCCAATTCTCTAATAACACCTTGTTTAATTCCTTCAAACACCTCTTCAAAATCGAATTCAAATTTTAGTGGTGTACTCATCAATATCCTCCTTATTCGTAAGTATTACTTTACTTGCATATTTCACAACATTTTCACTTGTTTCGTTATCATCTAAATATTCTCTGTAAGCATCTTCACAATGCGCACCTTCGCACCAATAATATCCATTTGGTGTAATGCACGATTTATGTTCCCCATAATCGGTTGCTGAACAATATTTACACAAACTTTCCTCGTCAGATAACTCATCAAAAGTCTTTAACATATACACCTCCTAGATTCACAATTTACATTTTGTTTACAGTTATATATTCTCTACTTTTCAGAAGATTTCTTTAGCTCTACTAATGCATCATCCAAATCCTTAACTGTATGAATAGCTTCCTTCATACTATTCATACCAGCAACAGCACTTGAAAAAGCCTTAATACTTTCAAATTCCATCTCTGAAATAGTTTTTAAAACATCAACTAATTTCATATCACCAATTCCAGATACCTTTGCTGCATTTTCAATTGTTTCTTCTTCATTGACAAGTAAATCAATAAACTGTCTTACTTTATTATTCTCCATCGTTTCAATCTCCTTTATATGTTCTTTTATTTTTTGTTTTCCTACATGACTTGGATACCCAGAATATGAAAGTGCCTTATTTATCCACCACAATGTCTGTTCATCTACATCATCATATTTTTTCATCTCTTCTACTAAATTTCCGATATGTAACACCTCATTTCGTTTCTCTCCAACTAATACTGTAATATGGTTCATTGTACTGAGTACCAGTTTCAACTTTATAACCAAGTTCCTCTAATTTCTTTCGTGTTTCAGGTTTTAAACAGCCATCTTCACTGATTGAAAATTTGCCATCTGCAATTGCATCTCTAATCAATTTTGATAACTCTGCTAATTGCTGTGTAGTGTAACTATCAATTGCATTGTTTGTCATTTTATTTGCTTCTGATGCAGACGGAATAACATTCTTTGGTGGCTGAACTTCTGGCATAGGTATATTAGAAGTAACTGCATCTTCACAACAATCTATATCGCTACAGCCTAAACAAAATTTATAACTTCTGCTAGTTATTGGATACTTACAAGTCATTTATTTCACCTCCCAAGGAAACCGATATTTCTTGTCCATTTTGTTACTATATATAGTAGTTTAAATTTATCCAACCACTATATATAGTATGTATTTTTACGGAATATACTACCTATTGTATTATTCTCTCTTTTACTTCAATAAAGCAGCAATTTCATCAATTTCCAGTTCTGTTTTCTTATCATCAGAAAGCAACTTATCCAACTTACTCTCCATTTTCTTCAAATCAGACTCTTCTTTCTTCAGACCAGATACCTCTAACTTGCTCTTAATATCTTTAATCCATGCTGTCACACTGTATCCTGAAATTTCAAAATCAGCCATATTAAGATCCTTTGCAGACATTAAATATGAATTCAATCTAATCAAAAGTAATAATAATGCATCATCTGAACACACATTGAGATTAATTGTCATTCCATCCATATTAAGAACACAATTTGTTTCAGGAATAAATCTGATTTTCCTCTCCGAAATTGATTTCTTCTTTGTCTCAATCTGTTTCTTTAATTCTAAAATTCTGTCATCGTTTTTACTCATTAAACTCGTACTCCTTTTTATATTCTCTACCATTTACTAAATATTTCTGCTTACATACTGGTTTTAACTTTTCAAAAACTGTTTCAATAGAAACTGGAATCATATGCGTCTGAATTTCTTTTTGACCATAACGTACTTCCACTTCTCTTTCTTCTGTCGGGAAAATATCAATTGCTTCCTTATCTCCATGATAGATATTCTTGGCACTATATTTATAAACAGTATATTTGCCGTTATCTTCTGACCTATATGGCGTTGTCATTTCATATTTAATATATTCTCCATCGTTGTTTATCATAAAGCGAACATTGATATATTTTCTTGTTATATCATCATCAGCATATGTATTAATTGCTTTTTCACAAAAATCTTCAAATGAGATATTTACAATTTTATCCTTGCTATCATCTATAGGGGAGAATTGATAAGATGATTCCATTGAATCATAAATTTCAGAATATTTAGATGTGCATTTGTCATCGAGACAACTAATAAGTTTGTTTTTAGGAACACTTTTGAATTGCTCAAATTCATACTTTCCCTCGCTTAATCTTGCGAACCAATGCATTTTACCATATGAGAGATTGTTAATTCTTTTATAAGAAATCTTACTATAATATCCAAAACGAGTTGACTCATTTGGAATATCTTTATAGGATTTAGTTTTTACAGTTTTACCATCCTGTATAAATTCATAACCATAACCGTATGTTTCAAAACGTCCCATATAAATCCATTCGATATTTTCTTTTGTAAGATATGTTGCGCCAAGAATCAAGTCTCTTGTCTTAATAGATTCATTATTATGTACAATCTTATTATAAGCCGCAATTTGTTTATAGTCAGGTGACTCAACTGGCATAAGAACTAAATCCTTACCATCCCATCCATATATAAATTCTCCTTCAAGTCCCTTACCCTTGATACAATTCGCATTTTCGAGAATGTATAATAAATTTTCAATGGTAATTTCAAACTCAAATCCTCTTGGATCATATACTCTACAATAAGCATGTCTGTGATCCCATCCTGTAGAGTAATCGCCAGCTTTCTTATTTAGTACAAATCCTTCTGTTGGGACATTATCAAATTCATCATTCGGAATTTTATCGTCACGCCAACTATTCCATGATGCTTCTTTTCGCAGTTTGCCTTTTTCGTCATAGTAAATGACATAGGCAAGTTTTCCTGTGTAAGTTCCTGAACGATTTTGATATCCAACATTTATCGTTTTAGGAATAAAAATACTACTGTTCAATCTATTATTCTCTCTTTCTTTGTGCAAAATTATTTCTAAAGGAAACGATATTTACCTATTCTTCGATTCAAATTCTTCAAGTGCTTTATAAAATTCGCTGCCTTTAATTTCTGTAAAGCCTGTATCGTCATCTGGTGTAATAGTTTCATATTTTGTTGTAGAAATATTTAAATATAACTTATTCTCATACTCAAACCTTGAAACTGAATACCCACCTAAATGTAATTCTTTGAAATAGTCTCCTACTCGAATGGGATGATTGTTAATAACAATATTATTTTCAATACATAAATCTTGAAACTCTTTTAAAGTCTTACTGTTAGCTCTAAATTTTCTCATTAACGTATCAGAATCGCAGAATAGCTTATTTGGCTTCAGTAACTCTTTACCAAATTTCTGATTATTTTCATTGCAATCAGTAATATATAATCTTATATTATGCCTCTCATACTCTTCAAATGGGCGATTTATAGATCCACTTCCGCTAATATAATATTCTTTTCCAGCAATGCCTTTATCCTCGAAAAAATTATTTACTACTATTCTTCTTTTTTCTCCATGTTTTCTATAATCATTAATCTCTTTTAGGAAGTTCTCATTTGTTACAATATAAAATTTCTCCATTTTTTACCTCCACATTTTCTAAAGAAACGAATCTTTCCTGTTAATATTTACTCCAATTAATTTCTACATACTGTTCATAACAAGGATAATATGTAGTAGTCCCTGTCTGAGCTTCGCACCAACCATCTAACAGAGTTTGCAAACCACCAATATCACACTGTTCATATGCATCTTCATGTAAATCACTACAAGCATTTTCAATGACATCGGATGCATCAACGAAAATTTTCCCAACAGAAGTTACCCACAATCTCACAGGTCTTTCATCGCCATCTTTCTCATGACTACATGCATAATCATCAAAGAAATCATCAACTGTGTTGTAACACTCGTCAAACTCTTCACAGTACAGCATCGTGTCTACATCTTTTTCATCAACCGATACTGCTTTGGTGACTTTCTCATTCCACTTCTTTATTCTCTCTTCTTCGTCAGCTTTCTTCTGTCCTTCACAATCACAATGCATATATCCCTGATTCTTATAAGGCTGTCCACAATAAGGACATAATTTCTGTACTCCATTAAAACAACTCTGACAAAATGAAAGTGCTTGATGCTTGTATGGAAAATGATATTTTCTGCTAACTTCAGAGTTGTCACCTTTAATCCCATAAACATTGTCTTCAATTCGCATTCCAAGACCATTGCAGACAGGACAAATTCTTTCATGCTCTGTAAGATCTTTGATTAGAATTTTAGGAAACGATTTTTGAATTGCTTCATAAAGATTTACTTCTTCTCTGCGTGTTAAATTATCCATATTTTTCATCTCCTATCTATTATTCTCTCAATCCATCTAATACTCTCATTAAAACGTGTCTTGTAAGATTCTTAACATCACCACTGTAAAATCCACATTCTATGTCACAAGCCTTTAGAACTTCATCAAGTGTTTTATTCTTCTCTTCTTTTATATTGTAAGCACATTTCTGACTGCCAAGAGTTTGCATTACATCAGACTTTCTTACAAATCCCATTTCAGATGGCAGCTTAGATAATTCTTTTCGTAATACTGTTTTATCAATTAACTGTCCCATAATGTTATTCTTCCATTTCTATCTTCTGACCAATAAACTTCTGAAGCTGTTCATTTACATCATCAGGATAAGTTTTTACAACATAATCAGTGCAAACATGAATTTTTGTAATAATCTTATTCTCATCATACTCAATAGTTCCAAGTGTTCCACCTGGAATTCTGATAGGCAAACAGCCATCCTCATAATCACAAAGCACATAATGTTTCCAGTGTCCATTAGGATCAATTCCAGCAAGCTTGTCCAATTCTGTTGTAATTCCACAATAATATTCATTCATTTTTGAATATCTTGAATTTGCATATTTGTTAATCAGCTTCATGATACAGTTCTCCTATTTCTTTTATGCTCCTTATATAAAGCATTTAATTCCTGCTCTAATTTCTTTTTCTCCATAGGATTCTTACAATACTTTATTCTCTTCTTAAGAGTAGATATATCTTGTTTTGGAGGTTCAAGGCATTCAATAGGAAAATTATCACCAAAATGCATTTCATTAATTGTTTCAAGAAGCTTTGTAACTGGATCTTCTTGTACCTGTATGCCTAAGTCTTTATATTTTTGTTCAAGTTCATTTTGTATTTGAGCTTCTGCCATTGCACTTATCATTTTTCCTATGGCATCTATCTGTTTACCAACTATTAAGACTTTTGTAGCATCACTTATTTTTTCAAAAGTATCATGTAACTCTGAAATATCAATCACCTCGTTCTACTCTATGTCGCAACCTCTATATTTCCCTTCATATCGTTATTCCTCTAAATTTTTACCACATAACGGACAAAATTTTATTTTTAACATTGCCGATGCATATTCACCACCTGAACTATCAGCAAATAATGTGTTATTATAATAATGTCTGTCAATAGAAAAATTTCCTATTTGACAAATATCTCTATTACTTTCCCAGCTAATCTTTTGTCACTCTTCACAAAATTTACACATCACTTACACCTCCAATCTGCCCAAAAGAAAGAAAAATTTCATTTAAATTTTAGAAGCCATAGTCCTGCTCTTCAGGTTCTTTTAATTTCATACCAAGAATACAACCAATTTCATATGCAGCGTTTGATATGCCACAATCATATCCGTCACAAAATACATCGGATTCATTTCCAGAAGATCTCATTTCTGTATATCCACATGCCTTTGGACTATAATTGTTCTTTACCCATTCAATTAATTTATTTTTAATTTCTTTGTCCATTTATTCTCTAACCTCACTTGAAAGAAAAATCCTAATCCAACCACCTATTATCCAAATAGTAGAATCCAAATACTATTCCACCGATTAAAATAACCCAAAAGATCCAGAAAATAATAATTGGGAAATCAGATTCTAGCCTTTCTATCGTCTCGTCAATAGTCAAATTATTATAAAATGATGTGTTATCAGAAATAGTTTTATCTCTCAAATTTGTAAAAATTGTTCCTTTATATTCAGTGTCAACACCATAATACTTATCTCTCACATGACTTGACTCTTTAATTGTGTCAATATAATCAGTACCAGGTAAATCAATTTTATTACTTGTGAAATTTACTCCACAAAATGATACTTCTTTACACTTAATATCTTCACTTCCAACTCTATCCCAAGTCCAATATGTTTCTGTTCTTGTATGCGTTTGTCTTGTTTTTCCACTGCCCGTTGTATATGTAACAGTTCTTGTATGCATCGTATATCTCTCTTTGACTTTTTCTACATACATATATTCTCCAGCAATTTCAGGATATGTAACCGTATCTACCGCTTTTAAATCACCATATACAAACGCATTACCAACATTTGTGTCCATTCCGTATTGGAACATTTCTTGACTTTCTATCTTAACAGCCTTGTTATAAATTTCATTTTTATCCATTTGGTGTTCTGAAATCTTGGAAGAAATCAGAATACCAAACAGAATCATAAATGCAATGATAGAAATACTAGCCAAGATTTCACGTTTTGTTATTTTAAAATTGCCAAAATCAAAACCTTTTCTACCATATCTCATAGACTAATCCTCTTTAAACAAATCCTGTGGAGCATCAACTGGTGCATTGTAATCCAAATACTCATATTCCTGTACTTCATATCCAAGCAATCCAAGAAACTGTCTTGTAGGGAACTTTCTCACATATCGTTTGTATTCCTTAATCTGTTTATTGTAATTGCTGCGATACTCTGCAATCATATTCTCTGTCATAGATAACTCATTCATAAGAGTCTTATAGTTCTCATTGGATTTCAACTCAGGATATGCTTCTGCAACTGCTGTAATAGCTGTTGTTACATTCTCAATATCTCCTGTTGATCCACGACCATCTGCAACTGCTGTCAATGTATCAGCTTCATGTTTGTTATACTGTTTTACGCAATCAGCAAGGTTATATACAAGGTCAACTCTTCGCTTTTCCTGTACCTTAACATCTGATGACGCTGTATTTACCTGCTCTTCAAGTGCAATAGCTTTATTCTGCGAACTTTGTACACCAAATACAATCATCAAAATAACTGCTAATACTCCTACGCCAATAATTACTGGCACTTTCCAATTTGTGTTCTTCATTTAAAATCTCCTTTATATGTAATATTTTTATATTTTGAGATTTTAAAAGCCTTATTTTTCAAGGCTTTCGTAACCTCTTATTTTATTATTCTCTACTTTTTATTCATTTTCTTTACAAATTCACGATACTTCCTTGTATATTCGTAAGAATCGCCAAAGATAAAATTTACAGCCTTATATAGTTTTGGTTCATATTTTTGAATAACTTCAAGTTCATTCTCAAAATCTCTTCCAAATGGACAACCTGCACAACCTGTTCTTGGTAAGGCGTAAACAACATAGCAATCTGAATGCTCAACATTATAAGCGTTTTCATAATCAATTTTGTCAGAATCTTTATACCAAAATAGAGGTCTATAATTGTCACATCCATCATCGCCTTCGCTAAAACAAGATTTATATGATGTGGCTCTAACACCACCTTCTGCTCTTCGCACACCAACTATATTTAATTCATATGTATTTTCTTTTATTAATTTATGAGAAACATCCTTTTTTGCATACTGACAACATTTTGATGAAATTTTAAATGTTGGTGGATTTTCAATAATAAACTCTTTAAGCCATTTATTATTTGCAATATTAAAAGCATTCGATTTCTTTAAATTACACCACCACAGCAAAGCAGCTTTACACTTAGGATATTCCTTATATAATTCATCAAATGATTTATCTTCCCATTTAAAACCATGTCTTTGAAGTCTATCTATATATTCAGCAGCTTGTTTATTTATAAACGGTTGACCATATTGTTTACATGATAATGGGATAGGCTTAATTGCCTTATATGGTTTTATCTTTATATTATATTTGTTTTCCAAATATTTTAGATGATCTTTGGTCGCTTGATATTCAAGACCTGTATCAAACCAAACATAATCTACTTTATTATTTTTATCGCATCGCCAGACAATATCAAGCATTACGTCACTATCTGATCCACCTGAAATCGAGCAAACTATTTTCTTATATTTAGGACTATTAATTTTTTGACCATGCCCTCACCAAATTATCACCAATAATTTGATTACATGGACATGTATCTAATAATTCATCAAGAGTTTTTGCTTTTCGTAATGAATTAGTATTTTTATTGTTTGTAGCCATAATCTCTTATTTTTCATAGAGATTGCGCAATCTAAATTACCTATAGGTTTACTATTTTTACCTTTCTGTATTATAAAATCATTGATTTTCCTAGTGTTTGCAACCACTATAAGAAAATATTATTTTTCTTGTTACTTGGATTCCCATAGCCGAATGGCTTAGATATGATTAAAAATTTTCCAATGAAAGATTGGTTTCTTGTGTTTTTAACCTTTAATGTTTAAACAAAATGATTAATATTCAATTTTTTTACTTTGTAAATTGCTTTTAAACGAAATAAATATGATGGATTCCTGCTCAGAAAATCTTTCACTTCATCTTCTGTATTAAAATCATATTTTACATTGTCCCAACTATCAGGATCGGCAGATTCTCCTAACCCATTATATTTATGTCCAATTACAATATAATTCTTATAATCATCCATGTTTTCACCTCCAAGATATTATTCTCCAAACTCACAAGTGTCACATGTCGAGAAATACTTATCGTGGTCTATGCAGCATTGTGGTCTGTTGTCGTCTTCATTGATTTCAGTAACATCTTTGGCAGTCCCTTTATCGAGAACTTCATTAAAGAAATCTATAACTTCTTCTTCGCCATTAAATGCGTACTCTTCATTCCAATATCTGATGTGTTTCTCTAAGAATTTAATCAAATTCTTACTGAAAATATCTGTTGGATATTCATATGTAATTTCATGTACCTTGCCATTTAATGTCTGCTTTACATTCATCTGCGAAGTAGAAAAACCAAAAAATTCAAACTCAACCTCCAATACTCCCATTTCTTCTGTCTTAAAACGAGTAGACAGATTATAATTCATCCAATCATAATCATTCAGTGTTAGGTATGTATTTGTTCTATCATCTTCAATTTCATTGCTAAAAATCAAATCTTCACTTCTAATCTTTTTCAAATTCATTTGTGCTTGTCCTTTCTAAAGTTGTGAAATGTTGCTTTCTTGCGAAGTTACAGTAACTTATAGTGAATACGATTACCATAATCTAAAGTAATTTCGGCATAAGTATAATGAAGATTTTTGTACATATCTCTCAACTTTTCATCAATGTAATATTCATCATAATCGACCTTAAATTTATCATTTGGCAAAACAAAAGAATTTGATTTATTATTAAATGCTGCACTATTACCACGGAATTTAATATAAACACCATTGTCTGCCGAGTCCTCAATCCAAATATTATTGCTTTCTCCACTGAATAAATCAATTTTTACATTATTTGAACTGAATACAACACCTTCCTCTGTGAACAATGTAAGTTTGTATGTATTCTGTCTTTCGGATGTATTAACAATGTTCAAATCCTTAATAGCATCTTCAAATGTTTCACCATCATTTAATTCAAGTGCGATAGCTGATAAACAATCGTAATTAAGCTTAATCTTTCTTGAGAATGAAGCTACTTTGTTGATTTCAGAATGGTATTTCTCATCAAGCTTATCTCTCAAATAATCCTTTACTTCATCTGCCGTTGGATACTCAAATCTGAAATGGAAATGGAATCTTCCTGGTCTATTAATAAGATACTCGTTCAAATCCCTATAATTATTGCATGTAACAACAAATAACTTCTTACCTGAACTTGTACCATCAAATAAGGAAAGCATTTTTGACTGTGGATCGTTGTCTTTACTTCTAGCGAAAGTTTTATCAAATTCATCAAATAACACGAGCACTTCATTCTTAATATCATTTAAGAAATCATCAATGCCAGGAATAAAATCATCGACTAAGATAACAGGAATACCATTCTGAATTGCTTTCTGTGCCAATAATCTTGCAAACAATGACTTTCCAATCCCTTTATCTCCACTGAGAATTACACCTAAATTTTTGCGTGACTTCTCAAATCTGTTCAATACTTTATTTGCTTTTTCTTCGTGAACTCCGTAGATTTTATCCTCTTTAATCTCTAAATCATGCTGCTTCTCTAAAAAGAAACCTGTGAATTGACCAAATCCGACTTTATATGTCTGAGCTGGCAGATTGTCTAATACGACTAAATCTTCACCATACACCTTATATGTAGTTCCTGTTTCAATAATTTTCATAATTTTATTCCTTTCTATATCGTTCATCTATAATTCATTCTTCTCTCAACTTCCTGATCATTTTCTTTATCGTTGAAATATTTGTAAGCAAGAGTCATAGGATAATTAGAATCTTTTGCTCTATCCCACATCATAAATTCACACCAGTTCGGCTCTTTATATCCATCTTTGTTGTCATTACACCAACTTGGATCTTCAAACAAATCATCAAAAACGCTCTTAAATGAATACTTTTTTCTCTGAATATTCCTATCTTTGATAACAGTTGACTTATCATATCCTTTGATTTCTACAAGAACATCTTCACAGCCTACTCTTTTACAAAGTCGCACAAACCATTTCATAAATTCTCTGTAAGTCTGTTCAAATTCTCTGTCTCTTAAAGCTGCATTTACAACAAGGATATATTCGTCTTGCGTTCTCAATGCTCCTCTAGTATGACTTTTATTACCGTACCAATCAGTTAAATTATTTGTCACTTCGCCAAATTCATCACATGAACACGAACTGTTATAACCATTTTTCTGAATGATATATGTATTCATGTCACCTTCAGAACCTGTTACTCTTGGCAGATGATTTAACACTGTTTCAAGAATATATCTCTTCTCAGGCTGTGTTCTACCCATAGGACGAACTGTTATTGTACCGTTGATATAAGTCCAATACGACATTTTTTCTTACCTCCTTGCTTTAATATTCTCTCTTTGTTACCAAAGGAAACATGAATTTACTTACAATTCCCAAGTCCAACTTTGTAATCGTCTTTCACATCAATAGTTACTTCTCTCTGAAATTTTCCTTCCTTATCATAGAGGGATAAATAATATCTGTTACCACGCTGCTCTAAAACGACATCTTCATTCTCGAATAGTTCAACTCGTTTCTGTTTCTGTACTGGTTTAATTTCTACCTTTAAGCTGTCTATTGCTTCTTTTGAACCAACTAATACGACAGGATTTACTTCTTCAAGAATACAGCTAATATCATCATCTAACTGACTATCATCATTCGTATGTTTATCAACTGCTTTTATTACGTCTTTCTCAAATAATAATCTATTTGCCATTTTAATATTCTCCATTTCTACATATATAAATGATATTTTCTTCCAATCTGATCAACAACCTCACTGTCCATTGGTCTAAAACCAATTACAGTAAGTGTCCTACCATCTTCTTCGGATTCTAATTCAGTGCGACAGTTATCGTATATTCGCCAAAAATCTTTACCTTCAACCATTCCTAATTCTTCTGCCATAGTCTTAGCTTTTAGCAACTGATTCTTATTCTTGGCTTGAAGAACACATTTTGTAAATTCGCCCTCAATCCAATTGTGAAGAATATCTTCGTCAATATAGCCATCGACATGACCATCTAAATCGGCATTATTTCTAATAAACCAACTGAGAAATGCCATAGAGCCGTGACTGACTTGAGCTGCGAGCTTGCCATGACTCATGTTTAAATCTTTTCTAGCAATAATAATTTGTTTATACATATACATCCTCTTTCCACTCATCTAACAAATAGAAACCATTAATCTGATTATCAAGCTTTCTAACCTGTTCTATTAGTTCAGCTTCTTTCTTCTTACTATCTGTTCTTTGACACTTCTTCCATAAATCCTCACGCTGCTTAGATAATTCATTATACTTATCAGATACATCTATCTCATCTACGACTGAAATCTCAATCTTCTCTCCGCAGTGAGGGCAAAATTGAATTGGATAATTATCTGTCTGCTCATACTCATCACCCCAAGAGCTAAATGTTTCTGTGTATGAATTACAAAATTGAGGAATTATATTGTCATCTGAATCTCTTACTAATAATCCAAATGTATCGTTGCATACCAAATCTTCACCTGTAAATACAATAGCTTTATCATTTTGAATTTCATCACAGCAATAAGTGAATGGCTTATGCTTATATGCACAAGTATCATTGAATTTTAATTTGATTAACTCTATTTTCATATCTTTATCCTCCTAAACATCTTCCACATAAACAGTAATACAACTCCCAATCTCGCCACTCACTTTTGGGAATACCATTGTAATACTATCTATGTAATATTCTTCTCCGTCTGTATCAATGACATCATTAGTATTGATTATTAATGGAATTTCGTTCTTTCTCATATAGTCTAGCGTCTTAAAAACTTCTGATACATTCTCTACTTCTGTATATCCAAGAAGCTTATAATCATCATATCTGTCGCTAAAACCAACAATTCTTATATGCAAGTTCTATACCTCCTTATATTTAGTTATTCTCTCTTTTATTTTGGAAATAGTGAGCAGAATTGCTCTTAGATAAAATCAATAAGAAATGCTTCTTTCTTATTTCTCATATAAAGCTTTCTGAAACTGTTTTCTAAATTTCTTACAAGCTGATTCATTTTGACTCTCTGTTAATACTCCATGTATATAACAATACTGAATTGAATGTAATAATTTTTGTAACCTCTCAGCGTCTTTACCGAGAGTACACCCTTGTTTATTCACATACTTTTCCAAATTATCAAGTAAGGGATCAAAATTACTCATATCTACAACTTTACCCATGCTCTTATTCTCCTATCTGATCTACAATACTCTGCAACTTATCAATATATATTTGAGCTTCTTCTTTATCTAATTTTTTAATATTTGACGGAACAATAGCAATATTTGCTTCACCAAATATCTGATTATCAAGACATGCCCTTTCAAACTCAGTTATTACATCTACATAAAGTTGTTCTGGATCAAATTGAAAACAAATCACATCACCCTTCTGTGGATGTAGTTTTCTAACCTTAATAAGTGTCTGTTTAAATAATTTCTTTTTCTGTCTCTTGTTCATATTTATCACCTACCTACATTACTTCTAAATGATATTCTTCAACATATTTTCTTTTCTTCCAAAACTTCCACCACGGAAATTTCACATATTCTATTTCTATAACTCGAAGCATCTTGTCCTCATTTTTATCTCTATCTAACCTTAAAGCAGGTGAACTAAACATTGCTTCAGCTAATTCGTTAATAGAAATGTGTTCTCCAAGTTTGTATTCCTGTTTGTGTGGCTGTGGAGGATAATAAGAAATTACATCATACTGTCGTAATTCATATGCTCTCATACTGTTATTCTCCTATTTGCTCATTCTAAAACACTTTCGCATCGCCAGCCGCTATATCTTTTACTTCTACAAAAGAATTTAGATTATCCTCCATAGTTGTAATCAATATCTCATCAAATAAATCTTCCATCATACCAAAGAATCGTACAGACGGATGAAATCCTGGATATTCTTTCAAACGGCATTTATTAACGTTACCTCTTAATACAGGAAGTCCATGTCTTCTACGCTTGTTGTTATTCCAATGGATAGGATTGTCATAAAAAGCTTTCTTCTTTCGTCTGTACTCTTCTAATTCTTCTCTTGCGAGTTTATCAATTTCTTTTTCTCGCTCAGTCTTCGGAGGATTACCATGAATAATGTTGTCAAATTGCTTTCTGACATTATCGTTTACTTCTACTTTTTCTGAATCACTCATCTTACCAAAGTTCTGAGCTACATCTAATAGTGTGTTTTTCAAATTGTTATTCTCCAATTTCTATATATTTCATTATCCAACTATCGTATTTATTTTCTTTAATCAACTGCTGATATAAATTTATCCATTCTTGTGCAGAAAGACTTTGAAACTTCCAAACACATTCTTTCCAGTATCTGTGTATAAAACGACTTTTTGTTTTTAACTCAATGCACTTCACACATTTATCATATAGTTTCCTGGAATACAAATTCGATTTACTTTTATTCCAGCCATCTATAAATGCTTCAGTCGGATCATACCTACTTCTCATATCAGTAAGAGTTCTGTCGTATAACTCAGTTTTTGCATTGTATAAACAATGAAGCAGAAAGTAGATGTCTTCATAATCGTTTTCAAACTCCCACTCTCCAATGTTTAAATCAAAATACATTATTCTCCATTCCTTACTACATCAAACTTAATTGGCAACATAGCAGTGAATTTACTCTTCATCCAAGGTTTTTCTTTAGTTGCAAATTCATCTCCAAACTCTTCTGCCAATACAAAATCTCCGACAGTATAGATGATAGAATATCCAGTTAAATCTTTTGGAATCTCCTTATTTACATTACAGGTTTTAAGATGAATCATTTTATCTATGCACTCACCCATTAAATCTTGAAAGAATACAAACGTTCCATCACAATTGCAACGCTGCATTGTGAAATATTCAAAATCTGCATCTGGATCATACTTAATAATTACATTAAAATAAGGTTTGCCACCTTTAAGATAAGGAACATCTATTAAAATTGTTCCATCTTTGGTGTAAGTAATAACCGTAAATAACTCTCGTATATCCTGTTCAATCATGGATTCATATTTATTATTCTCCATGCCATTGCACTGACCTGATGCAATTCGTTCTTTTACAAATTCTAATGATTTACCCATTCTGTTCTCCTGTTTCTACTCGATCTTCATTCAACAAACCAAATTTTCGTAAATAATATTGTTTGGTTTTATCATCGACTCTACAATAAAAATTATGTCTTCCTGATTTCTGTAGAGATAATGTGTTTATATTAAGTTCTGCATTCATAATAATCAGTAATTCGTTTAATGTAATATCATAGCAATGAAACGTTTCGCCTATTAAAAGCTTGTAATATTTCTTCTCTAATTCTGTTATTTTTCTCACCTACTTTCACAACCAAAAGAAACGTGGTTTTCCTATTGGTTTATTCTCCTAATGGTCTTTCATATGTAACCAATTTTTCAACAATTAGATCTTTTGGTAATAAATCTCTACAGAAATATGCCGTTGCAAATGGACTACCCTTTACTACAGAGTCCATATGCTCTTTATTGTGATAGCAAATTCTTGCATCAAAACTAAGAATCTGAATACCATCTTTGAAATATTTATATCTTGTTTTACCTTGTAGGGAATTAAGCGGTAGAAGAACCGCAAATGGTTTATTGAATGAATAGAGTCTTTCTAAGATTTTATCTTTGATTGAGAAGGGTGGATTACTAACTATGATATCCCATTTTTCAGGTTCATAATTAAAAAAATCCTGACCTTCAGCTAATGAGCTTCTGACTACATTGTATCCTTCTTCTTTTAGTCTGTTGTAGAAAGCAGACCAGTTTTCATCAAATGGACACCATATAATTTTATCCTTTGGAAGATATTTAATAATTTGATCTGTTGCGTAATAGGGCGTATATAACTCATTATCTTCCTTATCTGATGTTAAATATCCAATATTTAATGCCAATATTTGTTCACCTAGTAGCTGCGCAGCTTTACTCACATGTGAACGTTTTTCCTTTCTTTAATTGTACTTATATTGTTATATTCTCTGTTATTTATAAATCTTTGGTAATTTTTTAAAGGCAACTACATCATCTCTGAAGCAAACATTGTCCTTATAAATCCTTTTATCATCTAAATGAGTTTCATCATTATATCCATATACTTTATATGTATTGTAAACATCTAATCGTCTATTATCTTTCCATTTTAGTGTCTCTTCATCCCAAAATAAATCCATAACATATGCTTGTCCTGGTTCTTCGCCATATCTAATTGAACATATATACCAACCACGCTTTTTAGGAATATGTTTAGGATATGCTTTCCATCTATTGAACATATTTTTACCTCCATAGGAAACCAAAATTTCTTGTTATTTTTTGTCCAAATAAACTATATTATCTACATTATAGTGAAACCCACCTATCTCTCCATTAAACCTACCTTTGACATACCACGCATAAGGACTGATACCTTCATTCATTTTCTCTGCAAGTTCATCAGCTTTTCTTTGATGTTCATCAGCTTCATTTTGCATAGATATTTTTTGAGAATCCCATATAAGATTTGGAGTTGTATCTACACACTTTCTATACATCTCAGACTCTTTTATATATTCTCTTATCACTTTTGTCATTTTGGGAATATTGTCTTTTAATATTGGTTCATTGCTAAGTCCATATGGATATAGGATTAAAACACTTCTGTCTATACATTCCATAGATATTAATTCTTGTACACAAGACTTTGGTTCTATCAAATTGTCACCTCCCAGATATTTATTCTCTTATTTCAAATAACTTTTCTACTGCTTTAACTCGCTTTGTATTGTCAATCGTTCTTTTGACTTCCTGTTGCCAAATACATTTCCATTCTAAAGGAGCTTCATGCTCACTGACTAAGACAATATTCCTCTCACTCATCTTCTCAGCCCAATTCCAAAATCTGTCATAATCAAAGTTCTTACTTGATCCATATTGTTTCGTACCCTTATATGGAATATCGCAATAAAATAAGCAGTCAACTTTATCAGAATATAACTCTTCATAATCTCCACATTGGAATTGAATATCTTCTAACCTTGGAATTTGTTCAATTAAATTTTCTTTTGCCTCTTTATAATAATTTCTTATTATGATATGGTCTGTTGTTTTACTCTTTGAATAATTTGTTTTTGCAAATCCACCATCATAAAATCTGCCATTATAACTTCCAAGAAAGCCGATAGCACCGATATACCAATCAGGATATGTATTTAATCCTTTATTAAAACATTCCCTTACTTCTGAATAATGTTCCCTTGTTAATTCATCTGGAAATTCAGTAATTTCTTGTACATTCTTCAGCAATGCAATCAAATATTTTTGATTATCTGATGCGATTTTTGTATCACACTGAACTTTGTCGATTACATTACAACCACCGCAAAATGGCTCTATGTATGTTTTGATATTATAATCTCGCAATCTTTCTTGAATAATCGGTAAAATGTTATCAACTATTCGAGACTTTGAACCCATATATTTCATAAATTACTTGGAGTAAGGAATTCCTTCTTGTGTACACGAACCTCGTCTCCTTTCATTATTTATTTAAACTATCTTGTTTCTTTTTAATACCTTAACTGCCTTATCATAATCAGCTTCAGCTACCTTGATATTTTTCATCTTAGTTGGTTTTGGCTTAATCCAATGACGACATTCTGTAATATCTTCGTCATGCCACATCAAACCGCTTTCACAATATTTGTGCCATTGACAGTCATTATTGCCACAGTTACTCATTTATGTATTCTCCCAATCTAATGCCTGACCGCATTGATCACAATATTTAATGTCGGTATCTTTGTAGCCATCGTCACACAATAATTCTCCGCAAGTAGGGCAATACCATTCAAACGGAACTCTCTCTCCGCTATTTTTTACTTTCTTTGGTATCTGTTTTTCAAGCGCTTGTATTGCCATTCCATAAGCATTTTCAAAAGAACATCCCCATGAAGTATCACATGGAATTGCTTTGCCAAGTTCATTATAATCATATTTTAGTTCTTCAATAGCTTCATTCTCTGTCATTTACTTCTCCTTTATTATCTCAAAATCTTACTTAATCTCTTCACAACTTCTTCGCAAAATCTGTACAAACAAGTCTTCTTAAATGCTATTCTCAAATCATCAACAGTTTGTCTATATTGCTGACGTAATTCGTTGTCTATCATACTATTCCTTCTTCTCAATAATAGTTACAGTACCCTCAAACACTCCAAAATTTGATGATTGTTGAAATGTATGCGTCTCCGCAATGTCATCATCTGTCATTGGTCTTGTAAGATACCATAATGAATCATCTTTCCATGTAATCTCTTCAAGTTTCTGGTTTGGTTCAAGTTCAATTGTTGTTGAACCACCAAAATCTTTTGTAACAGACTGGCATCCCGTCATTCCAAAACATAACGTCAATCCTAATGCAACTGCTAAAATTTTCTTCTTCATATGATTTATTCTCCTATTACCTAATTTTTTTCGTAAGTCTTTTCAAAAATATCTGGCTTACAAGGATATACTTCACCATTGACACCTAAAATTATGTAATCACCATATTCAGATTTCATTGTTCCTTCCAATGTTTTGATATGACATGTACCGTCTTCATGAATTACAATAGTATTATTTGATACTCTATCCATAAACCAATCTGGCAAAGAATCTTCAATCATATATCTAACAGCTTCAATTACTACTGGTTTCTTTCTGTATTTCATACTGAACCTCCTACTAAATTTTCATGTTCTTTATCATATCCAGTCTCTTCAAGGAATTCATCAAATTCCTCTTTTGTCATATTGTTTGGATAATACATAGCCACCACCATATCAAACGGCTTCAAATAATTATTCAACACATCTTCAGCATCTTCTTTTGCTTCCTGCATTTTCATATTGATATAATCTTCTCTCGTCATATTCCATGCTGTAGGACAATCCGTGACACTCGAAAATCTACAATATAATCCGTTTGGTTGTTTTGATACAAATCCTGCCATACTATTCTCCTAAATCTACTATAATATTTAATTCATGAAATCCATCATGCGCTTTAACCGGGGACGCAAGTTTACACTGGCTGCTTAAATATTCACTAATAAGTTCTTTTGGAATAACCGATTGAATGTTTAGAAAATCTTTATTTAAAATATCTGTTTTCATCTTTTCAATGTCATCTCCATAAAATCCAAGAGCTTCGCCACACCCAAGACACCATAACCCAAACCCATTATCTGTGTCATATACGATTAGGTAGGCATTTGTTTGATCTAGTGGTTTGTTTTCGCAAAGAATTACATCTCCGGTTCTTAACTGATATAACATATTTTTCTTGCCTCCATTTCCCCATGAAATCTATGTTTCTTGGTAAAAATATTACTATATATAGTGTCTATATTTTCTATAAACACTATATATAGTATTTCATTTACGCCTGATACACAAAACTTGGCATTGGCTGTAATTTAAACAGATTTTTCTCATGCATTGAATCAATCTTTCTTATAATTCCAAACAAATCCTTTACAAGTTTTCTGCTTTCCTGAACAACACGCTTGAATACCTTGATGACTTACTCCCAAAGAATGTGCTGCTTCTGTTATACTTTGCCACTCTTTTATAATATTTCCATTTTTATCTTTTTGGAAAATCACAACTGCATTTGTTCTATTTGGAATTGTTGCACGTTTAATTACTTCTTCAATATTAACGTTTCCGTTATTATATGCCCAAGCATATCCACCTGCTGTTTTACAATTACCCTTACAACAATCCGAAATCTGTCCAGATGATATTCCAGTTATCTTATATGCCTCTTCCATACTATTATATTCTCTTATAATATTCTTGTTGGGTATATCTATTTGGACTACTTTTCTTTTATAGACACGTTTATGCTTTACTTGTAAATCATCCTTTATTTGTTTTGATGAAAATATATAATCATCAAATGTAATATTCTTTTGCAAGAGCTTTTCATAAAACCCTTTTACAATTTTTTCTTTTGTTTGAAAATTTGTATATCTAATAATTAACAATGGAATATTATTTTCACTACAATAATCTTCTTTTAATTTATCCAAATGTTTTCTATGCAAAAAATTTTCCTTCTTTTGCATATCAGACTCACTATTAAATGTAAACGGAAAATAATGCTGTTCTCCATGTAGTTCAATTAAAAATAAGAGTTTCTTATTTTGTGGATGAAAAATTGCAAAATCGAATGGCAATCTTCTTTTATATTTACAATCATCAAACTTATATTGCGTATCAAATATAATTTGTTCATCTGTCAAGAACTGGCTTAATTCGAACTCAGCTACAGAAGATAAACATCCACATGACTTAAGTTTTCCAGAAGTTAAAGACGATGATAAAGCGTTAATTTTCTTACCACAATCACAATCACAACTCCATAATGATCTATGATTTTTTATACCAAGAAATTCTTTTACAATTAATTTCCCAAATCTTTTTCCTTCTAAATTCTTTTGTGGTTTAATATTATCTCTTCTTATACATCCACATGATTGAGTATGTCCTGATTTTAAATGTCCTGCGGCAACTAAAATCAATTTAGGGTTGCCACAGTCACATTTACACCACCATCTCACATGTCCGCTTTTATCGTTGTCTCCACGTTTGATGACTGTTAATTTTCCAAATTGTAAATTAGTTAAGTCTTCTGCCATTTTAGTCTACATATCTTTCCATACCTGTTTTATAATAAGGAATAGGCATTCTCTTAAACCGATATTTTTCTACTCGATTATCAATTTTCTTTTTAATATCTTTGTCGTCAATCTCGCCTGTTCTAATATATCTATCCATAACAGAGTATTTAAATCCCAATGCATCTTCATCTGTACTTCCACACAGTCCATCAGACGGAATTTTTTCGATTAATTCATTTGGCAATCCAAGTTCATATCCAATAGCTTTCACTTCTTTTACTGTTAAGTCGCTAATTGGTGCAAAATCTCCAACTGCATCACCCCATCTGGTTTCCCAAGATAGTAATGTTTCTGAAAGATTACACGTATTAGCGACACGACCATTTACTGTCTGAGATACTGCATAAAGCGTAGTCATACGAATACGAGCAGGGAGATTTGTAGAAGTCTGCTTTGACCAATGATCTCCCAACTGTGGTTTAATCTCATGCTTTAAAGTGCGAACTGTATTGCCTATATTTACAACACAACTGTCGATTCCAAGATGGTCTATAAGCATTCGAGAATAATCAATATCTGGCTGTTCTCCCTGTGGCATCATTACACCAAAAACTCTATCTTTTCCAAGAGCTTCACAACATAAGCCAGCAACAACGCTTGAATCCTTACCGCCAGAAATTCCAACTACTGCCATACAATCTTTACCATTCTGTTCAAACCAATCTCTAATCCACTCTACGATCTCATTCTTTACTTTCTTAGCATCAAAATTACTCATCCTTTATCTAACCTCCATAATTCAATATTACAATTTTCAAATATATCATTTATCATTTGATACACTTCCTCCCAATTTGCACCGCCACGAACACAGCCAATTTTATATGGCATTGCAATACTCATATTTTCCAAAACCGCATATGATCTCAAATTTTCAAAACATTTTCTTAAAGAATTAATATCTGTATACTGTTTTCCGTCATAGCCATATGATTTTTGTGCAAATAAATTTGCATATATTCTTGCGTCAATATTAGACTGAAAATATCTAACAGAACCCAATAATTGTTCAGGTGTATTAATCGAACAAAAACTATGATAATCTTTATATACTTGCACATCATAATCACGGATCGCTTTTGCAACACCAGAATTAAAAGCACCTTTGCAATTAACCTGGTGTGCAATAATATCAGTGTTCGAAGTGAGTAAGTCTCCATCAATAATTTTAATCATTACTTACCTCCGTACATTCTGTTTCTAATATCCGCAAATGTATCTTCTCTTACTAATTCTCCATCTTTAAATACGGTAGTAAGTAAACTGTTATCACTCATTTCAAGTAACTGATCTTGACACTTTAATTCACCGTTATCATCGTATACTCTACAACATCCTTTATGAGATTTCTTTAAGTGACTTGTATCTGTCTTAGGATCTTTGAAAATCATTAACTTCTTGCCATCAATTACTCCATATGTAGCTTTCATTGCAATACCAAAAGTATCTCTTGTAACAACAATCATCTTGCCGTTTTCAACGATTGCAGTGAAGCAAAAAGCTCCTACACCATAAGCAATATTATTAGCTGCGAAACCACGCTTTTCTAATTCTTTCCAAATAGTTTCTACATTAGAAAGTGTGCAGCCATCACCATAAATAATACCGATATGCGGATTTAATACCTTATAACCTTTACCATTTACAGAACCACCAAAAATCTCCCACAACCTTTCAACTGTTTTAACTGAAATCTCTACAATATCACCACTATCAGGACGAACCAAGAGCTTTCCATTATGATTCATAATCTCTTCTTTACACTGTGGAAGAATATTATTTACCATATTCCAATAATCATAAGTATCTGAAACCATACTAAATGATGTATTTGGATATAACTCTGTTAAAAGTCTTTTAACAAACGTAATCTCATCTCCATCAATTGAGAAATTAGCACCCATTACAGAATGCTCAGTTGAGACAGCACCGATTCCAATACCATTATTCTTACAATCGGCATTGTAATATCTATCAATATAATTAATTGCTGGAATTGTAGATGTCTTATTAAATGAAAGCAACCATGATGCTGAACATCTTGTAGCTTCATCCATACAAGACATTCCTCTCATGCCAAAATCTGCACAAGCCATATTTCCAGGCAATCCGTCCGTTGTCTTGTTATACCAATAATCTGCAATCTCACGATACATATGACCGATAGTTGCATGACAACAAGGTTTCCATAATTCTACCTGAAGAATACATTCAATCCACTGAACAAGCCAAGCAAATTTATTATCCGTATTTGTAATCTCAATACAAGGAACACCCATAGGAACAAGTGTACCTTCTGGCAATGCTCTAATCTCAAGTGGTAAATACCCTAATCTGTGAAGCTCTACAATTTTATCTAAATCATAGTTGTCTCTACCAATCTGTACGTCCATCGAATCTGTATAAAGAGTTAGCATCTCATCTTCCGATAAATCGAAGAAATTTTTCTGAAAATATCCCATTAAATATTCTTTGATAAATGCTTGTAATCCAAAGAAAACCATTTCATTCTGATTCTCTAACATTGATTTTCGAGGCACCCAATACGACACCAATTTAGTCAAACCATTTGGGTACATACGATCATGACACTGTTTATAAGTATCTGATAATAATAAAGCCATTGTGTTATCCATAATTTTAAACCTCCATAACTGTAATTTTTTCATGACTACCATTAAACAAACTGTTTGTAGTAAATAATCTGTTCACTGTATTATTCTCCAAAGACTTGATCAATGTTCCTTTTTCTTTATCAAGAATTGAATTCTCTGTATGTGTTGCATACGCATAAATCTTACTTACACCATGTTTCTTTAATTCTTCTGCGCTATAATAAAGTGAACCGCCATATGCGATAATATCATCAATCATTAACACTAATTTATCAGTTAAATCAATGCCATTTGTTTTAATATCTAGCCCAAGAATCTTTCCAGTTTTCCAGTCTCTTTCCTTCTCACCATAACAATATGGAAGTTCTGGAAATAGATCTGAATATCTCTTAGCTGCACCTGCATCTGGAAAATAAAGAACGGTTTCTGGTGACGCATTTTCATCCTCTTCAACAATTTCGTCTTCAGCCCATTCAATTGCCTTTTCAATGTATTGTTTTGGATTTACAAAATTTGCATTATTTATAAGTGCCTTTCCAACATTACTATGGACATCTAAAATTTCAATGTAATCAAAATCTAACCAATTAATAACATCAGCAAAACTTTTTAATGTAAATACCTCAGAATCTTCATGAATTCTATCCATTCTAGCATTTGGCAAATAATACATATAAAGATTTAATAATCCAACATAAGGAAGATTTTTAATATGTCTTGTGATGTATATTAATGTTGACAATTCTTCCTCTTTTTCATAAAACCATTCAATATTATTATCAGCATAATCTGATTCATATATATTTTTTATATTTAACCTTTGTGTTCCGTCTGGGAAATGCTCAATTTTTACTTCATCACCATTAATTTTAATCATATTCTACTCTCCAATCACTTCAATCTGACACATCTTCATAATTGCCAATGCAGCACTATGAGTATCAGGTGTAACACCTGCACAACAACTTGCATCTACTGTAATATCAATTTCAGGATAATTTGCTCTAATAATAAGTGCATTTGAAACCACACAGATGTCGGTGCATAATCCGCAAACCTCAACGCTTTCAAATCCAAAATCCTTCCAGTTTAACCAACCAAATGTAGACTTATCAATCAGAATATCGTTCTCAATATCAAAATCTAACTTATTTGAAATCTGCCAACCAACAGTATTCTTTACACAGTGCGCAACAGGAAGATGTTTTCCTTCATATGTCTCTAAATAATTCTCAGGATGTGTGTCTCTTGTAAAAATTACCTGCTTACCAGCATCCTTATACTCCTTAATTTTCTTTGCTACATTTGATACAATTGCCTGTGCTTCCTTTGTACCAAGTGCTCCATCAATAAAATCATTCTGCATGTCTACTACAATTAATGTTTCTCTCATTTTGTTACCTCTTTTCTTTGTTCTTTCATTACCAAATGGCTAACGTTTACCGCTTCTCTCATAGCTTCTGCAAACTCATAAGCACAATCAGAAGTAAATCTTTCCTGCACTTTTGCAATATCATTTGTATCAATTTCACTATGAATCCTTGCGTCAATAATATATTTTCCGTCTTTACATTGAATATCTATCATTTACTAATCCTCCTCATCTTCACATAAAATTTTCTTTCTTAATGAGTTCCAACCATCATCATAGCCATCACAATATTCATCCATATACTCATTATTGTGTGTCTCTTCTGGTAATTCTTTTAATGGACACCATCTTTGTCTAAAATCTTTCGGATAAGGATAGTTAATTGTACGGTTATTTAAAGCCATACAACACATATCAGAATAATGACCACAAAAACATGGACATTTATTACAACTATTTGGCATATCTAACACTAAAATTGCTTTACTCATATATTCCCTCCGTAATTGTCACAGGACACCCATAAAATCCCCACATCTCAACAAATTTTCCAGTATCAACATCGAATTTTGCTGTAGCTGCCGCATGTGGAAAACCACCATCGAATCCTCTTACATAAATATAATTATCAATTTTCTTTGCACCAATCATAATTAATTGATTTTTATAACACCATTCGTCTGCTAATTTATGTGCCAAGTCATATACTTCTTTATTCATACTGCACCTCTTTCTTTGTTTTTATATGTATTTTATTCTCTGAAAACCCACAAGAAATTCCGCATTCCTGCGAACTTCATATTATGTTATTCTTTTAACCCACTCAAAATCCATTCAACAGTAGGTTCATTCCATCCATTGCCCATCAAACTACATCTTTTTGAGTATGATAACCAACGATTGTTAAGCTGAATTTTTGTAAAATTATCAGGCAATCCCTGTAATCTTTCATATTCAACTTCTGTAAGTTTTCGTGGTCTACCCCTATCTAATACCTTCTTTTCCTGATATCCACCTGACACGCAAGTTAATGTAGACATTTTGAAATCGGGATTAAAAATACGTTTGCACATCTCAGTTGTATTAACTTTCAACTCTGCACATACACGTTTACTCATATCCAAGATTTCAAAATCTTTCTTATAAAAATATTTCTCATCTACACCATTCTCCATAATATCCTTCAAAACTAATGGAGATTCATCGGGTAATTTACCTAATGGTATGTTTGTCCAATAATATCTTTCACGATTTTGAGACGAAAATCTTCCTGAATCAATCAAAATAGGTTCTACACCAATGCATTCTGTCATTGTCTTCAGGTCTTCATCACTACTTGGTATTACATTTTCAAACATGAAATATTTGGGCTGAATTGCCCTGAGACACTCAACTGCTTTAAAGAAAATTCCTGACTTACCATCAAGCCCATTATTAACCTCTTTGCTTTCAATTCGCACTCTTGAAAGTGACTGGCAACAAGTTCCTGCCAACAGTAAATCAAATCCTTTGAACTGTTCAAAATCCGCTTCATATAAATCGCCATGATGTACCACAAACGGAAAATGGTACTGAGAAACTGCTATGGCTTCTGGCAAAATTTCATATGTATGATATTCTCTTATAAATATTCCGAGCTGCTGTAACGCATACAATCCTGTTTCAACGCCACCACATAAACTTAATACTCGTAGCCCTTGAGAATTATTTTTTTTATTATTCTCTGTCAAAATACACTATTTTACAGAGGTTACGTAACCATAATTACCTAGGAGTTACTGCTTAATTCCTTTCTTCTTAATTATTTTGTTGTAAAATCCTATGGAATTTGCACGTCTGCAAAAACCATAAGAAAAAAATATTTCTTGTTACTTTTACTTTTGGGAAATTTGGCTGAGTCGCCAAGATAGAAATTTCTATGTATGATTATTCTTCGTCTTGAAATGATTTAATTCGATTTTCTAAATAATCAATCTCATCATTCCAATGGTCTATTAGCATGTCTTCGATTTGATGCTTTGCATCTTCTATACTGTCTGCAAACAACGTATCATATTCAACATTTAGTTCTTTTGATACATATATAAATATGTTTTCGTCTGTCTCATCTTGTACAAAACCAGCTACTACATTTTCATCATCTTCTTCATAAAATTGACTAAAATGTAACCTGTAACATTCCTTACCAAAGTCATTCTTTTCACCTGTTTCCCAATATTTCTTCACTTTATCACCTCGCTTAATTTGGCTGATCAGCCGTGAATAGAATTACTTCTATATTAGATTATTCTCTATTTGAAACTTTTTTAATTCATCTTGAATCATCTTCTGCATATCTTCTTTGTCAAAAGATATATTTGCAACTGGAATAACTTTTGCATTTAGATTAACATCACCAATAATAGCTTTGTCAAACGCTTCTAAAAACATTTCTGCAATTTCCTTTTCATAATTACCACATATACCTTTGAAATCAATATCTGCAATTACTCTTGAAAAGAAATCCTTGAACTTGCCAGCGCTAAAATCTCGTTCATATTCTCTCGGAATATCAATTGTTATTTTCACTCTCTCACCTCGCCAACTTTGAACCATAATATGTGATGTGTACCTTCACTTTGAAATACTCACCACAATTATGACATTTTACTTTTACTTCTTCACACCAACCTTGTGTTACCAAATTCATCAAACCATATTCCATAAATCCATCTTGATATTCTTTCTTGCAATATGGACATTTTGGATATGTAAATTTACTTTTTCTCATATTTTACCTCGCTTATTCTCTGTATGGTTCAGGCAACGGCATCCAAGCTTTCATGCCACCATTAATTCTTCCCCAAAACCATGTCCCATCATAGCGTTGTCTTTGTACTTTTGTTACCATGCCTCTATTCGTAGTAACAAGTACATTAATTACTTTCTTACCTTCGTATCTTTTATCATCTTCGGGCATTTGTCCTTCGACACATTTAATCCATTCCAATTATTCTCTCACCTCACTGTCCAAAGATTTCCCCAATAATTTTCAACTTAATACTCTGACCAAATTCTGAACCAGCAGCTTTTGGATGACCACCGCCACCAAATAAACTTGCTACATCTTTACCAAGATCAATATCTTCTTTAACGGTTCTATAAGATACCGTACAACCATCAATATCAATCATTGCCACAAAATCAATTTCAGGATGCATTTTACAAAGTCTATTACCTAATTCACTAACAAACCTATCTGCAAATACAAAACCACAAACCTTACCACACATAGGACTGGTAAACATGGTTTCATTCTTCTCCTTGATATATCTATCAATTTCATCCTGCTTAATCTTCAGAACAACCTCATCTTTAGCAGATAACAATGGGAATATTTCACCACGTATCTCCGAAATACACCAATGAATAAAATCATCTCGACCATACAGATAAAGTAAATCGTTCACCTGCTTACAAATAACTCCATCTTCACCAAGTTCTGACCATCTCCAAGTGTCATAATCTCTCACTAATTCAGCAAATCTCTCTAACGCATTATTATTCTCTAACTCTTCACTCAGGCTACCATTCATACCTAACCAATGATAAAACAACATAGTTCCCGATGTTTTAATTCCTTTGGAATCTTCGATAACTACATCACACCAATCATACTTATTTAATCCAAGAGCTGTTGGATGATGATCTAATAACTGAACATTGCCTCTTTTATTTAGCAACTCAGCAGTTTCTTCATTGACACGAATATCGGTAATATAAATTGGGATTGTGTCGTCCTGTTCTGTTTCCAAATATTCCTTTACAGTTGAATCAATATTGTCGTAATCACAGTATGAAATATCTACATCTTTACCAAATGCAAGTTTTGCCAAAACTGCACAACCGATTCCGTCTAAATCACTGTGGCTAAATAATCTTACCATTATAATTCTCTCCTAACTTCATCCATTCTTTTGTTGTCTCAACATATTTAAGTAACTCACTTTTCTCGTTTAGATATACACCTTCAATTACTAACTGTAAAAGACAATTCAGTGTATTCCCTATTTCTTTTCCTGGCTTATATCCAATCTCAATCAAATCATTGCCATTAACAGCCAAATCTTTCAGTGAGAAACATTCGTCTTTCTGTAAAACTTCCTCTAAGATATATTCGATATTGTCAATTTTCTGAAGCCTACTCTCTTGCTCTGTATAAGCCTGCGCTTTAATATCAGCTCTACGAACATTCAGTAATCTTCTAAATTGTTCTTCTCCAATCTTATTGAGCCATCTCTTGATATACTTTTCACCCACTTCAAAAGTTGCATCATGATAATAAACAAGCTGCACTACTTTTTCTCTTGTATCATTATCAAAACGAAGTCTTTTCATAATTGTATCAGTCATATCAGCACTGACTTTTCCATGCCCTTTAAAATGTCTAATGCCATCCTCACCGTCTTGATAACAGTGTGGCTTTCCTATGTCATGAAAGAACACCGCTAATGACGTAATTAAATCTATTGGATTTAAGTCTTCTTCACAATCACAAGAATATGCTTGTACTGCATGTACGGTATGATTCCATACATCATACATGTGATATGGATTATTCTGTTGAAAGCCAAACATATCTTTAATTTCAGGAATGAACAATGAGAATACTTCGTGATATAAGACCATTTGTACACAGAAATCACTCGATGCAGCAATTTTACAGAACTCACTATTGATCCTTTCAATAGATATATTCTCCAAATTCTTATACATTTTAGAGATATTCCAATCTGTATCAGGTTCAAGGACAAATCCCAGTTGTGAAGCAAACCGAATAGCACGTAAAATCCTTAAAGCATCTTCTGAAAATCTATCCTCTGCTCTACCAACACATCTGATTTTATAATGCTCAATATCTTCCATGCCATTAAACGGATCTACAAGTCCAACTTCATCATTGTATGCCATCGCATTGATTGTAAAATCTCTACGCTTTAAATCTTCTTTAAGATTTCGTGTAAATGTTATGCTATCAGGTCTACGACTATCTGAGTAATTACCGTCAATTCTGTAAGTGGTACATTCATATCCTTCACCGTCAATTATAATGGTAATAGTTCCATGTTGTAATCCAGTTTCAATAATTCTTTTATCCTTAAATACTTCCATCATTTCATCTGGTGTGGCAGAAGTTGTAATGTCATAATCGTGAATTATTCTGCCAAGAATACTATCTCTTACGCACCCTCCAACTAAGAAAGCTTCATATCCATTGTTTTGTAGACTATGGATAATTTCATTTGCACCAGATGGAATTTCAATTTTCAATCTTTTCATCCAAATTCACCTCAATTTTTGGTATATCAATAAAATATCACTTATTCGTTATCATATCCAAAAACAACAACTCATCTTTCTTCAATGTGATATCATAATCTTTCCACTTTTCCATCAACTCTCTTGTATCAAATCTATGCGGAACAATGATTGCATAGCCATGTGGAGTCTTATGCAATTCGTGATTATCCAATTCTGAATAAAAATAAATATCGTCAATAAAATCTTCTACTTTTTCTTCATTGTCCACATCAAAGTCAAACAACCATTTACTCTCGTCACGATTTTGTACTTGCTGTGCAACTGAAGCTAATGTACGATTAAGCTGTGTCATACTTGGCTTGTCTCTCAGCAGACGAATAATAAATTCTTCCCTGATTTTCTCTTCGTTCCTAGAATTAACTGATCTATATAATCTTGTCTGTTCACCAGGAACTCCTTTAGTTGCAAAACTTTTAAATTCTTCAATTATTTCGTCTTCATTCTCTTTATATTCAAGAATTGTCTTATCTCGTTGCTTAAAATTTGGAATATCCTTATTATCCTTGTTACGAGAACGAATTAAATATACATATAAATTTGACATTGTATTATTCTCCTTCTAAATAACAGATTGGTACTTCTTTTGTAAGCCATACATCATTTTGAGATAAAAAGAATTTATATCCGTCATTATACATATCTTTTGCTCTAACCTTATAAATAAACGGTTCTCCATGTCTACTGCCAACATTTGTTGCTGTTTCAATATCTTTTGATAGATGGACATATAAACGACTCTTGGATATTAACCCTTGTTTATTGATTGAAGAGCAATATTTAACACCTGTTCCATGATATAAAATATCTGGTGGCATACACTCTTTCAATTCTACATCGACTTTTACAGAATGACCTTGATTTGCTCTGATAAGCGTCTTCTCTCGATTAAATGAATATCTCTGTTTAGAATCTTCTTCTACAATTTTTTCAAGCATTTTCATTGTAATTGTCTGAGTTTTATTGATTCCCTTTAATAAATCTGATACATTAGCCCAGCCATGTTCGTCTAATGTGATGCCAACAACATCAGGTCTATGTCTAAGAATTAATGCTATGTATTTGCTTAAATTATTTTGCTCTTTATTCGTCATAATATTGTCTCCATTCTCCAATAAGCCCAAAACACTCTTTTTTAAATTTTTCTAATACATCTATCAAAGCTTCTATTTCGTAAGAATCTTTGAATATTATCTCAATTGTTTTAGGTTTAGATATATCAATATTATAATCATAAGGCAATGGCTTCATAGAACAATTAAAACTGACATTCAAACCTTTATGTGACAATTCTATTCGATTAACATCTTCTTTGTTTCCAACAACTTTCAAAAGATTTCACCTCCAAAAATCCGCAAGAAATGTGCGTTTCTTTCTAGCGTAAAATATATACCATATATAGTATATATTGCTTATTAATACTATATATGGTATATTTGTAACAATTACTCACTTAATTCTGCAAGTGCCTTATCCAGATCCTCATCAGACATGTTCTCAAGTGCTGCATCCTGTCTCTTAGCCTTGATTTCAAGCAATCTTTGTCTCATCTCAGCATTTTTCTTAGCGTCTTCTCTCTTCTTTTTCTCATCCAACTTCACGCCAACAATATACTTAACAATTTCAATCTTGTTAGAAATCTCCTCATCTTCCTTTGACTTAGTATTCAGAAGACTCTCTTCCTCAGACTTCTTTACTTCCGCATTGAGTGTCTTAAATACTGAGTCCAGATTTGTGAGAGATAAATCCCACAAATCAATTACGTTAATCATTCCTCTGAATGGGAACTGATAGTTTGCTCTTGTTGCATTGATAAATAATTCGTTGTTTGTCATAATAATAATCTCCTTTTCTAATTCTAATTAAAACTTAATCTTCATTACACGCTCTGTTGCGCCCTTAACCTTAATAATTAAATCTTCTCTCTTTGTCATAGAGAATCCAATTCCTGAAAGCTGATCATCAGTATCTTCTACATGACACTTAGCACCTAAAGCCTCGAACACTCTCTTATGCTTCATTAAATCATTATCAAGGAACTCAAGATAGAATCCATTAGGCTCTTCGCTATTTACACAATCCTTCAAGAAAAAGAATAAATGTCTATGACCAATTCCATCCTGCTCGTCAAAATAGTTTGGACTGTAACTAATTACTGATACAGGAACAAACTGATTTGTATTTACACCCCAAATCTCACGACTTGAAATAGATGAATTTCCTGCTAATTTCTCCTTAATTGAGAAGTTTCCATTCTCATCGAGTGTTACTTCTGCAACCTGAACTTTTTCATCAGTTCTCATCGACTTATCGTAATCAAACTTGTAAATTTCTCCATTAAATTCAATCTCAGCTCTAAATCCATGCCTTACGCTTCCTGAATACTGATGTACAAAGAACTTATAAACACCTGGTTTCATTCTTGACAGGTCTTCCCAAGTAATATTCTCTACTGCAACCTTTCCATCTGGATGAATAATATCAACGTCTAACTGACCACCCATTCTTGAAACACTTGGCTTTCTACAATTACTAAAGAAAATTTCATTCTTATCTGGCTCAATACAATGTGCATCAAGATCGTAATTATCATGACCATCTTCATTCCACTGAATAGAAAATCTGAGTACACCATCGACATTACCGCCAGCAGCTTTTACATTCTGCTTCATATCAGAATCAGTAATGTTTCCTGAATAAGCCCAAGATAATCCATTGTTCCATTTGAACATTGTCTTAGCATCTGAATTAACAGGTGCAATCATAGAAACAAAGTTCTTCTCATGTTTATTCTCTACAAAAGCTTCAATCTCCTTTGCAGTTGGAAGTACCTTATCAATGAAATCCTGTGCTGAAATCTCCTCAACCTTAGAAAACTTCTTAGGACTTACAGCAACATCTTTTTCCATCTGACCAAAAATATCATCTGCGCCAACTATTCTTCTTGCAGCACTTTTATTTGAGAACAGTACATTATTTACAGTAATATCATTCAGATTAGCAAATCTTCTCTGTAATGAATCCATATATCCAAGTTCTGTAATGGTCTTCTTTGCATCCTCAAGCATCTTCTTTGTAAAAATAGCCTTTGGACGCTTATAATTGCTTGGAGCGACAATCTGTTCATATTTCTTAACTGCCGTATCGAGATCCATATCCTCACTTACATTAATAAGAAGTGTTCCAATAGAATGATTTCTAATTCTACCGATAGCCATACCTGCTGTTACCGACTTCTCCCAAGTATATAAATCCTTTTCAGTATCAGAAGTCAGCTTATCGTATTCCTTCTTATACTTCTTGAACTCTGTGAGTACACCTTTCCACTCTTCGCCCTTGTAAAGTGTATTTGAGTTGATAAGTTCAAGAATTGTATCAAGTGCTTCCATAGTAATCTCATCGAGAGAACGCTTAAATACATTTCTTGTATCTCTGAACTGTCCTTTAACTTCCTCGTTAGAACGACTACTTCTATTTACGAATTTGCTTGGAAGCTCTAAGAAGAAATGATCCCACTGATGAGACTTTCCATTGATTTCCTCAAAGTTAAAATCTGTACCAATCTTAGGGAACTTAGTTGTATAAATATCTGTAACTGTATGAGCTTTTACAAAAGCATCAAGTGCATCACATACTGGCTGATATGTTGTATCGCCAAGATTCAGTTCCCAAATCGTATGAATCTGGTTATCCTTGATAGTGACAGCAGAACCAATATTCTTAATAAACTGTCTACAACAACTACAATCATGCTCTCTACGTTCTCTGAAAATCTCATTTGTACCAGCAGGGAAGCTATCAAGATATGTATTCCATAATTCATCCTTATCTACATTTACCTCAAATAAATGTGTTGCCTCTTTCTGCATTTCATCGAAGTGCTTTTCCAAAGCCTTCTTAAACATCATAAATCCATCCATGTTTTGTACCTCTTCTTTCTTATATTTATTTTTGTTAATTGCTTCTATTGTTATATTCTCCGTTTATAATCCAAAAGAAACGAAGTTTTCTTACTAATATTCTTCTGCTATATCATCATATTCGCTTGACAGATATTTAATCAAATCTTTATAAATATCTAACTGATGTTCATGTAAATAATTACATAGTTCAATATCTGTATTGAAAAACTTTTCAACAGCAGTTGAATTAGCCCATCTGTCAAAAGCACTTTCTGTTGTAACTCTAAGTAACCATCTGTTTCTAGTTCCGCTATGAGGCTCTACTATCATAAAAATAACTGTATCTGTTCTTGCTTCTAAATGACCTTCGTATTCATAAATCTCGTAATCCTGACCATTGTTTACTTTGTCATTCTCAAACCATCTTCTTATATTTTCCATTTTTACCGATCTCCTTGTTTTGTGATTAGAAAAATAGCTCATCAATCGACAAGTCCATATGTTCGTATAAGTCAACAATTCTTGAATCATTTTCATCTAACCCAAGTAAGAAACAACCACCTTCTCCTTGCTCAATTTTTACAATCTCATTCTTATGAAATTGTTCTATATCTATTTTTAATCTTCTAATACCGTAATATTTATATAAATCTTCTATTGCTGAGTTCAAACCATCAATCATTTTTTTATATTGGGAACTCAAGTCAAAATCGTATAAACTATTAATACTGTTTTCAATTTCATTATAAATATCTATTAAATTCGTCATACTTTATACCTCCACATGAAATCGAACTTTCTTACCAAAACAGTTCTTCAAATTCGCAGAAATATTCTAGTGAATACCACTCTTCTTTATCTATATCATTTTTGATTTTTATACAATCTCCATCAAAACCAGTAACTAAATATTGTTTTCCATCTGTTAAATTAAACTGTTCCCCTCTATTATTCGAAGTAACTGGTTTCCCAATTTCAATATTGACTATATTTTTATGCATAACACAATTCATAATTTTCACCTCACAATCCAAAGAACTTTACTTCAATATTTCTATTCTTATTTCTGTTCCTTCATAATTACCTGTTATATGCCTTTGGACTACAGATATTCCCTCTTGATATTCATTAATAACATTCTCTAAAGATTCCATAATGTCATAAAAGTCTTTAAGTAGCCAAGGATGTGTATAAGATATATGAATTCCATCACATAAAAATCTCCAAAGAAAATCTTTTGCTTCGCTTTTACAACGCCACTCCTCTTCATATTTAAATTCCATAGAACCAACATAATCATAATATTCAAAATCATCAACTACTACGTCTCTATTAGTACAGCCAAAATCTTCGGCATTCCTTAAACTGTAATCACCGTCTGTATATAATGTATAACTAATATTTATTTGCATCTTCTCGCCTCACAATCCGAAGAAATCGACTTTCTTAATAATCGTTTCCTATCAAACATACAAAACAACTGCACTCCATACAAACACCATGCCCAGTTTCAGAACATTCTTCTGCAACTTCACATAATTTTTCAGGAATTTTTGTTACATAATATCCGTTGTCTCTTAAAAATTCTATTGCTTCTTTAATTTTTGTTTCCATATTTACCTCCTATTTTTCCAAAGAAAGAGAATTTTCATCTCAATTCTAATCCCATCTTTTCTTTCAAACATACAGCTTTTTCTTTCGTAAGAGTTCTTGATAAAAGTTCTCCGTCAACATTATAGACTGTAATAATTTTAAAGTCTAAATCTGAATAAAGGAAAATATCAATCATCTCAATATTTTGTGTTGTTACAATATAAGGTTGTTCTTTTCTTGCAATTTCTACCCACTGTGGTAACTCACTATAATGCGTTTTTTCGTCGGGATAATAAACCATATCATTATCTATGCCTGCATTTAGTATCTCTTTTGCATATTTTTCAACCAAATTATTTTTTCCTAATAATAAAATCATCTGTTTCTCACCTCACAAATTACCCACGTTTCAAAAAGCTTTCAAAGCTATTTTTCATATATGTATAGTTAATTCTTTGATCTGTGCTAAAACCAGAACTATTTTTCTGATACTTTTGAATCCATCGCTCAAAATCCATGTCTTTTTCATTTTTACAAGCATAAGCTACAATCGCAATTAATGCCGTTTTACACTGCTTGTATACTTCTGAATCGACTCTCACGCAACAGTCAATCATACCCTCATAACATTCAATGTCTTCTTCAATTACATTTGAATTTACATTTTTCTGAACAAATGAAAGTGTAGTTTCTTCTTCGACATCTTCTTTAATATTCTCTGTTTCTTTTGTCGTCATTGTTTCATTGGCTAAAAAATCTTTTAAAAGTGTTTCTAAAATATGTAATTTGTCTGTAATCATTCCTTTATCCTTTGTAGAATTACATGTATCAATTTCCGCAAATGATAAATTGTTTGTTTCTTCAGTTCCTTTTGGTTTTCTAGTATGCTCTACAACAACTTTTACGTTCTTTAACTTCTCAAAGTCGTTTAAGAATTCTCCAAATTTTTCATCGGGATATCCTGTTTTTTCAAACTTGTCAAAGAGCATAAACCATATAAGTGCATTTTTCTCACTAAACAATTTCCCTGTTGTCGGTGTTACAATATTGTACAATCTATCAAGATATTCCTTGAACTTATTAAACATCTCCTTGGTTGCATTCTCGTTTAAAAACTTTCCAAGCTGCATTGCATTTCTTTTCCACTGATCAAAAAAGTTAAGCCCCATAATTGTTTCATTTACAATCTTATCAATAGTTCCATTTCTATCTTTAACATCGGAAAATTTTGCACAATCGCTAAAGAAATCATGTCCAGATAATTCTTTAACATCTTTTGCAACATTGCACATATAGGTGATTGTTTTTTGGGCAACGTTCATTTTCGCTCCACTGTTATATCTAACAATATGTCGCCCCACTTCTTCATCACTACAATCAAGATGTTTTACTACCTCTACTGGACAATTATTAAAATCTTCCTTTAATCTTTCTGGTAATTGAGCATAACTTTTTCCTTTTAAGTCAAAAGAAACGATTTCATATACTGTATTACCATCTTCATCTTTAACAATTTTTCCATTTTCATCTTTTTTTACTTCTTGATACTCAATCACTGATGGATTTATTTTTTTACCAAGTGCAAATTTACCTGCTTTATAATTTTCTATTGTGGTACATCTCTGTAATCCATCAATCAGCCACAAGATAACACCATTATCTGTAAGCTGTTCACAAATCTTAATTGGATCAAAATCTTCATTCTGAATAACGGTTACTATAAAATTATCTCTAACCTCTTCTTCCCATTGACCAGATTTTCTCTGCTGTGGATGATCATTTCTCAGATCTTCTCTTTCAATCATTCCACATATTTTAGATGCCATGCAGGTATCTTTTTTTACCTTATCTCTTATTAATTTCATAGAATTTTTCCTCCCATCAAACTCTTTAAAGGCTTAGTTTTTTCATCAGAAGTAATCTTTTTTAAAAGATTGTCATAATGAAATGATTCAATATGTAAAATTTCACAAATCTCTTCTTTTGTATATTTATCAGCAAGCATCATAATTATCTTGTATTGCAAAGGAGACAAACTATTTAAGTAATCATTAACTTCTTGATGCCATTCAGATTTTGTTTCTCTTATAAAAATATTCTCCACACGAAAATCTGAAGCTATCGTATCTCTAATTTCCTTTCCTTCCTCTGTCGTTACATCTAATGTTAATGGTTTAAGAATTACTTTTCTTTTTTTCTTCTCTCCATTCTCTTCGTAGTACTCATAAATAATATCTCCATTTCTATCCCTTGCATAATTAACACGTTTATCTCGCATTCTATCTCTTGTCCAATCTAAATACGAACGTTTAATATTTGTTGTCAAATATGCTCCGAAATTATCATTCCTTGAGCAATCATAATTTTCAACTGTCTCAAGCAATACCTTCATCGCATCACTTAACAAATCATCAATTTCCATATCTGCAACACCCTTCATGGATATTAGCGGCAGACAAATTTTCTTTAATTCTCGTAAATCATTACGGCAATATCTATCAACTATTGCCAACTGATCGGGTGATAAATTTATTTTTTTTACTGTCACTTTCGCATGTCTCCAATCATTTTTGTCTCTAATATCTCTTTAAAATCCAGTTCATCATCTTTGATTTGATTATGTTTTGTCTCTGAATAACACTTTGGACATCTACAAAACTTTTCATGCTTGTCCTTAGAAAATGACATCACACCAATCATAGATGTGTAACACCTTTTACAAATCACCATTTTCGTCCACCTCCACAACTCGATATGTATATTTACGATCAAATAATCCATCAATAGCCTTTTGTGTACGTTCTCTGCTGATTTTTGTATCATCAATTTCTTCTAAAATACTATGTATGATTAACATTTCATCTTTAAGTTGTCTTCTATTTCTTCTATTCTCTCTTATCTTTTTATATACAAGCCAAGCAGAATAAAGATCCTTCGGTGTTTCAAGTTCAATACTATGTAAAGCATCCATCAAAGCCGCATCAGAAGTATGTAACTCATCTTCCAATTCAACATATCTTTCTCTTGCTTCTTTAAAAATATCCGAACATGCACCAAATTTTTCAACCCATTGCGTAATATTGCCAGAAGGTTGATAATCTGTGTTTTCGATAATTTTCTTCGACTCTTCTTTTACAATTTTCTGAACAGGTGTTTCCATTTTAATATCAGGAATACACTCTATCCGAAAATTCAGATTCTTAAGAGTCTTTGGAAGCGACTTTAGAATATTCTTTGCTTTCTGTTCTGTAAATTTCCCCATATTTTTTTCTTTGCATGTTTCAGCTTTACCATTTTCACTTAGTCGGATATATACATTTTTATTATTCTTTATAACAAAATCCAACTATATCATCTCCTCTCTTTTATTTTTAATGGATCATGTCTGACTTGAACAGACGACTTCTCGGTTATGAGCCGAGCGTTCTAACCAACTGAACTAATGATCCAGACCGACATATGGAAGGTATATATCAAATAACGAAACAAAAGTATATGTCGGTTATGTAACTCGTTAGTGAGTTATTCTCTATAAGAACTTATGCAGCTTATAGACTGCACTTACAGATAATTAATCTGCGTTCTGAGGACTCACTGGGTAGAAAATCCCCATAACAGGGCATACTGGATTCGAACCAGTGAATACATGAGTCAAAGTCATGTGCCTTACCTCTTGGCGAATGCCCTATAATATTATTCTCCATATTCAATTGTGCAAATTAGGAATTTTAATTGCAGAAAACGCTTGAAACTTGACTTTCTTTCGAAATATATGTAAAATAAGTACAAGCGATATTTCGCTTCTGCAACTGCTGTAATAGCTGTTGTATGTATTTGGTTGATAGAGTCAAGTAGAAAGCTGTTGGCGCAGCGTTTGAATCGCTTGGCTCTATCTTTTTTGTTGCTTACAAAAATTATAATACTCCAAACAAGCGTTCTTGTCAATACATTTTAGAACATCTGTTCGAAAAGTGTTCGGTTTTTTGTTCGATATTTTTATCATATCATATTGCGAGTCCTATAATCAGGACTCTATCTGGGGAAACTTAATATTGTGCACCATAAATTCCTGTACTCCATCCAATGAAAGCAATCCAAAGAAATCATTATCTTGATAGTCAACTGTATCTGCTTTGTTGATTATTCTTTTCCCCTCATCAATAGTAATTTGCTTTGGTCGTGTATGAATAAAAGTTACTCCGTTAAAAGAATCAATCCATATCATACCAGGTGCTTCATCAATCATTTTTTTTGCCTCTTCTTTATCTACAAACATTATGCAAGTACCTCCTCCCAATTAATGTTTTCCCCAAAAAAGAATGTATTGTAACAAATTTTATTAATCATGTTTTTTTCTTTTTGATTTGTTACCATTCCCAATTTCTCTTCTACTTCATCCTTTGATATTGTGATTGGTTGCTCTCCTAATATCATAGAATATAAAGACAATCCATTTATATTATTAGCTTTAATACAACCATGAACAGGTATGTTCTCTTTCTTAATTTTACTCGTCAAAGGCATTACCGTTATAATAGTTCCATGCTTAGTTCCAACAGGATTACTTACAACTACATATGGACGTTCCTTTGTTTGAACTGAACCCGATCCTTCATATTTTATATTCGCTTTAATAATATCGTATCTCCGTATATCCATATGTACGTCCTCCTCTCTTTTGTATTTATGTACTTTGGATTACCTTTGATATTTCATACTATACACTCTTAACAATATATTGTCAATAGTTATTCTTAAGATTGCATTTATTTTTTTAACAATATGTGCTAAAGTGTATATTATCAAGGAGGTAATATATATGAAACTTAATATAAAACCATTAGTTGACGCAAAAGGATTAAATAGAAATCAGCTTTCAAAAGAACTAAAAATAGGATATCAAGCAACATGTAATTTGTATGATGGTAATGCACAACGCATATACTTTGATACGTTGCAAAGATTATGTAACGTTCTCGAATGTACTCCTAATGATATATTTGTTTTTGATAAGGACGATACAAATTAGCTTGTACCGTCCTTTACATATTTACATAACTCTTAATTCATTTGCCATATTAATTGCAGCTTGATATTTATCAACATCATCAGTAAGCATTCTTATAATCTTTCCAAAATCATCAGACTTTAATGAGACAACTGGCATATTTTTAACTATCTCATCTCCCTTACCAGCAAGCACATTATGAATGAATTCTCCATGGTCATTAATCAACTGTCTATTTTTCTCTTCTGTTAATCCAATATAATTCATTGTCGTTTGTAAATCAGTATGATTGAACAATTTCTGCAATGACAAAAGACAATCAGGATCAAACGGGTGTGTCTTATGAATCCAATACCCGAAGCTTTTACGAAGGCTGTGACTTGATATAGGATATCGAATACCAACATCCTCAACCGCTTTTTTCAGTTTCTTTCTATAATCATCTGTTTGCCACTTTACAACATCATTGTATTCTATAATATAATATAAATAATCTCCAAGACTCTTGTATTCTTTTTGCTTATGAAAGTCATCCAAAATTTTCTGCTTTCTCTTATCAGAAAAATCTTTATTTAAATAACCACACCAAGTTTCAATATTCATATAAAAAGGTGTATTAGGATGTCTTAACAGCCATAATGTTTTAGGCATATATCTAAATATATATTCATCATAATGCTCCATTGGATTGACATTTACATGTGACAAATAATTATCTACAGCTTCCCACACCATATTACTCACAGGAAGATTAGTAATTTTACCTGTTTTTTGTTCCTCGATGGTATCAATTTCACTCTTTCGATTTCCGTTTTCGTAATACAGATCCGACCATTTCATCATAACTGTATCACCAATTCGTCTACCAAGAAGCAATTCTAATAATGTAATAAGATATCCGTCCCATTCTTCATTTTTTTCAAACCACTCAATAACATTCTTGATATCTTCCATGTTCCAAAATGGCTGCACCTCTGTTTTACCTTTTTTCTTAGTCGCATAATCTCTTGTCTGTGCCATATTAAATAACCTCTCTTTCTATATGTATTATTCTCCGTTTTTATAGTATCTATCTCTAATTTGTTCGGCTCTATCATATGCCTCCAATAAATCGTCACACCATCTAATTTCTATATTCTTAGTTTGTTTTCCGCAACAAGGTTTATTAAAACAAGCTAGATCCTTTATATGCCATTTTTCACGCTGATGACCTCCACGCTGAATTCCAGATCCAAGTTCATTTATTTTCATACAATTTAAACATAAAAATTTTGAACTTCTCTTTGGATTTCCCATATTCATTTTTCGTCACCTCTTTTCTGTAATAAAAAAAGAAGCAGTTGATTCCTGCCTCTAATATTATTATACTGTAGTTCTATTTTATTATTTTTTCAAATCTATCATCTATAATCATGTGTTCTGGTTCATCGTTCCATACGTTTAAGATAACAGTTTTATCTTTTTCTTGAGTTAATTCGTACCAATGACAATGATTATCATCAGGATAATCATCTTTATCGGTTACTATATAAATATCTCCAATATTTATTATAAAATCTGGATTACTCATCTCAAGACATTGTGAATTAACTTCACGTTTACATTTTAATTTATCACCAATATTATATAACATATCTACCTCCACTTGAAAGCAATTTTTAAACTCTTATTCCAATTCAATATCAACCGGGTTTTCCAATTTCAAGATCTCATCTCTATGTTCTACTAACGCTGCACTTGCAATAGTATTAATTTTGTTCTGACAGAACGACTCAATTTCTCCTTTTGCTTCCATAACAGTTTTATCCATCTGTTCATTGAACTGATCTGCAATAAAGCCTATATTGCTTCCAATATCAGAATTTAACATATTAAGTTTCTTTAAAATATTCTCTTTATCTGCCTTTGTAAGAGTCTTTTTGGAAGAGAATAATTCAGCAACCTCATCTATCAACTCTTTTGATTTTTTCATTGCTTTATTTGTCTGCTCTTTAAATTCTCCTATAAACTGTTCTCTCTTACTAATAAAATCACACGGAGGTATTTTTCCATCTTTTTCGGTATAACGAATTGTTACTGGAATTCCTGTTCCTTGTCCAAAAGATGTAATTGCTTCAGCAAATTGAGAATAACTCATCTCTACTTTTACAATAGGCTTATCTCCAAAAATATCATCACCGCTTAATCTTCTTGTGATATCTGCGTGTCTAAGTTCCATTGTTATTACATTACTATGTTCAATACTACTTCCAAATAAAGGTGTTTTTCCACCATACGCTCTATTAAACAGTAACGTACCATAGCTAGGATGACTTGTTCCAAACTTTGTTTCTTCAACTTTATATTCATTTTCCATTATTATTTTCTCCTTTAATTAATTTAGTTATTTAATTTATTTGTCCATTTTTTATTAATTTTAATATAGCTTTGACATACTAACTCCCATGCTTTGCTAAGTTCTTCTTCTTGTTCTGTTACGGATTCAATTAATTTTGTATTTAATTCAATTTTATTAGCATTATTTATATATCTTTTTGCATTTTTACACTCATCAACAATATCATTTATCGTATGGTTGTGATATACACCTTTCACACCTCTATCTGTTAGCGCATTACTTTCTAACCCACCTTGTAATACACCTAATACACCTCTCATAAAATTGGCATATTCATTATTTTGTAAATAAAACGAATCTGTCGTTACAATAGCTCTCACTTCACATCTAACAGAGCGATAATCCACCCTTTGCGTTTCCAAAAAACCAATAACTTCATCCAATGTTTTACAATGGCTTTCTAAAAAATGCTTCGTTTCATTTAGTATCTTAAAATAATTGTCCACTATTATTTTTGTCTCATCATAAATATCCTTTATGTATGTCTTATAATTATATGAGACATCTTTTTTAATCATCTGAACAACAGATGGAATAATTTTAAACATCTTCATTAATATTTCTTTTATCTGTACATCTGCCATATCAAGTCCTCCAATTTTTTGAAATCGTCATTTCATATAATTTATTAGACAAGGATATGGGTTTTCTTTAAATACTTCTTGAATATCAATAATTTTTCTATCCGCATTAATACAAATAGTCACCTTACTAAATAACAAATGTTTATAATTATTCAATACAAATTTCAAATCACCAACAGGTTCATATCCATTATTAATAAAGTATTCAATATCTTTTAAAGTTCCGATTTTAAATTCCATTTATAGCACCTCTTCCAATCTGTTATAATTCTAATATTTTTCCAAAACATATAGTCTGCATTTTAGTTCCATCTGTCATTTCTGTCGTTGAAATGTACGCAATTATTCCTTGATCTCCGATTTCATCATCAGGAAAAGTTTTATTAATTGCATCAATTAATTCTCTCTTTGTTAATTTGTCATTTGTTACTATTTCAATTTCATTTCTATTTTTCATTTATATCACCTCTTGCAATTTTACCAACAAATCATTCTTTCTTAGTTGAAAATAAACTGAAAATCTTTATCATTTATTTCAACTGTGACAAATTCTTCATTGTTGTCAATAATATCTACAACTGCACTTTCATATTTTGCATATGCTGATGTGCATTCATATTCCTTACCCTTGGTAAAATGTTCATCTGTTTTTCTACAAATTGCTTTGTTATTCATTTATATCACCTCTTCTAATCTTTACTTCGATTTTGATTCTATTCTTTTTGCAATTTTTTTCAACTCTTTTATTGTAGTAGCGTCAAATTCCGTTCCATCATCAAGTGTTACAAAATAATGTTGAACGCTTCGATTTTTGTCGTAATCAAAATCGACATCAACATCTACTCTCACGACTCTATCTCGGATTCTTTTAGGCAAATAGTCTTTTATTTCCATTTACTTCACCTCAATTCCAAATATCTCACAAAAATCTTTATCCTTAATTATATCAGCTATCTTAAAATATCTTCTTGCAATCTCATGGAACATATCGTTTCGACAAATTGCTTCCGCTGCTTTAGGATGATTACTTTCTATAAAAGACTTATATTCTATTACTAAATCAGAAAATAACTCTTTTTCATTTTCTCTTTTGCAACTAACTCTAACATAACTATCATAGCATTCTTTTAGTTTATCGTTTGGAATGCCTATAAATAAGTTTCTTCTTAACATAATATTCTCCTTTCTATTCCAAAGGAAAGTCGAAATTAATCCGCTTTTTCTTCATCAAACCCATAACATCCTAACAATAGTTGCCCACAATAATCACATTTATGTTCTTTATTGTATGTTCCTGTATTACAAGTTGGACAATAAAATCCTTCGCCAAACTGAATTTTAATAGGTATATTTTTATCTATACTCCTTTCTTTTAAGTATTCTTCATATTGTGTCATTATACATCACCTCAATTCATTTCTAACCTTCCTTCATCTAATAACTGCCATCTCAATGCATTATAAAACATTAAATCATTCTTTGAATTTCCAATAATTAAATAATTACCAGATATATCATTTATTTCATATATTTTATAATTACTGTCTAGATTTTTATCTGTAATACCTTTAAATAATTTTGCGGCTTCGTAAATGTCTTCTGCTATTACAGTACCTACTCTACTTTCGCTATCTTCTTCTATCTCATTAATTCCAAATTTCTTCATATTTTAATTCCTCCTATCTTCCAATGAAAGTTAAATTTCTTTGCCTTATTCAAACCAATTATTTTCTTCACAGCAATTTATTATCGCATTAAGAATATTTTGGAGATTTTGAACTTCTCCATTATCCAAATCCACATTCATGTTTTCTCTAGCATATTTTGCAAATCGCTTTGATACTTCTAAGAGAATATTTTGGTTATCATTGATTAACTCTTTTCCTATCTGATTTCTCATGATATCTTCACTTATGCATTCTAACTTTACAGCTTTCTCATGAGCATACACGCAATCTTTGGCAAATTTGGTCAAGTCCGATTTTTTAATTTTTCCTTCCATCAATAACCTCCTTTGGAATCAGGTAAAAATCTCCAACCATTTCTGCGATATGTTCATCTGTCCATACTGGTGTATCTGTTTCTAATACTGAATTTTGATACCAGTCTTGTAAAAACCCTTCGCTTACAGCATTTTCTTTTATAAATTCTTTTGTTTTATTATCCATAATGTTTTTCCTTTCACTTAAATCAAAGTAAACTTAGATTTCCTCGTATCCTAAAACTTTTAAACAATGTATAAACCCATCAATCTCGTTTTCTTGAACCATTTCTTTTTGTTCATATCCATCATCATTGATATGAACTGCGTAATAATCGCAAATTTTCATTCCGACATAGAAAGTTTGTTCCATATAAACTACTCCTTCTGTAGTAAATTTAAAGTTCATTTGTCTTTTTCAACTGCATCACTAACTCTAACTCTGCAATTTCCGTTTTCAGTTTCTTCATGTATAATAATGCATTAATAGCATTATCTTCATAATTTGATTGTTCAATGTTTTTCATATCTATTCTGAAATATTCTTGTTGATTTTCCAAATCTCGTTTCTTTGCAGCTAATCGCTGTTCTAACGCATCATTCATATTATTCATTCCTTCCACATGAAAACTTGGTTTCATTAGCTATTGTTTGTCTTCTAAGTCCAGAACATTTTTTATAGCATCTTTTATATAATCCATTTCAAATTTGTAATTCACCATTTCTCTTAACGATTCTTCTAATTTATACGAAATGGATTCTTCAACTACATTTCTCACATAGTTTATCATAACCTGATCCCATTGATTGTTGCAGCATTTAGACACATCTACATCGGCGGCTGCATCCATATTATAATCACTCCAATCATATTGTGTATTCATAAATGTTGTAGATAAATCATTGTCTTCACACTTTCCATACAACCATTCTGCAACAGAAATCGAATGTAACTCTTTGCCAATTTTATTAAACACATTATCATCTGTAAATAACCAATATTCTTTATCACTTGACAAATAACAGGTTTCTTCATTATTTAATTGTTCCGTTACTTCGTCTGTTAGCCATTCAATACTCACAATTTTCATATATTCTCTCTCCAATCTTCCAATGAATCTATTATTTACTTTGTTCTCTTTGTTGACCATCAATCTCAAAATTAGATTGTTCTTCCATGATAATTCCAATACTTTTCATATAGTCCTCTTCTAACGTAAGCACTGTCTCAATTGTATCTTTGTCAATATTACATCTTTCTGCAATAAAATTTATTGCATCTTCCCATTCATATACTGGCGTATCATTCATAATACTATTCTCCTTTCTACATTCTACACAATATCATTTAACAACTCAATCGCTTCATCAAGTTTTTCACTCGCTTCTTCCATACTATCAATTGCATCTTCAGAACACATTCCTCTATAACTGCTTTGTAATCCTTCTGGCATATTGTCAAATGCATCCTGTTCTTCGCTTAATATAGAAGACAACTCACTTGATATCTGTTTTAGTTCAGATTGTGTACTTTGAAGTTTTGCTTTGAGCATATTTATCTTTTCTCTTCTATTCTTATTCATTTTGCTACTCCAATCTAAAAACAATCAACACCCCATACTTTATTTAATACTTTCGGATCATCTGGTATTTCGCCACATGTTTTTGTCGGGATATTTAACTTATTATACTCATCCTCACTGATTTCAATTCCGTAATCACCAGGAGCAGATTTATTAAAATCATCTCTATAGTGTGGCGATTTCTCTTTATAATAAAATTTATAATAACGCCCATTTGCTCTGTTGTTGTCATATCCCTCACATAATGTAGCGATTACTTTTCCTGTGCTAATTTCTGTTGTTACATTTCTTCGAAATCGTGGATCATACTTATTATAAGCAAGATATCCATGACTTAAGCTCCATTGTTTATTTTTTTCATCATTAGCTGACATTCGTTTTACTTCATCGTCAAAATTATCCCGGTAAACCTTGCCGGAATTTACACCTATTGTAAGATCATGTCGATTTCCATATTTGTCTTCTTGTGTCCATCTATATGTTTCTTCTCCATTGACATAATACTTACCTGTTCTACCTATACAAGTTACATTTCCATTTGAATCTAAGGCTGTCGTATTTCTTTTCGTTTTTGCATCATCAACTGCACGTCCTACGCTTGCAACACCTTTTAATCCTAACAATGCTAACATTTCTACTAGCATATTCATCAACCACCTTCCTATTTATTATACTTATCTGCCTTATTGTCAACATAATCTTTAAAGTCGTAACGGTTTTTTCCATCACCAAATTTCTGATTGTTTTGATTTTCTCCGCTAAACACACCTGAAAGCCATAAATAAATCAATATCGCTAATACAAACCCAATCAACTCTGCCATAATAATTACCTCCGTTTTTCTTTATATTATATCATGTCTTGTATCCTATTAAAATAATTTGAAGTTTCTGATTTATCGGTTAAACATAATTGTAATAGTATATTCATGTTCACTTTCAATCATTGCCATTTTAACTCTAGTGTCTTTTTTAATTTCGTCACACAACATTCTTAATTGTTCTCCATTTAGGTTTTCTTCTGTTTCCATTATGGTTGTCATACCTTTGTATGTATCAAATTCACCTTCAAGCCATTTAATTCCATATTTAATATATTTTTTTGCTAACAATTTATAATCCATAAAATTAACCTCACTTTCTAAACCAAGTAAATTTCCGTTTCATTTACTTTAATACTGATTCATAATATCCAATTTCCAAATCATCCAGTCCATGTTCCTCTGCTGATTCAGAATCTTTAAGAATGTCAAAAATCATATCAATTGTCATATCCAATGTGTATGATTTCCAATACTCTTCTTTTGTGATATTGTCATCTTGTGAACCAAGAAAGTAAAAAGCATTATCTCCGATTTTACAACAGATGCCTAAACATCCGAAACACTCTTCTTCAATTGAAATAGTCCCATTTTCGAAACCATTTTTTATCATGTCTCTTGTAATCATATTTTACCTCGCTTTCTAACTCAAAAAATCATCGTTTCATTCTGTTTTTAAAAGTAATCGTATCTAATGTTTCTCTGCCCTCATTGGATTGTAGCCATTTCAGTTCATATTCTTCCGCTTCCTCTCTTGTATCAAAAATGCTCTGATTGGTTGTATGATATTCTACATTTGTTCTATATCCGTTCATATACATAAATGCTTTGACATTCATTTTTGCCATGTCTTCAATACTCATATTTTTAATTGATTCGTAATTTGTCATAATTTCTAATTTCCTTTCTAAGTAAATCCTCATTTCATCTTCTAAAAAATTAATCAAATTTCTTCGATAAATAGTCTCTGCAAGCTCCAACTGGGACGCATTCACAAGCTTCGAAACAAGTTGTGCATTTACATGGGCATTTATCAAAATCAATTTGTCTTATTTCTGTGTTTGTCATGTCTTTATACTTTTTGTTTTCCATTTATTTCTACCTCCTATTTTCTAAAGAAACTCTTGTTTCATACTTTGCATTCTCTATATTCTTTTTCAGTTAATAGTCCTTCATCGCACATATCTTCAAGCGTTCTATATACAGCATTAGCTCTCCAACTTGCATATGAAAAACCATCAAACTCTCCGATAAGTGCATCTCTGTTTTCTTCACTTTGTTTTTCTAATTTTTCTGCTAATATGGAATTACGAAAGAAATATGCTTTATACATAGCTGCTTTAATTCTAAGATTCTCAACTTCATATTCCTGAGAAACTAATTTCTCTTGAGCTTCTAATAACTGTAACCCCATATTCCCTAATGGGCTTCTTTCAATTCTGTTTCCAAAATAAGTATAATTCATAAATCATCACTCCTTAATCTACCTGAATAATCAATCTAATCTGCCTTCCACCTACACAATCAATAACAATTCCGCTATCTATTGTGATATATTCTTCCGGATAACGACCAACTCTTTTAATTTCAGGTGCATTGCCAGTTTTCATTTTGTCATTGAAGAAATCAAACAATTCGTTCTCAACAGATTGTCTTGTGATTTCCATTACAACTTTGAATCCGTCATGACAAAATCCTGTCTCATCTGATAGCCAATCTGAGATCTCTTCAAGTGCGTATTCTCTATCTTTCTTGTACAGTTCTTCCAATTCATTTGGAATAATCATTTCCGTTGGAAGTTTATTGAATATATCCTTGTTTCCATCTGTGTCCCATTTAATATTTATTGCTTTTAACATAATCATCAACCGTCCTTTCTAATTTACTGGAATAACATATTTTTTACCCGTTGCGTTACACTTTGGACATGTTTCAATTCCATTTATATAATTTTCTGCTAACCATGCTGCGCCGCATTTTTTACATCTCATCTTCGTTGACCAACCACCATTCTTTTCGCTATCAATAGTTCCATAATCAACAAAGCCTACGATTGCATCACAATCAATTACTCTAATTTCCATCGAATCAACTCCTTATGAAATTGCTATTTCTTAACCTATCAATTTTTCTAACTCTACCATCCGTTCATGCTTAAATCCTAAAACTGCAAGTGACTGATTAATTCCTTCTGCATAACCTCTGTGATTATGTGCGGTATTTTCCAGAACATATCTTTCCGTTGCATTAGGATGTCTTGCAGCTACATCCAATTTGTCTTTTGCATCAATCGCATATTCAATAGCTTCATTCAGTAACTTTTCACATTTAATACTTTCTAATTTTGTCATTTTCATTACTCCAATCTATCCCAAATTCCATGTTTTAATAGGTGTACTCACTGAAATATCAAAGTGTTCATCATTCCGTAAATCTTCAACCTCTTTTCTAAGTACAATACACTCAAATTTATTCTCTTTAATTGCTTTCCAAATTACTCTCATTGCACCTGCTTTTGATTTGTAATTTCTGTTAAAAGTAGCCATCTTATTTTTATCCGCAAAGCCAACTACTTTATAATAAATTCTATCGGTTGCTTTCCAGAAATTTTCTGCAATCGGAATGAGAACATAATGTTCACACATCCATTTGAAATCCTTTTCCGTTTTGCTGATATAAGGATTACTACCATCAATAAATTCTATATGCTGATACATATCAATCACTCTCCCTTCAAATTAGGACACAAACCAAGACCACCATCAATTTCTGGTAATCTTCTATATGCATCTCTATGAATGCAATCTTCCTTCATGCATCTGTGATAACAACATTTCTTATATTCCTCGTAACTCATTTTATAATTTGTCTCTTTAAATCTCTCTTCTGTCATCATAATTATTGCACCTCCATTTCAATTCCAAATTCATCATATAAAAGTTTCTCAAATTCAGGATCTCTCTTTACATATTCTCTTAAAAATAAATCAGGCTCGCATGGTGCAAGTCTGAAATGTAAATCTTCTCTTATGTCATCATTCATATAAGTTGCAATTATGTCCATAAGTTCCTGTGTAATATTAAATTTCCGTCCATATCTCAGCATAATTATTTACCTCACTTCCTTTTCAAGAAACAGTTCTTTCCTTTGGTTATCCAACTGCTTTCCAATCAACTACCTGCTTATATCCGTCTGCCTGTAAGATATGAATTTCTTCATCCTTATCAAGTTCGTAATGATTTCTGAAAAATTCTTTTAATCCCTCTTCTCTTTCTGCTCTCCATAGTTCATCATGAGTGATTACATCTCCAAATTCTTCTTCGTCCGTTGTTACTGTAATATCAGAGATCTTTCCAAAATACATTGCTTCAAGTAAATCTGTATCCACATCTCCCATGACAATGTAATCTTGCCAATCTCCTTGGCTATACCCTCTGATTGTTCCAGTTTTAAAGGTGTCTTCTGGATAAAGAAGCCTAATTACATCAACCAGAATATCTTCTGTACATCTGCATTTATCATACATTTCTTTTAATTTTGCATTCACTTCATCAGATACATCCGTTGGATATTCGTCATAACAATCAATATCATCCAAAATCTTTTTTGCATTCTGATACCATTCTGCCTCAGTACATCCTGTAAAATCTCTATTGCCCGTAAGAACAACCTGTTCATCGAAGTTTTCACAACCGCAATAATCTTTCCAGCCCTGATTACTATTGTACAGCCACCATGTTCCATCGCCTGTGTTATCTATTTTGATTTCTACCATATCAACCAACCTCACTTTCTATTTAACTAAGTCGTAATCTCTCATTTCTTTTTCAGTAAGCTCTCTGTTGTAATACAACTCAGCCCACACCATTCTTCCATCAACTTCCGTTCTGTCGTCATAATTTACAAAATCCATAAATCCATTTTTAGGCTGCGTTCCCATACTTACAGGACGCAATGTGGAATAATATTTTTTCCACCCATATTTATCTGCACTCTGTCTTACATATTCTGTATTACTCATTTGCAATCTCCTTTACATATTTGTTAAACATTTCTTCAAACTGCTTTCCCATTCGCTTGATAAATCCACTCATTAGTTCATTAGATTTTTCAAGTTCTTTTGTTTGCATATCATAATTACGTAATCTGTCATAAGTATCTCTGTCTATAATTCTTCTCATTTCGCTTTTAGTGCAACAATGCGGTTCACAATATTCTTCATAAATCATTTCATTATCTATAAAAATCTGTTCCCACATTTTAATATCAAAACATTCATCGTTTACATACCAAACCATGTAATACTCTAATGCTTTTTCAAAGCTGTCAAAATCTTTATTTGTATATAATTCCCAAGGTGCATCGCTATGTGGAGCATTAAGACTTTCCGTTGCCTTTACAAATTTATCCCATGTTTTTGAATCATTGACAATCTCAATGTGATAGTTAATCCGTAAATTCTTTGTATTCATTTCGCATTCTCCTTCCATTACAAAAGGCAGACACAATTATTTGCATCTGCCTTTATTTATTCTCTGTATTAATCAATCTCGTCACATTCAGTTACATTAACATCCCAGTCGAGTTCATCAATCGGCTTATCCCATAACTGATTGTCATCTGCAATGTAGTTCATTACCTTTGCAAAATCTCTTGCTTTTAAGTTCTCCATTTCCTCTGTAAATTTATAAGTTGGCTCCATTGCATCATCGGTTTCATAAATATACACATCAATTGTATTGTCACTGTTTACGAATGCCTTGATAAAACCCATCTCATTTTTATGGAAAATGAGAAACTCACATAACCTATTGTTACAGTTCCAATCAAAGGGTGTGCTGTCATTGCCATTCATATAATGAATAGCTCCGTTTGTATCAAGCATTTCATCTGTTACATTAGGGTACATGTTTCGTGCAACCTTAAAAATTCTTTCGACTTCTCTTTTAAATTCATATCCATTCATATTATTTTTCCTCCTTAACTTCTAAAATCTCGTATTCAACATCTCCATTGTCAAGTCCGTAAATTCGCTTACATTCTTCAACAGATGACACTGTACAGCTTTGTGTTCTCCATTCCCAATTACTCATTGCATCTTTATATTTGAATGTTATATTAAGCATCTGCATTTTCCTCCTTTGGTGTAATTAAACTCATAAGATTTTCTTTAATGTAGCCACAGAAAGCATCAATACTTCCATTTCCAATTGTCCAACAACTATCTTCATCATAATTCCAATGGATAATTACTTCATGCCCTGCTGTAATATTAGGTAAATCAACATCTTCCTTTCTCGCATACGAACTATTTGAAAAAGCTTTGAGGTATACATATCTTCTGATATTCTCGATATCTCTTTCTGTTTCTGCATTGAAAATCTCTACCAGATACTCATCAGAACATTCATCATAAATATCATATTCAGAGGCTCCATTTTTCTTATTATCAAGCCTCTTCAATTTTTTACTAATTGCAAACAGTGCTGACTCCTCATATTTCTTGCACTCTTCTTCGTTGCTAAACACAGTTCCATCCTCTGCAATGTACTCTGTTCTTACCAGTTTCTCAATTGTTTCTGTTTTTCTAATTTCGTTTACCTTCATAATTTTAGTCTCCTTTTTTATTATATTTTTTTTATTCTCTGTTTGTTGCATTAAAAAAGCAGATAGCTTTTAACTATCTGCTCTCCTCAAATATTACGAAACTGCATTTTCTTATCATTTCATAATTACTACATCCTTTATAATTATCACACATCCAATTATAAATCTCTGTATCAGACATATTATGAAATTTTAGAATACGTTTTCTACATTCATCCAAAATATATTCTTCCATATTTTTATTCCTCTGTTATAAATATTACATTATACTTCTTCATAGTCGCTTCTCCATTCTTCGATCCAATCTTCTAAACCGATTGATTTAATTGTTTTCATTTCGTCCTCTGATAACTTGAATTCCCGTTTTATACAATAATCTCTTACTGCTTCAAACTCTTCTTCCATATATTTCTGATCATCTTCAATAGATTCAGATAAATCTTTAATGATCCTATCTAATTCATTCATACATGTCAACCCTCTTTCTTAGTAAATTACAATTTCCTTTGCTTTTTCATTCTGAAATACAATGTCTGATATTTCTTTTATTAATCTTTCAGCATCATTAACTCGCCTTGCTAAAACATCATCTGTACAAAAATCCCATTGCTCATCTTTATTTACCTTTTTTATTATCTGTAACGACTGAGATAATAACGTGTTAATGCTTCCCAATGCTTTTAATGTATTGTCTTTATCAATAATATGTTTTGCCATATAATCACGCTCCTTTACCACTCTTGCTCTTTATCAATTAAGCCTAAGTAAAACGCATCTTTTTCTCTGTTCCAAAAATGTTCTCGCAAATCAGCAAGTGTTTTAGTTCCATTTTTCAACGCTTCATAATCTGCAAGCACCATATCATCGGTATATTTTGCATATTCATTTCTAGCAATAGTTAATCTGAATTTCTTACCTGTTTTTATTAGTCCCCATTTATTTGTATTTTTCGCTATCGGGTAAGCACCAATTGTATATCCGTGTAAGTCTGGATATGCTTTTGTGTTTTCACTATGCCAATCTTCAAGCTGTATTTTCGTTCCATCTGGTAAAACAGCACTATCAATTATTTTCTGCATAACACTTCACCTCGCTTTTAATTTTAAATCTTGTATACTCTGAATAATTTTCATAAATCTCTTTACACCATTCCTCATCTTTAATCTGCTTTGCAAGTAGATCAAAATCAGGATTAAAATAATATGCCTTATGCCCCACTTCTGACGATTTATCTGTTCTGTCTTTCCATTTTGTGATGATCACCATTTCATATCTTTTATCTTTATCCCAAGACTGCCCAGCTAATTCTGCTGTATACAAATTATTCTGCATAATCAACTAACCTCCTTGATAAATTTCTGAATCATTTTTCTGTATGTAGAAATCATGCGATTATAAGTCCAATATTTAGAACCAGAATAATTGTACTTATTGAAAATTTCTTTTGCCTTGTCGTTATATTTTTTCATAATGTCATATGATACCGTTTTACCTATACAATCATAACCATCTAAAATTGCATAGTCCCCAAATATATAGGCATCACACGCCCAACCTTCAGTTCTTGTACAATAATAATCTGCATTTTCAAACTGTAATAAATTCTGAAGATTTCCGTTTCCAACATTTATAATATGATAATTCTCTTTAAGAAATTTCTTTGTGATTTTCTGTTTACTCATACTAATCAACCTGCCTTTCCATATATAACAAACTTGTCATAATTCCCTTCAATGCATACCAACACTGTTCTGCGTTCATATATCCAATTAACGAACCAGTATCTCTTTTTATGTGGAATTGATTACCACCTTCAATACTGATTACTACAGATATTTCCGTTTTGCTTACTGCATTGATAGCACTGATTTCTCTATCAATCTTTTCACACACTTCCGTTTCGCTTCTGCTTAAATATCCTGTAACTCCGTTATCCCATTTGATATTTAACATTATGAACACCACCTTTTTACAAGATATGTATTTCCGTTATATCTAACATTGCACCAACCATCACTATTCGCTGTATACCAAAGTTGTTCCCATTTTACATAGTCTTCCATATCTTCTGTATATGCGAATGGGAAATTTATATATCCCAAATCATGAAGTACTCTTCCATACCATTCTTCATCAGCTATGACTCCATTGCCTCCGTTATACTGCGAAGTTTCTGCATCAAAATCAACAATTGAGAAATTATCAAATCCACTTTCCATTATTTCATTGAGTAAAAAAGCCTTTGTTAAAATTCGCAAATTATCTTCATCAGTTTCATTTAACAATGCATTTAACTTTTCAATATTCGTAAATTCATCTCCAACAGGTGTATCAATAATAATCCATTCGTCATTGCCTAACATATTCCGTAATTTCTCTTCATCCATAGGTAATGTGATTACATGGTCATTATTAAAGTCAACCATTGTATCTTTTGTAATGTTTCTGATTACAATTTCCATAATTCATTTCCTCGCTTTCTTGTAATAAAATAGGCAGCTAGTAGATTATTCTCCTAACTGCCTTTACGGTTGCATTATTTTGTTTAGTTGCTAAACATTACAGATACTCTGCAAAAATCTGAAGGTTGAATTTATTGCTCAACTCCTCAATAGTCATATCTTTAAGTTCCTTTGCAAGTGACAATTCATTTGCATCATAACTCCATTCCATTGCACATCCGTTTGGTGTTGCAGGGAATTTCACTTCTACACAAATTTCATCTGTATATTCTGTAACATCTGTTACTGTACCAAAGAAGCTTCTATGTGTTCTCTCTCCATATTCCTTTTCGTATTCTGTATCTGGATTAGATACATATACTAAATCGCCAACTTTAAACATCTTATTTACCTCCAATCATACTAAGAAATCTTAGTTTTAACTACTACAGATAATTCCACTGTTCGTTATCTAACATAATGCCTACTGCTACTACGTTAGCATTTAAATGCATTTCCTTTACCTTATTAGCCGCTTCATGCGGAGTGATAGCATTATCAATGACATCAACATTCTCTCTGCCTTCTCTTAACCACACAACTAAGTATCTATCCATAATTTGCTCCTTTCCTTTGAAATGCGAATTTCAAATACTACTTCTATTCTTACATATATTCGTTCATTTCACGTTCCATATCTTTTTCATATTGTTCATCCCACCATGCAGCATCTTCTTCTTCTTCCCATTTCCATTCCTTTTCTCTTGTTTCCTTTTCCTGTTCAAGATTTTTAATCTTACCTTTTATAAAATCTGGAATATAAATGTGCTTATATATCGTAAGTGGATTATCAAATCTCGTATAATCATCATCTGTCCATATAATGAAACCACCAAAAGGAAAAAACTGCACCTTATCTCCTTCACTAATTACTAAAGCACACGAAGCTGATAAATCAAGGTGAATCAAACTCTTCATTTTAGGATACATATATTTTGCATTATATGATTCCTTATCAGTTTCATAATCTCTTCTAAAAGGATGTTTTGTAACACAGACATACTTGCTATACATAAAGAATTTCTTTTTTACCTTGTACTTATATTCTCCATTCTTGTCTCTCCATTCTTTATCAAACTCACTTCGTAATCCCATTGAATTAGTCTTACATTTTACTTCTGTAAGATCTTCCGATAAAGCTCTGTAGAATTCAAGCATTTTGTATTTATCGCACATTTTCCGTAATTTTTCTAAGACTTTTTCAAAATTGTCTTCTGTTACCGTAATTTTTCTCATATCCGTTACCTCCGTTTTTTCTAATGAAACACGCATTTCTAACTATTACCATTCTTCTTCCTCACCCAACATTGATAGAAAATCTTCCATCATCGTCTCCGCATCAGAAAAATGATATTCAAAGTCGTGATAAATTACATCTCCAAAAACAACACGAGGATTGGTATTTTTTCTCTTTTCCTCTAAATATTTATCATTTCTTTCCTTTTCTTCTTTTTGGAGAATCATTGCTAATTCTTCTGTTGTATCAAAATCTGCAATTTTTTCAGACTTTCTAGCTCTCCATCCAGTCCAAGGTTTATAACCTAACTCTGGTGTAAACTTCTCGGATTTGCAAATTCCGTAGCCGCCTTCATCGTCTGCTCTAAAAGAGTATAATGTAAATTTTTTCATATAATACCCATCCTTTCTATAAGAAATATCCATTTACTTGCCTTTACCACCATTCTTCTTCGTCATCATCAGATGTTTCCCAACCTTGATTCGGATCGCCCAATGATGGAGCAACTTTTTCATATTCCATTTCTCTTGTGGTAATCTTGATTGAATATTCAAGTGCTTCATTATCTTCATCATAACAAGCCATTATAATTCCAAGCCAACGAAGTTCACAAGCAATTTCTTTCCCTTCATAATATGCTTGTAAATTTGCAACATCGTTTTCGCTTGTACTGCAATGCCAATTTCCATTCTTGATTCTACGAATGATTTCAGGAATCATTTCTTTGTTCCATTCTGGAATCAAATCGTATACATCGTATCTTCCGAAATTTCCGTAACCATCATAACAACTTTCGTAAATTGCCTTTCCGTATTTCTCTTGAAATGGTTTTGGCACAAGCAAATATGTATCTGCCTTCTTATTATCTACAAGCTGTTTATTTGTATCTGAATATATCCAACTGAACTGCCCCATATTTATTCCTCACTTTCTTAAACTCTCTTTATCCACAATACAATAACAACCAAAAGCGTCTCCAACCATGTCGTTATCTAAATCAAGTGACTGTAAAATTTCATTGAATGTGCCTTCGCTATAGTCTTCTCTGTAAATTTCAAGATACTTCTGTCCCTTTGTAACATAATTGCTTTCTGTTTTGCTTCTAAAACAATCCAGAGCATTCTGTAAACAATCGGCTTTTCGTTTTGTATCATTCCAATAAGTGAAATATGTTCCATAATTCCACTGTTGATCTTCAGACTGCGTTGGATCATAATCATTTGCTACGCAATATTGTGTATTACTTTCGCTTTGTAGTAATGCATAGCCATCTTTCCGTAAAATCTCTTTCCATTTCATGCTAATCAACTCCTAACTTTTTAATTTGCCTATAACAGTCATACCACCGACAATACTGTGTTTCCGTACTTCTCTTTGCCACAACATCCTGTTAATTGATTTCGGCACACTAATTACTTCTCCGTTTGCATTCACAAATTTCGTATGGCTTCCGTTACAATTATGCCCATTATTTAAAGCAAAATATCCGTTCGCTTCAAGAATAGGCTTGACAATCCGTGTATCATTTGTCCATCTTCTCTTTCCCATATCAACCAATCCTTTCCTTATTATAATGTGACCGTATAGCCGCTATCCCAGCTTCGTATTTATATGTTGTATGTATTTGGTTTGCTTTTTTATTCTCTACATCACTTTCGCTTTTGTAGATTTCTTTGTTGACTTGCGCTTTTTCTCCGTAAATGGTGACTCCATTTCATAGCGAATAATTTCAGACAAATAATCAAATACTGCACACTGTTCCAAGTTCATAATATTTTCAACAAAGAACTCTGTGCCAATGCATTTCTCTTTTAAGATATTCTCCATTTGTTCTGTTCTGCCTTCATAATACGCATATAGTGAATGCATCACTCTAATATACTTTGCAGTGTATGCTTTCCCATTGTATGTATCTGCATATCCGTTCCACTGTAAATCAGTAATAAGAGTAATAATTTTATTAAGCAATTCCGTTCCGTTTTTACGAATTGACTTAATACCATCTTTAATAGGTGTAAAAATACCTACCTGGTTTTCAATTGGATCTCCCTTTACAGCTACATTATGGCGATTACAGATTTCTTTTAAATTAATATAATTTGTATCTCCGATTGCAACGGCAGCTCTGTAATAATCAACCTGTGACATTTTGCGTCTATCATCTGTCTGACAAAGGAACAAACTAATTGCATCTTTCTCTGAACATTCAATAATCTCACAAATAACTGCTTCGATTTTGCCTTTGAAAGCTCCATAAATACGATGCATACCATCTACACACCAGAGTTTTCCATTAAGATATAACAGTTTCGGTACTTCCCATTTATACTTGTTGTATTTTATTCCAATTTCCGTTGCTGCAACTACATCACACATTCTTTGCCATGATGGAATATGTACATGCAAAGGATTAATATTGACAAGTATCTTGTCGCCAAATCGTGAGTTTACTTTTGCGTTTTCAACAATCTGCTTGATTGTGATTGCTTCAACCTTACCTGTAAACTCTTCCTTATTCCGTGATTCCTGCATTTCTCTTTCAATTACTGATGGCTCTACTTTTCTTGAATAACACATAATTTTTTACCTTTTTAACCTTTCTTTTTACTCTAATTTTTATATAAAAATAGCGACCACATTATTTTGCGGTCGCTTTATCTTTCTTAGTTTCAGTTTTTACTACTCTACCTTTACAAGGTTCTGCCATATCAGAATCTCCACATGCATTATAATATGCACAATTCCTGCATGGGTATTTTATTTTTTCATTCATGAGATAATCTCCCTTCTTATTTTTTCAATCCATTCATTTGCTTCTTTTGTATCATCTTCTCTTAAATTTTCAATTAAAACTAATATTGTATTTGTCATTACACCATTTGCTTTTGAATGCTGAAATTCGCACCAATAATCATAAGCATAACAGGCAACTTCTTTTGGGGTAAATTTGCCTCTCCAATGATTATTTCCGTATGTTGCAATGTCGTAAAAGTCACTGTATTCTAACATTTTCGCCACTTCCCTTCGCAATATGTTTGTTCGCATCTGCACATATTTCCATTCCGTGACAACAACATCTGTCACCGCAGTTTGCACAAAGATTTCTCTTAATTTCTCTTATCTGGTCTTCACTCATAATTCCACCTCTACAAGAAGATATTCATAGTATGCTTTTTCTGTTTCAAAAAGCTGATATCTACCGTTTGCATATCCCATATATCCATCTGGAACTACGTATCCTTTCCCTTTAATCATTTATAACAACCTCCTTGTTTGCGTTATCTGGACTAATTCCCATTTCAATAAGTGCATCTTTTGCTGATACATTTTTCGCTACTGCTAAAAGCAATGCGTAGTAATTTGGCTTTAACATCTGATTTCGTGATAATTCATTCATGATTATATTCTCCATTCTATAATAATCCGCAAGCAGATAATAATTTCTGTGCGAATTGATGCTTGTTTTTAAACCGCTTTGCAAGTTTGCATTTCTGTTCCCTTGCATACCGATTTTCAAAATGTTTTGCAAGTGAATCTGCGTTTTCTGCTTCTGGTCTGTTGTCGATTACTTCGTAACCGTTTGATGCCACTATAATCATTTGCTTATACCTCCATCCTCTAAGTTTTGCATTTATATTCTCCTTTCCGTGCATAAAAAAAGACAGCCTACAAAAATTGTAAGTTGTCTTTAATGATTTAATATGTTATTATATATTTGCACCTAGTTTTCGCTTGGTATGATTCTAAGTGCGGTGGCTGTCAGAAATGGCAGCCTTTTAAATTTCATAGTACCCGATGATTTCCGTATCATCCTCTTCGATTTCATTATAAACGGGTGCATATTCTTTATCATTAGAGAAATAATGTTCTCCGTTCCACTCTGAGTTAAGAAGAATTACGCCATTTTCAAGAAATGTTTCTGTCCATGAGATTCCATATGTAGAGAATTCAGGAAACTTCTCTTCAAATTCTTTCTTACTGATCGGTTCAATGATATCCATCTGTTTGCCTTCGTTAGACAAATAACGTGCTCCATTTGGAGCTTCTGTGTAAGTCACTGTTTTCATGGTTTCCCTCCTGTTTTCTTTTTATTGTACCACATTAATAGAGTGAAGCCAACTGTCTTGCAAGCATAGCACGACTAACACCTGTTGTTTTGATTCCCTTTGGTTTTCTTGTTACTTCTGTCCGTACCGACATGATCCGTGACGGTGATTTTGCCTTTGCGACTTCATAATTGCAATAAGCATTGTGTGTTGCTTTCTGTTTTTCTGACATATTTATCACTCCCTTCTTTTATTATCTTTCCCAGTAATATCCTGATCCATCTTCAAGGTATATCTGTAATTTACTTTCCGTTGCTGTAAAATCAGTTACCTTTGATATATCAATCATGTTATTTCTGTAAGTTATTGTTTCGTTCGGAATATCTTTCAAAACATCCGTATAACTTGCATTTGCCTTGTCGTCAAGTTGACGTGTTACATCTTTCAATTCAACCGTGATATATCCGTCTTTTACATACCAACATGCTACATCCGACAATGGAATTGCCTTTTCTAACTGAATAGAATTGATAGCTGTTTTAGTTATAATCTGCTTTGGTGCTGTGGATTTGCCTATTAAAAAAGCACTCATTACGAGTGCTGATGTGATGATAAGATATGTAATTTTGTTTTTCATGGTTCGATTTCCTCCTTGATTTATTACGTGCTCCCTTGTATAATTATTTTACAAAGGAGGCTTTTATTATGGATAAAATTAAAACAAGCGAATTGATTTCAAAATTAGCTTTAGCTTCTGAAGAAGCTTGTAAATGTGAAGATATTAATTTTGAGTTTGCATTTCATGGTGCAATCAAAAAAGATATGAACGACACAATTACAGTTGCAGAAGTTATAAAACTTTTGCGTACTATCAGTGACTTTGATCGCTTTGCTTCTATTCGTACTACTTGTAAAGTATTACAAGAATTAGGCATTATCGAAAACGATGTAGATGTTTTTGATAATACTGCTTTTCGTTCTGAATTAAAGAAAGTATTTGGAAGATAGACTGTCTTAATCGGCAGTCTTTTCTTCTCTCGTAATTCCTGTATAATCAAGCGTTTTCTTGATATCTGTGTGTGAGAAATGGTCAAGAACTTCCTCAAGTTCTCTGTCTGTTTCTGCCTGTGCGACATATAAACCATTGATATAAGCCATTGTGCTACTCTCCGTATGTGTGATCCCAAAAGTTTCTCCGTTTTTGTTTGTGTACTGATACATAATAATTCCTCCTTATTGTTTGTTTTTTGGGTATAAAAATAGCACCCGGAAATTGGGTGCTTTGTTTGGTGTTGGGTGTATTTGACGCATTGTTACATTTCATAATTTGCATCAATGATTTCTATTTGCTCGTCATAGTATTTACGAGCTTCTGAACAACGGAGTTCATAGTTACTTCCGTTGGATGGATAACCTTCAGCTTCACATTGTTCAGCTATCTCCTTGCATTCATCTCTATACTGCTGTTCTAAGTCGCAGATTTTATCTATGTCTGCTTTTGAATATACTCCCGCTTCTGTCATGCTTTGACGTATTTCATCTATTGTCATAGCTGGTTGCCTCCTCACATGGTTTTTAGTTTCGCTTGAAGTTCAGCTATTTGAGCTTCTATAGCTTGTTTTTCAGCATTTGCCTTGTTATATTCTGCATCTGGTATCCATTCCATGATTTCGCTTGGTTGGACATGGAGATATTCGCAGATACGATTTAATGTATCTGTTTTAAATACTTCATTTTTACTTATTTTAGACACAACATTAGTGCTAATTCCGGTATCTTTACATAGTTGTGTTTTTGTTATTTTGCGTTCGCTTAAAAGTGTATCAAGTTTATAATATACTATCATATAATTTTTGCCTCCTTTTATATATTCAAAGATAGCATATTATTTGACTTTTTTCAAGTGCTATCATTTTTATTTTCCATATGTCAATGCATATGGTTTTGTCTTGAACCATTTACGCATATTGTCAGTAAGTCCCCATGAAGTTTGTGCAAAGTCATTCTGATCGTTTAACACTTCTTTCATTGCTTCTTTTTTCGCTTTTGCATGTTTTATTGCCATGCTTCTATCTTTTCCCATGATTTTATACCTCCTGTTCTCTATAGAATCTACAACTTACAGGATAAAAAGTACGCAACCATTCTTTAATTGCGTTTTTATCAGAATAAGGGCAGATAACTTCCCTTATAATTCCATTTCCTAAAAATAATGTGAGTTTTTGCATAATGTTTTCCTCCTTAATTAAAAATGTACACTATAAAAAGGGCAAAGTGTTTACCTTGCCCTCTCTAACTATACATTTTATGGTTGCATATTATTTGTTGTTTTTCTTAGATTTCTTTGTGTATTTGTCCGTCAATACACTAGGAATATCAGCAGGTTTGATAGTTCCTGCTTCAACCATCCACTCAAAGCCTACACCATAAAGGTTTTTAAGTGCATTTGTTACGTCATACTTAAGAGCTTTTGTACCGTTAGATTTTACAACGGTTTTTGTATCAATCTTCTTACCGATTGACTCAAGAACTGCTGTCTCGAATGTTGTATTTGTTACATTAAGTTTATAAGCTTTATAGAAGTTTTCTACTGCTGTCTTGACATCTTCTAAGCACTTAGCATCTTTCATAGCTTTGCGGAATTTTTTGTCGTGTTCGTTGTACTCAAAAGAAGCCTGCTCTTTGAGCAACTTATCCCACTCAACCTTTAAGCCTTCATTAATGGTTACATAATTAGCACGCATCCGATTGAGGTCATCAACTGTTACGTCAAGGTTAGTACCTTTTTCGAGCATATCGTCAATGGCTGCAATACTGTTATTATTAGCATCAATTTTTGAGCCATAGATTGTATTCAGTTCGGCTTTTTTGATAATGCAACGGAAAAATTCAGAAGTCCGTGTTGATAATGTGCGTGCTGACTGGAAAAAGTCAACTTTAGCGTTGTTTGTTGTTTTACTCATAATATCCTCTTTCTCCGACTTGACGCAATCGGTGCTATGTATTTTTTATTGTGTACGTTGTTATCCTCAGCTTTTAACAGACTTGGAACTGTCAATCTTTGCAGATTGGTAGCTTTATAACGTCCTCCTCACCTTACCTGGTGCGCCTCACACCGTTGTACTTTCGTACACCCCATTCAAATTAATCTTTTTCAGATTATGCGCTAATCTTTTCACGCACTGACACCTTAGTTTTAAGCATGTGCCCCTCTAGCTCTGAATGGATATAGATACAGACTTCAATATGACAATTTAATTACTACAAAGTTATGTAGTAAACCCTTTTCGCCGTTGTGAATGAATCACGTCTACCATTTTCAGATAGAACCCTATCAGACCGCCCAACGGTTAATTGAAGGCTTGTTTTAGTGTCGAGAGTTGGGAACTCGACTCAATCTATTTTTGTCCCGTTTTTCAATGCAAATAGTTATCCGCAAGCCGTAACTTGTTTCATGGTGTAGTTTGTGCCGTAACACTTGCTACCTATTTACAAAGGTACTTTTTAAAGAAGTACAAACTTTTTGTGGAATTTTTGCATGAAATATGCTAGAATATGTAATGCTATGGTGTAGCGTTTCATGCGTTCCACTATGTAAGGGTGTAAGGTGTGCTAGACTTTGCACCCTATTTATAGGTTGCTACCCTATATATAAGCTATAAGTTTGAACATTTAAGTCAATCGCTTGACTTGTTTAAAGTATATCATGTTGCTTGTCTGTTGTCAAGTATTATTTTAGGATTGCTTGCAAAGAAGTTTAAAGTCTTATTACTTCCTAGTTATTCACTTGACTTGATACAAGTATAACAGATAGTTTGTTACTTGTCAAGAGTCAATTTTTAATTTCTTAAAAATGTTTATTCTCTTGACTTGGCTATATATTATCATATGAATTGCTTGAAGTCAAGTATCATTTTTCAAAAAATACGATAAAATTATAATACAAACATATGTTCGAATATATTCTGCTCTAATAGTCCAGATCTGATTTTATCGAACATTTGTTCTATTATCAATTCCACGGAAAAATGTAGAAAAACCGTAGAAAAACATGTGTTCGGGGGTAGCAAAAACTAAACTTGGATATGCTTTTTTCAATAAACCATATAGCTGATTCATCCACAGACCTTCTTCAAAATTTTACCTTGTCGATATCTTTAAAAATCCCACTAAAATCAAGCAAATTCTATTTTTATTCAAATAAATATGTTATCGTACCCCTTATCGCCAAAACATAGTAAAATCAATATTTTCAGCCATTTTGAATTCCATTTTTGAAAGTTCTATATTCCAAAAATCACACCCTAATTTAAAATTCTATCTTATAAATAAGCATTTTTTTCGATATCTATTTTTGTTTTTCTAATAAATGTTATGTAAAACAATAATAAAAAGAGAATAATATATCATAAAATATTAATATAAGGAGAATATGGAATGAAAAGCAAAGATATTTATGATATAATAATAGAAACTCTAACGAAGGAATGGTATTCTATTATGATTGACAATATGATTAGTAATCCTAAATGGGAAACGCCTAAATATTCAAAGAAACAAATTGATAAAGCCGGTAGATTCATTGCAGATTTTCTTACACAATCAAGTAAAAATCCAGTTGATTTTAAAAATTTTAATCAAGCAATTGATATACTAAACAATTGGCGTTCATCTCATGCTTATCCATTAGAAGTAATTACAAATAATCTTAGAAGAAATAATCCAAACGCAATAGTTGTACAAAGATTAAAACGTTTAGATTCTATTATGGGTAAAATAGAACGATTCCCCAATATGAGTCTATATAGAATGCAAGACCTTGGTGGTTGTCGAGTTATTGTTGAATCTATAGATGATGTATATAAAAGTGTAAATAAATTTAAAAATTCAAAAGTGAGGCATATATTTAAAAAGGAAGATGATTATATTCAGAATCCTAAAAAATCTGGTTATAGAAGTTATCATATGGTTTATCAATTTCAAAGTGATGATAATGATACTTATAATAAGAATATTTTAATAGAAATTCAATTCCGCACTAAATTGCAGCATATATGGGCTACTGCTGTGGAAATGATGGGGATATATACAAAATCGAACTTAAAATCTAGTATGGGAAACGAAGACATATTAAGGTTCTTTGTTTTAGTATCATCACTTTTTGCTCAGCAAGAGGGAACGTCTATATGCCCTAATACAACAAATGACAAAAAAATAATTACCGATGAAATTAAAAGTATCAACAACAAATTACATTTAGTGTCAAGGATAAGTGCATTGTCTGTTGCAATAAATCATACGAATACATCTAAAAACATGAAAGGAAAAGGGTATTATGTTTTAATTTTAAATTATGAAGAAAAGAATCTTCGTGTAAGAGGATTCTCTACTCAACAAATTGACTTAGCTACGACAGCATATAACGAAATTGAAGCTAAACATGATAAAAATATTGATGTTGTACTGGTGTCTGCTCAATCATTTAATGATTTGAGGGAAGCTTATCCGAACTATTTTGCAGATATAAGCGAATTTGTAAATATTATGAACAAATTATTAAAATAAAAAATACAAATAAGACATTTGATAAAATCAGATGTCTTATTTATGTTCATTAAATTAACAATATATGTAACTCTATCTCATACCCCAATCTCTAGCTTAAATCTCACGAAATCGACCCAAATTCATTTCAAAATACCTCCAATGATAAAATGCTTTCCTAAACATAAAACTCTCTTATTTATCTCTCAGAACAAATATAACCATAATATAGGGGCTACCATAAAACTATACACAAAATTACCAAGACAGTAATCACACTGTCTTATTTTTACGCGAAAAATACAACTATACCCTCTAACGCTCATATTAGCCCAAATAAGCCGTTCTAATTTTTAGACAACAATCTCTCCACGCACTTTCTTTTACATACCTTAAAAGCTAAAATACAAGGTCATATTTTTTAACTCCAATTCTCAAACTATACAATATAACTAAATGTTTCGTCAATAATGCAACGTATTTTATGCAAAATATATAACATTCATTCTTATAATACCCTCTACAAGCTGAAAATCTATTATCCTGACAATATGTAGAAAATTCTAACCTACTACCCTTACACTTTATTGACTAAACAATACATTTTTCAAATCTACTATTCCAATAAGAAAAAATAACAATATACGTCATATGTGTGTATATGCGTATGTGCGTAAGCACAAGATATAGTCCCTTAATAGGGACGGTCTTTTCGCAGCGTTAGCAAGAAAAGAATATCTTTAGGGTAGACAACTGATAACAAGCCAATATCAAAAGAGAGAATAATATATTAAAGGAGGAATTACATGATACAAGAAAACGAAATACCAAAATATCTCAAGTCAACAGAAAGCAATATCTCAAAGAGTAATCGCAAATCAAAACACAAACATCATTATAAAGAATGTTTAATCCAATATAGATTCGCATTTATAAGAAAAACCTATCTTAATACAGGTTTATACACCTACTGTACTATTTGTGGAAAAATAAATGAGCGATTCAAGGAAAATAAATCTATTGTAAAAGATTATATCAGAACAGTAGATACTCCAATAGGTAAATGTTACTCTCATATTCCTGACGAGGAATTATATGAAAAGTACCATGATAAATTGCCAGTATTCTTTGTAGAGGATATTTATAAAGAGAAGTATGTTGATTTGGAAAGAGAGAATAATACGGAAAATAATTCAGAAGGAGAATGATATTATGAAGAAGTCAATTTTATTTAAAAGAACAAGAAAATCTGTTATAAGAAAATTATCAAATCCCTATATAAGAGAAAATCTTGAATATTTTGGATATATGTTTTCAATATTAGAAATATGTTATATGCTATTTCACTTAAAGGAAATAAATAATATGTTTCAGCATCAGAAATAATATAGGTACATCATATATGTACCCAAATGAAAGTACCAATCCAAAACACCATGTACCTAAATCAATCAATAACAACCAACCAAAAATTTATGGAGTTTGTATGTAGCGTTAGCGAAATACAAACGGAATATTCTTCTCTTGATAATATGAGTCTATATAGATATAGACTGCACAAAATTGATAGCTGGGATGTACCCAAATGAAGTAAATTTTCACTTTTGGGTACATGCTGTATGTACCCAAATGATTTTTTTGACAATAGGAGGAATCATATGAAAGATTTAAAACGTATGCTAGAAGCAATACATAAAGAGAATAAAGATATACTTACTCTTCTACTCTCTATTGATAAGAATGAAACAAAAGACTTAGATGAGATAATGATTGATGTTGATTCTATGTATGATGAAAAATTTTATGGAAATACAAAATCAGATAGAGAATAACTAATTGAACCACTTATCACACTCTCATCTCACAAATTGTAACTGTAAATTTGGTTTTAGAAGAAAGGAAAGAAATGTTATCAGAAGGAAAAATTAAAATATCTGAATTAAAACCACATCCTCAAAATAATTTTTACTTTGATGATATGGAAGGTGATGCATGGGACTCATTACTGCAATCAATAAGTACATCTAATGTAACCAATGCAATTACCATAACTCAAAATAAAGTAATCATATCAGGTCATCAGCGAATACGAGCTTGTAAGGTATTAGGAATCGAAGAAGTTTCATATAAGATGATTGAATATGAAAATGAAAATCAAGAAATTAAGGATCTTATTGAGTCCAATCTACGTCAGAGAGTTCTTGGAAATACGAATCCTGTTAAATTAGGAAGGTGTTTTTCATTTTTAAATGAATATTATGGATTTCATCAAGGAAATGGTTCAAATCAACATGAGCAAAAGGAAAAACTTTTTACTTTTGCTAACTCAGATATTCCATCAAATCAAACAGAACTTGCTGAGTCATATGGAATCACAAAACAAACCATGAACAATTACATGCGTATGGCAAGTATGATACCAGAATTAGAGGATTTGGTTGATACAGGAATTGTCACAAAGGATACAGCTCTTGCAATTATTCGTAATTTATCATCCGATGAACAGCGTGATCTCATATCTTCTTTGGATATAACCAAGAAAATAACAAAAAAAGAAGCAAAAGAATATATAAAGACAATAAAAGAGTTAAAGGCAGAGAATAAAGAGTTGAAAGATACTTCACCTGATTCACTCACCATCTCTACTTTAAAAATTGAAAAAGAACAACTTGAAAAAGAGAATAAGATATTGGAATCTCAAAAGAAAATATCTGACGATTTAGCTGCTGAATATAAATCTCAATCTGAAGAGTATATGAAAGTAAAAGAAAAGCTTGCACATATGGGCACTAAACCTAATGGTGACTACAATACTTTCAATGCTGCTGTAAAAATCACTGAGCTAAATAGCTCTCTTATGGATTTACTTCAAAATCAACTCGCACCACTTAAATACCAACAATACATTTATGCAATAAAAGAGAATAAGATACTGAGAACAAATTTAATTTCAACTTTGCATATGTTGAACGATTGGTATGAAACCATGCTCTCCTATTTAGGAGAAGAAACAAACGATGAAAATATTATTGATATTGAAATGGAGGAAAACTAAATATGAAATTTGGAAGAAATTATGACACTGAAATTATGGAATTAAATCAGAAAACAACTGGATTAAGAACCGACACTGATAATAATAAATCAGACATTATTTCTATTGGGAATGAATTTGGCAAATATAAATTAGAGATGAATAATATTGTAAAGTCTTTATTAGAAGAACATCATAATCTCCTAAAAGAATATAATGATTTAAGAATTGTGATAATGAATCTTAAAGAAGATGCTAAAAAAGAAATAGAAATAAAAGACACAACAGATATGATGACATGCGCTGACATTTGCGACCAGCTTACAGATGTAAAATATCTTAATCCAACAAGTTTAAAATATTATCTTTATGAATTAGGATTATTAACATTAAGTATCAATAAACGTCTTAATACATATAAGGCTGTTTCTAATTATAAAGATATTAGTACAGATATTAGTCAGTATATGCATGTTAAAGGTCGTGTTATTACTTTTGATAAAGATGCAATTGAATATTTTAAAAAGCATTTGAATGATTTAAGAGAGTCTGCAAATAAATATACAAGAAAGTTAGAACAATTTTCTAAATCAAAAGATAATATTGATACACTTCAAGTTAAGAATTACGAGGATGAAATTAAAAGTATTTGCGGTATTGGAAATAATTTTGACAAATCTAAATGGTCTAAAATTTATAATATTTACAAAAAAAATCATCCAAATTTTTGGAATGAACATAAAAAATATGCAGATACTTATATGTTGGAACATCCTAATGAGAAAAGACCTACTGTTATTGCATATTTAGTTCAGCAATGTGGTGATGGTGATATATTGCTTAGAATTGCTTGTGAGTTATTTGTAGCATAGTGAGGTGATACGTCTTGCCAAACTATGTAAAAATTCCACGAGAAATCATTTATGATAAAGAACTCTCGTCTAAACGTGTAATAATCTTCTCATATCTTTGTGCAAGGCGTTCACTTGATGACACAGTGGCATTTTCTACAACAGAACTTTGCCACTGGTCTAAATTGAAACCTAACTACAGAGATGGAAAGATAAATCAGAAATATTATGAAGTTCTATTACTTCTCTCTCATTATGGATACTTTGAATCGTGTCCAGATTTTGAGAAATGTCTAAAAGAAAAGACCAATTCGGTCAAATATCAGCAAGTAAAACTTAATATAGAAAAATTCGATGTACCTGACAAGTTTGGAATCATTTATTTTGATGAGTTAGATGCAATATTAAATTTCAAAGATGAATTAAAGGATAAAGAGATTGATCCTGCAAGAATATCATCAGCTTATATTCTACTTGTACTTTCTTATATTCGTGTTAATTTGAACCGAATGGATGATAAGCCACTATGTTGTTATAGATATTTTAAGACTATTTCAGAAGATATTGGACTTTCTGAGAGATATATTAGTCGCATAGTTGATATTTTGGAAGTACTAAAAATTGTGAAATGTCAGCCTATGAAGAGAGAAAAATATATTAAGGATGGTAAAGAAAAATACGCTACTACCCCAAAGGTATTTGCTGATTATAGGCATTTTATTCACGATGAACATGGACAAAGAATTGATAAAGAATATAGTTCAGATAAAGAAATAAAAAAACAGATAGAGCTTTTGGAGAATAATAAAATATAGGAACTATAAACGCAGCACTCAAAGGAGCTGATTGCAATGAATAAATTTTTAAACAGTAAAGGAGAACCATTAAATGAACAGAACCGTAACAATTACACCAAAGAATCATAAACACGCAAATACATACGGAGGACTAATCACAGAATATGATTTCTGTACAGATTACCCTCGAAAAGATAAAGCATCTTCTGTCGCAGATCGAATTTTTAGAGATTTTGCTTTTGATAAGCAATGTAGAAAGAATGCAGAAGGAAGAGACAGAAATGAAGAAAATAAACACGAAAAGATTATTCAAATTATTTAGTTTTGTAAAGTAAATAGAAATTTCATTTGGAGAATATATAAGTGGAGGTAATTTTATATGAATAATAATTTTGACAATGTTGGAGAAATGAAGGAGTTAATTGTAGATGAACTTTCGGAATGTGAATTTGACAATAATTTCAGATGTGAAGAATGTTCTGAATTGGAGCAATGTTATTACAAAGCTTCTACAAAATCATCTCATGAGTTTGCAGAGAGTTTAGATTATGGTGGCTATGATTCTGAAGATGAATTTTGGGAGAATTTAGGTTAAGGCGGTGATGATATACTGAATGAGTGAATATGGAATTAAAATAAAAAATATTAGTGCTGGTATGTTGTATGATGTTAATCTTGGAACACGAGATTATTTTACATATACTGATGCTATGTTTAACAACAGTTTATTTAGTTTTTTCTTGCAAAAGAACGGATTAAATATTTATAAAGGAAAATCTGGTAAAAAAAATGAAAGTACACGAGATATAATTTGTCTTGATTATGAATTTGGAAGTCGCTCTTATGATAATGAGCATACTCGATTAGAAAAGTTATTTAATGATACTGATGGTGATTCTAAGGAACGTATTAAACAGGCATTACAAAAAGTTGAAGATAGAAAAGATCTGTATGATGAAAAATCACGAGATGAAATTCGAGAGTTTTTTTATGAGAATGGTGTTAATGTTACATATAAACGTAAACGCAGAGACGGAACAATTAAAGAAGAAACAATTCATTATGAGATGCTTTTTCGTACAAGTGCCAAAGCTAAACTTGGACAAGTTATTTTCATAAATAGTAAATTATATGACATTGCATATGATTGGTTAACAATTGGACTTGGAAAAAAAATGAGTCATGACAATGCGAAAATCGTTGAAATGTCAGCCTATGCTCCACTTACCACATCTACCATTATTGGTACACTTCATATACCTGTTGAGGATATTCTAATTCTCAAAGATCAGGATTCCTTTTTTGAAACAATGACAAAAGTTGTTAAAGCAGAAGAATACGAAGTAGAAGTCAAAAAGAAAAATAAAGAAACTAACAAAAACGAAAAGGTAATTGAAAAACGTAAAAAATGTGTTGTATCCGAAGAAAAACGTCAAGTCAAAAATACAATTTGGGATGGTATGGCACTAATCGAAGCTGATTATAATTATCTTCGTCTCCCATCGTATATTAACGGAATGGCATTACTCAGAAATCACCTTTTTAAAGCATGTGCTTTTAAGAGTTATCTTCAAAAATTCTTTAAAGATTGGTGTGATAAAAATGGATATAATTACAATACATACCAGGTTCAAGATATGTTTGGTAAATGGCATTATTTAAAAGATATTAAGATGATAACCACTGATAATGCGATTAAATGGAAGAAATTTCAAGACTTAATGGGTAATAATATTACTGAAGCATATGACTATTGGTGCGAAAGAATTCATTCTGATGGTGATATGTGGGGCATTGTAAAAACTGACCACCCTAGTAAATTAGGACAATATCAACAGTTGAGTTATCAGATGATTAATACTCTTCCATGTACGAAGGATAATGTAAAAGATATTGCTCAGATTAGCATTGATTATGTTGAATTACTTAAGCGTGATAATGATGAATTTGAAAAGTTTCTTAGAAAGAATGCAAATGAGGTAAATCATTATGAGATGCTTGCCGATTTATATGCTCAAAATCATGAGTTTGGAAATAGTACATTTTTTAGAGAAGAAAAAAAGAAAATCATCTTTGATTATGTATACAGAATGAGAAAAGGAAAAATTATGGTCAATGGTGATAATTTGACTGTATGTGGTAATCCTTATGCACTTCTGCTCTATTCTGTTGGTGAAGATTTTGAAAAAGATCCAACACTTTCTCAAGAATATAATTGTATTCAGTGTTATACTAAACGTTTCGATAACAATGAATATCTTGCAGCGTTTAGAAACCCACATAATTCCCCAAATAATATATGTTATTTGCATAATGTCTATTCAGAAAAAATGGATAAGTATTTTGCATTTAGTAAAAATATCATAGCAGTTAATTGTATTCATACGGATATCCAAGATAGAGCAAATGGGATGGATGAAGACTCGGATTTTATGCTTGTCACAAATCAATCAACAATTGTCAAATGTGCAGAAAGATGTTATAGAGATTTTTATACTATCGTAAATGCATTACAAGAGTCTGGTATTACCTACAATAACACAAAAAAAGATTATGCTGCTATGGATAATAAGTTTTCAAAATCACGTATGGGAATCGGATATTCAAGTAATTTGGCTCAGTTGGCAATGACCTATTATTGGACAGAATTACAAAAAGATAGTCCTGATGAGAAAAAACTTAAAGAACTCTATGATAATTTTATCATTTTGTCTGTTCTTGCACAGGTTATTATTGATGGATGTAAAAGAGAATATGAAATTGATGGTAATAAGGAAATTGATAGAATTAGCAAACTCTCTTGTATGAGTATTAAAAAGATTGTCGGTTATACTGAATCTGGTAAACCAAAGTATAAGAAACACGATTTCCCTGAGTTTATGAAATACACAAGAGAAATTAAATATACCAAAGATGGTAAAGAACTTCCGCAAGAGGAAGTTGATGAATCAAAAAACAAACTTAAAAGTCGTATTAATAGAGAATTGTTATGTCCTATGAATTGGCTTGAAGATTGGATAAATAAAATTCAAAACGCCTCTACTTCGGATACATTATCAACCGAATCTTTTTTTATTAAAATGAAGGGGAAGGCTAATGATAAACAAATGACAAAAATTATGCAATTAGTTCAGGAATATGACTCTTTTGTAAAAAATACAAAATTAAAATATATAGATGATGATGAAGAGTATAATAAACAGATTTGTGAAAAATCAAAAGAAGTAACTGAATCAATAAAGAAAATTAAAATAGGTAATATAATTACAATAAATAGACTGATTGAGATAGCACTTGGTTTAAGCAATGAAGAGGGGGCATCTAAAAGGAGGAAGTATTCGCCTGAAAAATATACAAGAAAAATTCTCAATCTATTGTATAAAACCAACAAAGAAAAGTTTATGCTAAGTTTCAATAGTGATAAATGTGTATAATTTTTTCGGCAACTAATTGTGCAATTTTACCAAAAACATAGTAAAATCAAGGCTTTTAGCGTTCAACTTAACGTCCGTAATATGGAGGGAAGAAACCGCAGAGTTGCGTTAGTAAACTCCCACGCCATTGCCAATGCGTGTAATAAATAAGGGCTTGCAAGTTTAAAAAGTATACTAGGGGCAGACGTATCATTATCTGCCCCGAATATAAAACAATGAAATCAGCTTTTCTTGGCTGATAAAACAGAGAATATATAATTGTCGATAGACATTATAATATTTCGTCTAACATATGGATATATTTTAGTTGCTGTGAAGCCATGTGAAAAACTTGTGTATGGTGTGCAAAACCAGTTAAGTTCAGCAAGCGAGACTGTACCATACATTTCTGTGGAAGATATATAGGAATCAAACCTATGGGGAACGATTCGAGGCGTTTTCAAACAGAACAATTCTAAAAATCATTTCTAAGATTGGTACATATTCATATTGTACTCCTCTTCTTATATGTGTCGGTGACTGTGCTACAATTCTTGCAGCATGGTTGCCGATTGTTCTCTATTATCGCAACGTGGAGAAGTTTGGTCTATCTCGCCAGAGTAATAATCTGAAGGTCGCAAGTTCAAATCTTGCCGTTGCTACTCTTCTGCTACTCAGCAGGAAATAAATCAAGAAAGAAGGGAAAATTATTAAGTACATTTCAAAAAATGAAATTGAAAAGCTATTATCCGAAGGTGTAATCAGAAACACAAGACGAGGATATATCGACAAAAATGGAAATTCAGTCGGTTATTATCGTACTAAAGGTGTTGCTAAAAAGCGTTACATCGAAGATAAATTTGTCAAGTAGGTTCTGCCTATGAAAAATAGAATTAAATATAAAGGTTTTTATATAGACAAGACTGAAAATGGCTATCGTATCTGTAGACAAGAAGATACAGAAAAGCATACCCATCTCTCGAATCTTAATCCATCGTATAGGCTCATAGACAATGTATTATCAAATAAAATTCCAACTCGTTGTGGATGTTATTATTTGGAATCACATATTCGTTTGAGTTATGATGAAAATTATATTAGGAAGATTCGTGAGTATATTGAAGTAAAACAGAATAAAAGAAAACAAGTATATTACAATCCTGGCAGAAAACGTTCTGGTGGGAATTTTTAATTTTATGGAGGATTTAAAGGATTATGGTAGATAGTAAAATTAAGAAAGCAACTGTTAGTGCGGCTAAAAAGAATATTACAGCAAGTGGAGTAAGAATTGAAAATGGAACTTTCGTTGACGATGAAGGTTCTATTGTAGAGCGTATTGCAGAGAAATTACCAGAAGGTACAACTATCTTTGATATTAAAATCAGTATTGAGATTTCAGATGAAGAGTCTGAATCTGCTGAATAGAGAGTAGGTGGATGTTATAATCGACTTACATAGATTGGAAAATGAAACAGATTTTGAATGGAAATTGAGATGTTGTCTTGCAAAAAAGCGCAAGGAAACAGATATGGATTGGATTGAGATTCGAGATATGCTTGGATTGAACATTACACCAGATCAGCTTAGAAAACAGGCTGTTGGATATGAAGAGTATGATAATTATATTCACAACTGCGAGGGTGCATCTAAAAGAATTTTATGTGTGTCAGATGTTCATATTCCGTTTAATTTACCTATTGATATTTTTGCAAGCTATAAGGGAATTGTAGACACTTTAATAGTCAATGGTGATTTATTGGATTGTTTTTCATGTTCTGCGTTTCCTAAAAAATTCAAAGTAAATCTTGATGAAGAACTTGTTTTAGGAAGACAGTATATTATTGATTTAATCAATCTGACTACACCTAAAAAGGTAATGTTTGTGATGGGAAATCATGAATACCGTATGCAAAGATACTGTTCTGATAGATTATCAAATGAATTACTTGGCATAATCCCAACAGATCCGCTAGGAATGATTGTAGACGATGGATTCAAAGTTAATGATGAAAGAAATAAAACCCAGACACAATACTCTTCTATTCGTGAAGTGTTTGAAGATTCGAATATTGAAATCGTTTATGATAAAGAATGGTGGATAAAAGAAGGTAATGTAATTTTCTGTCACCCATTAAATTATTCATCTGGCATGTTAAAAACAACAGAAAAGGCAGTTAATTATTTCTTGCGTGTAGATCGCACATTTACTGGAATCGTAATGGCTCATACCCATAAAGTAGGAAGTTTTACTCAAGGTGGAATAAAAATGTATGAGCAAGGTTGCGTGTGTGATTTGGATAAGCTAGATTATAACAACGGTAAACTTATAATTCCAAATCAGAACGGGTTTATGTATCTTGCATTGGATTCAGATGGTAACATTATTGATTCCAAGACAAGAATTATTACTAATTTCATGACAAAGTAGACCAAGTACGAGTGACTTGGTTTTTATATTATGCATAAGTAACTATGAAAATTGGGCTAATTTTCTACTTTAAATTAGTCCGATTGTATAGAAATTGTGATGTTACTGTCACAATTGTATGTATCAGAGGGAGTGCACTCAAAGGAGACGCTACCATCTTTTGTATTAAAAAATAACAAATGGTTGAGAAAAGGAGAAAATTAAAATGAAAAAGAACGAGGTATTAAAGGCAGTAGCAAATAAAGTTGAGGGAGCTTCACAGAAGGACATCGCAGTTATTCTTGATGCTTTTGCTGATGTAATCACAGAGACATTAACAGCAAACCACGCAGAATCAGTTGCAGTTGGTAAGCTTGGTAAATTTAAAGTTAAGACAGCTCCAGAGCGTAGAGGAAAAATTATGATGGGTGATCGCAAGGGTGAGGAATATGTAACTCCACAGCATGACGAGATCACATTTAAGATGTCAAAGACTGCAAAGCAGCTCTAATCTGAAAGGTCGTGAATTGTTTGAAGAAAAATAAATATGAAGACATTCAGATGATTGATCTTGAGGATAAAGTTGATGACATTATCTCTATTTATATCAATAGATTATATTATACTGATAAAACAGTTGGTGTAATTGTAAATAAAGAAATTGCTGAATATATTTTGGATAATCTTATTAGACTTGACGAGACAAGTATTAAAGAGATTGATCTTGTTGATTATATGGAAGTCAATGAATATCTTGTATCTGTTGATGATGGTGGTGTAATCACCGTTGTTCCTATTGAGGACTTTGGTGTTCTTGATAAAACAGATATTTTCTATATTGATATGGATGGTGATATCGAGCAGAATATCATTGATTATTGTGTAAATGAGGATAAGGAAGTTATTCTGTTTGGTCAGGAAGATGACTGCGATGGTGATTGTAAGAACTGCCATGTGCATGATGAGACTTATTTACATACTTCTGAAGACGAATATGGAAATACTCACGGATTTACTGCTAGTAAGTCAGATGGCGACTCTTATATGAGTTATTCTTACTACTCTAGCGATGAGTTAAGTCATGAAGATATTCAGAAGATGTTAAAGGCTTTTGGATTTTAGATTTTAGATTATAGGATATGTTATAGAAGAATCAGTGTGTAAGTGTTTAAGAGACAAATTTGCTGATTTCAAATAACATTTGAACTTGGAGTGTGTGGTGTATGCTGCACACTCTTTTTATATGGGTAGGTATGCAAATGGCTGAAGCAAGCGGTCTGTAAAACCGTGACCTACATGGTAAACATTGTGTGTTCAAATCACACCCTGCCCACTAATAAAATAATTAACTAAAAAAGGAGGCTGAAATATTGTCAAAAGAGAAAATAACAAGGGTGAAATATTTCACTCCTGATAAAGAGAAATTTATTTATGAAGAGAATTGGAAGAAATATGAAAAATATTTACAATCTAATATCATCAAAAATCGTGATGTAAAAGATACTACATACAAGAGATATAAAGGATTGTTTCGACACTTCCTCATGTGGTTAGGAGAAAATTATGGTGAATTAGATTTATATTCTGATGAATTCATGGAAAATGCCGTTGATATTATGGAAGCATATATGCTTTTCTGTCAGGAAACATTAATGAATCATAAGAAGATAATCAATATGAAAATTTCTGCTGTAAGTTCATTCTATATTTGGTCTATGAAGCGTGGATTTGTTAAATATCATCCTTTTGATGGTAAGCTTGATAGAATGAAAAAAGCAAACGAAGAACAGATTCTTAATCATTACTTTTTAAATGATGAGCAGATTGCAGCTATTAGAGCAGATTTATATAAGACAGAGAATAACAAATGGACAATACAAGATCAGTTATTATTTGAAATCGCACTCTTCTCCGCTAATAGAATTGGTGCTTTGGAGAAACTTACTGTATCTTCTCTTGACTTAGACAATATGGTATTTGAGTCAATACGTGAGAAGGAAGGATACCGTGTAGAAGTCTCCTTTGACAGTACCTGTAAGGATATGCTTGAAACATGGTTATCTATGAGAACAAATGATTATGACCATCTTGAATGCGATGCTCTATTTATTCATAAATATAAGGACAAATGGATTCCTTGGACACAAGGTATGATTCACGATCGAATGAGAAAAATCGGTAGAATTATTGGCTTAGAGGACTTTCATTGTCATTGCATCAGGAAGACGGCGATCAATAAAATATATGAAGATACTGGTGATTTAAATCTTGCATCACAATGGGCGAATCACAAATCAACTTCAGTAACTTCACAAAGCTATGTACGTCCTGCTTCTAAGGCTGATTTAAGGGAAAAATTAAAAATTCTAAAGTTTAAACAACAAGAATTACAGAAAGAAGCTGAAAAAGAAGGTATTTAAGCAATCCCGATGAAGCTTTCGTCTAACACTTCGTCTAATTCCCCCTTGCACTCAACACAAAACTGTGATAGAATAATTTCTAAAGAAAACAAGCAAATATCCGTTAGACGGTTGAGCCAAATGTAAAATCAATAAAGGCTAAATAAATTTAATACTTAACACATTAATGACCGTGCTTTGGCGAGTGGCGGTCATTTTTGTGTCTATCGAAAAATCTGACTAAGTATGTAGCAAGTACGCCACTTACGATGCCAGTTACAATCGTAAAGATTAATAATTCAATAAACGTCACGTTATATCCTCCTTTGTAAGTATTTCCTACATGATGTCACGAGGATATCTATATAAACAGAACATCACTGTTCTGATGTGACTCAAACCGCCTAACCATCTCAATCTAGCCAAATTAAAATGTTGGATTATTTGCTTGTTCTAGCCATTATATCATATCATGACAATTCATGTCAAAATATTCCAAACAAGAGAACAAATAAAAGAACCCTTAAGTGGGCGACAAAACAGAGAATAATATAGTGTCCAAATATCGAAGCTAGATTCTTAATAGCCCTCTTCGAGGCACACCATGTCATATCTTGGCATTTGCTATTCATGTAGCATTGTAAGACCTGCTACTGTATTTTGGTAGAGCTGACTTTATAGCAACTCTAGTGCGCACGAAACCTTAATGCGGTATATCTATCGTGCTTCTCTGCGTTAATGAGAACCATTAGTGAATGACTGCTGGGCGGTCTATTGGATAAGAGATGCAAAACCTTATCAACTGGTCTTTGCTCCGAAGACTGAAAATATGTGGAGAATAATCAATAAGCATGAATGGATTGCGAAAGTTTTCTAATTTAAAACTGGATGTGTACAGTCCAATATCAGCTAGTTAGTGCTTTATGCTGATTTTTTATGGATCGTTCGCCTAGTTGGTTATGGCACTACCCTGTCACGGTAGAATAACATGGGTTCAAGTCCCATACGATTCGTTAGAGATACTTGACTTTATATTTTTCAAAGCACTCTGTAAAGGTTACGAAAAATACAACATTGGGGTATCGTCAAGCGGTAAGACATAGCACTTTGACTGCTAAATTAGTAGGTTCGAATCCTACTACCCCAGTTAGATTAAAAGGAAAACGAAAAAATAAAAGAAAGGAGTGTACATATAATGGCTTATTTACAAGTTACTGAAAACGACTTGGAAATTGGTGACGTATTAAGTATTACAAGTGATAATTGTAAAACTTTAAAAGCTTTACAGATGCTTATTGGAAATCAGACAAAAGCAAGTATGAGTATTGATTTTGATAACAATTGTCTTGTTTTTAAAGTAAATGATACAGATATGAATTTACCACAATTACAGTGTAATTTGTCAAAGTCTACCATTAAAAATATGATTTGCGGATTAAAAGAATTTTATAACTTATTAAGTGAGGAGGAAACTGAATAATGAAATTAGCACAGAAAACAGAAATTAACGAAGATGTAATTACAGTAAGTTTAAATGTCGAAGAATTGGGTGATAGTATAAGAGATGCTGATACAGAGAAAAATCAGTTACATAATTTCGTAAGATATATCGAATATAGCCAGATTGACTTCTCTGGAAATTTGAAACTTTCAGATACAGGAATTCCTGTGATTGTTACTGATGAGCCAGACGGTTCTACTATTGAAAAGGTCACAATTTCTGATTTAGTAAATAAAAAGTACACTCTCGATGAGCATTTATCTATTACACTTTCTATTGACATAAATAAAATTCCTACTGCTTCTCTTGGTACAGTGTTTAATACTCCTGAAAAATTAGGACAGGCAATGGCAGTTCTTTTCTTGGAAAAAGTGAAAGCTGCAATCACAACAAAATTAACAGAAATCAGAGCGTTGGCAAATGATTTTGAAGCTGAAACATCTGTTGTACTGTAAGGAGGCTGACTATGTATAAAATTCTTATTAAAGATTCCAAAACAGGAATGTATCGTTATCTTACTGTAAAGCAGGAAATTATGAAAGAACAGAAAGAAACTGTAACCGATGAAGATACCCATGAAGTAAAAGAAGTTACTACTGGATTGTCAACACTTTTTCAGACAAATTTTTTTAGGTTATTTTTCCGATATTGTACAGGCGTTTGA